CGTCAATCACCCGATCGTCCGCAGTCCACTGACTTCGTGACAAGCCCACAAGTCTTCAGCCTGTGGGTAATTGACTACTTCCATTATCTAAAGTTGATATTGAACGTATAATTGCTTTAATATCAGCAGTATCCTTTTCATAAGTCCTTTCATCTTTTTCATGTTCGACTATTGATATACTTGTCTTAATTTCACGAACATGCTTGATAAACCCTGCTTTCTCCATAACTTCAGACGAAAACAAATATCCTTTCTTTATTAAATCAATAATTTCTTTTCTGTCAAATATCAATTTATCATTTATTGTTGTTGCCTTGTATTTACCTTCAGGTACACGAGATTTTAAATTAAGTGTTTTTCCCATCATTAATATAATTAAAATATTCGTGACATAAATATTATCACACGTATTTAAAATTAAATTATCTAATGGTGTTACACATATTATGTCTTTTTATTTTTCATCTCTATATTTATATTATGAAAAGAGTAGCCTGCTTATAAGTGTAGCTGTATTTGAACTTAAACGCACCTTGTATTTGCAATTAGGCTACTTTTTCTGTTTTTGTAAATTCATTTATCATTTCTTCGGTTATTGTTATTTTTTTCTTACCTTGGTTTCCACCATATTCAAACATTATGTCCATCAATATATTCTCAATAATCTTTTTTAGACCTCTTGCTCCTGTTTTAGTAACGATCGCTTCTTTTGCAATATTAAGAAGTGCTTCGTCAGTAAAGTTAAGCTCGACATCATCCATATACATTAATTTCTGATATTGCTTAATGATGGAATTCTTAGTCTCGGTCAAAATTCTTACCATATCGTTTTCAGACAAAGGATTCGTGTGAGTAATTATAGGGAAACGACCCAATAGTTCAGGAATAATACCAAATTTCCTAATATCAGAAGTCTCCACCTTTTCCAACGGATTACTCTTGATTTTTTCCTTCTGTTCATTCACGCCATTAAAGCCAATACGACTTGTATTAAGTCTTTTCTCGATGACTTTATCAATACCGTCGAACGCTCCCAATGCGATAAACAGAATATTAGTAGTATCAATGTCAATACATTCTTGATTAGGATGTTTTCTTCCCCCTTGAGGAGGCACACTTACAATACCACCTTCGACAATTTTCAATAAACCTTGTTGCACACCCTCTCCACTGACATCACGTGTTATCGACATATTTTCGCCCTTAGTGGCGATTTTATCAAATTCATCAATGATTACGATGCCACATTGCGCTTGTTCTATGTTATAATCGCACGTTTTGAGAAGACCTACCAATATATTCTCGACATCATCACCTACGTAACCAGACTCAGTTAGCTTCGTTGCATCGGCAACATAACAAGGAATATGTAGATATTTGCATAAAGTCTTAATCATATATGTTTTGCCTGTACCAGTATTTCCCAAAATCAACATATTTGATTTGTCAATGGTTACATCTTTAAATTTTTCATACCCTTTGATGCCATCCGTTGCGTGATACACATTGGATAAGAAACGTTTAAAATGATTGTAAACTGTGACTGACAACACCTTTTTTGCCTCTTCTTGACCAATAACGAAATCACTAAGATGATTATATAATTGTTTCGGAGATGGCATAAAGAAATTCTTTTCGTTATTGGCGTTATTTATCTCCTTGCTTTCTTTGTTATTAGCCTTAACAATACTGTTCTTTTCTGACATTTAACCTTTAATTTTTAATTAACATTTTGATTTTCTCGTTGCAAAGATACAACATTATTTTGAAACAACAAAAGTTTTCTATTTATTTTATAGTTAAAGTTTCTAAAATATGTTGAATGATTTAAAGTTGGCGGATAATAATTTTGATAAACAACTAAGAGAGAATGATATAATCGTCGTTTTCAGAGGGAACGTTTACATATTCAATTACGATGGACTACGACAAAGAGATTATGATATTGATAGGACAGTATCATTATTACAAAAGTTATGTCAACGTTATAAAGGAATGTATGACATCATATTTGATGAGAATGGTAATTTAAGAGACATATTCAGTAACCACTATTATCGAAATATGTACGATGCCTTATTCAACTTTGAGAATATGCCGAAAATCTTAGTAGGTCAAATATTTTGGGAACATAATGGTTATGTTTTATCCATTAATAACGAGAGCTATGATGTATACAACTCGAAAGAATTATACGAATTATTAAATCTCGTTCAATTTAAAAATAAGATAAATAAATTAGAAATAAATGGTAAACTCGTCGATATACCGAATTCAAAGCCTTTAGACATACCATTAACCAAACAATTGTATCACGGCACTACCTCACGCTATTTATCATCTATACTCCATAAAGGTTTAAGACCCACAAAAGAAAATTCAATATTCGATGTCGATAACGATAGCTTTGTATTCCTAACAAGCGATTATGCTATTGCTGAGGAATATGCTTTAAGTTATTCAAGGGATATCGGTGGGAAAATGGTGGTATTAGTAATAAATTCAAACCATCTTGATACTGATAAGATAGTCTTGGATTATGATTTCGAAAACTCGTTTGTTGATGACTGTGAGATTTCTGTGTATACAGGAAAACCAATATCAGACAGAAATATGGGAAAATATCATAAGGGTAATGTAGTGTCATCAAATGGTCGTTATGGAACTAAGTTCTCAAAAGTAGGTTATAAAGGACTAATTATGCCTAATGCCATTGAAGCTTGCTATATATACGAGGGGAACAATAATACCTCGTCACCAAAATATTATAATAGGACGGAAGCTTTAGCAATGATAGATAAGATGAAAAATGAAAGTATAAATTATAATATAAACGAGGTAAATTCTTCGGAATTAAATCTCAATTCATTTAATATTCGAAATACATTGAATGAAAAATTTTGGGTGAAGGATAATAAGAAAGATAAATACCTTCTATCTTCAAAAGTAAGATTACGCTTATTGGATATTGCCGATGATTTTATCAAAGAATTATCGGTATCATGGGTCAAACCCGTCGACATACAATTTACAGGCTCATTGGCGAACTACAATTGGTCAAGATATTCTGATGTTGACTTGCATATTTTATATGATTTCAAGAAAATATATAAGAAACCTGAATTTGTTGATGATTACTTCAAAGCAAAGAAAGAGGTGTGGTTAAAGAACCATAAGACATTAAAGATATACGGCTACCCTATTGAAATCAGTGTAGAGGATTCCAGCGAAAAAAATCCTTCAAGCGGCAAATATTCACTTGAGGACAACAATTGGGTCGTAGAACCTTCCGATTTCCAAGATGCCAGACTTAATGCCAAATATATAAAAGATTACTCAGCAAAGGTAATGACTGAAATCGACAAGATTGATAATCAGATAGACAATGAGAATGATAGACATAAAATAGAGATTCTTGGTCAAAAAGTCGAGAAGATTTTCAACCGTCTAAAAAATCTCAGGGCTGAAGGTCTAAAAAGCCGTCAAAAAGAAATGAGTAGCGGCAATATAATATATAAATTGATACGGCGAATGAAATATATCGATAAAATTTGGAACATCGCCAATAAAGCCTATGACAAGGTAAATAGCATTACCGAAGGAAAAAGAAATATTTAGGATAAATTTATCGTCATATCAATATATTTATTATTAATAAAACTATTTAGTTAATTAAATATGAATTATCAAAACGAAAGTGAAGTTCAGAGAATGAAAGAGCTTATGGGCTATGGCATTAATGAACAAGTTGTTAACACTGGCGGTTCTAAACCTATCGTAGAATATAAGATGAAAGCCGCTGACGGCAAGACATATGGAATTATCCACGAATGTAATAAGTTCTACATCAAGGTAGCACCTAAGAAAGATACTGAGGTTCTTGCTGAGGACTTTGATTACATTGGAGGATGGAATAATCGTAAGGAAAACGAATACAAGACATATGCGATGGCTTCAAAACAATTCGACCTTAAAATGATGTCAATCAACGAGGCAAACACGCATAAAGTAGAAATTCAACAATTCAAGCCTGTTGAATCGTCTGAATGGCAAATCAATGAAACCAAAGAAATGAGGTCAGAGTTGGAACGTTTTAAACAAATCACAAACAATGTAGCCGTTATTTTGAAAGAGGACAAGGGTATATTACCTGCTGAACACACTTTACCTGAAGCACCTGCATCAAACCCATCAAAGGATAAGGTAAATTCTCCTTTCACTGACACTGCTATGGCAAACGGAGATAAAGACACCAAGCAGACAAGCACTGACCCTAAAAAAGAAGGACAGCCTTATGACAACGACGCAAATGTTACAGACAAAGATATGCAGTCCGATAAGAAGCCTAACGGGAACGGAGAAGATACCTACTCAGAGAACGCAAAATACGCTCCTGACAATTCAGTAGCGACCAAGAAACCATCGGGAGGAAAAGTGGCAAAGGTGGATGAGGCACAGCATAGGACATTCAAACTGACCGAGGAACAAGTGCTTGCTTGGAGTAAGAGCAAGGATTATCTTGATACTTCAAAGGGTACAGAAATTGGTAATAAAGCACCTTTCACTGAGAAACCATCCGATGTGAACGAGGAAAAAACAGTGCATGACACTGATAATCAGAACTCACCTACGACTGGTAACGGAGAAATCGGTGACGATGCCCCTTATACCGAAAAGGTGAACGAGGATTCGAACAATGTGGACGATGTCGCTGGTATGCCATCTGAAGAGGAAGACCACGATGACGTACCTTTCCCAGAAGTTGAAGATGGAGGTTCTTATCTTGATTTCGAAAAAGAATACAACGATTGGGAAGACAACGGTGGCGAAAACCAATATGATGTAGACCTCGACAGCTTTGACCTTGACGATGATGATGATTTCGAGGGCGTAAAAGGCGATGTCCTTGCGAATGATACCGCAAATTACGGAGACGACGATGACTTCTACGAGAGTAGAAACCGTAAGGACAAACGTACAATACGTGAAAGTGAACTTAATGTATTCGGCAAACATCCTGCATATAGGAAGAAGCCTATGACCACCCCTCCTAATACTGAGGTTGCCAAGAACGGTGCTAAGGATTGGAATGACGAAAGTGCAAAGGGAGAGAAGCCATTCGGAGAGAAAATAGGGTCATCGGCACCTTTCGACAAGGTAATCGATACCTTGACGGATGCCATAATGAAGAAGTTAAATTTCTGAAAGAAAGCCTAAGTGAACGAAAAGTGTTAAAGGTTAGTTCACCTCGTACTCAGGAAATGCCAATGGATGCGCAGTTAAACCAACCACCACAGGAAATGTCAATAAATGATACAACACCTATGGTTGATGATGCTACTCCTATGGACGGTCAAACGCCGATGGATAATAATGATGGTGATAATATTAATCCATACGACACGAACTTTGACGCTGGTATCGACACTAATGAAGATGATGACCCAAAGAGATATATACAACAACTTACAGGAAAGTTAAGTCAATCGCTCAGAAAATATCAGCAAGAACTTCCAACTCCTGATTCAGATCTTGACAAATATGTCGCAGGAATGATTTTAAAACAAACGACTGATGGATTGGACGATAAAGATGTTGATGAAATACTCAACAAAATGAAGGATGATGAAAGCCAAGATACGAATGAGGGTATTGAACGTGAAAACAGTTTGAATGAGTTGTTTCAAGAGTTAACTGGAAATACAGATGATGAAGAGGGATGTGAAATGAAAATAAATCACGATAGTTCATACCGTAAATCACCATTCATTGCACCTAAATTTGATTAAAAGTTAAATATTAATTATAAAATAATAGGAACCAATGTTCCTATTATTTTTTTTTTTATTATTATTATTAAAAAAAAAAATTAAAAATACACAAAATATAACAATTTATGATTGAACAATAAAAATAAATTGTATATTTGTATTATATAATAATATTATATACAATAACAAGTTTATTATTTTAACTAATATAGTATGAAAATTAAAAAATATAGTAAAGAAGATTTCATTTCAAAATCAATAGCAATTCATGGGGACAAATATGATTATTCAAAAGTAAATTATTTAAATTCGAGAACCAAGGTTTGTATTATATGTCCTGAACATGGTGAATTTTGGCAAACCCCTCACAACCATCTAAAAGGGTATGGCTGTAGAAAATGTGGACAAACTATAACGGCTTCGGCGAGAGAAAAAACAACAGATAAATTTATTGAAGAAGCTATTAAAGTACACGGAAATAAATATATTTACACTAATACTATATATCACAAATGGAATCAAAAGGTTTGTATTACTTGTCCTAAACATGGTGAATTTTGGCAAACCCCATTCAATCATTTGAATGGAAGTGGTTGTCCGAAATGTGCAAATGAAAAAAGAAGTAAGGCAAATTTAATGGATATTTCTGAGTTTATTAAACGTTCAACATTACAACATAAGGGTAAATATACTTATGACAAATCTGTGTATAATGGCACTATGAAAGATATCATTATAACTTGCCCGATACACGGTGATTTTAAACAACTTCCAGATTGTCATTTACGAGGGGGCGGCTGTCCTAAATGCGCAAAACAGGTTTCTAAAGCAGAAGATAAAATTTGTGAAATTCTAAAATGTTTAAACCCTCAACAGAGAGATCGTAGCATCCTTAATGGGAAAGAAATAGATATCTATATTCCGTCGTTGAGAATAGGTATTGAATATAATGGGTTATGGTGGCATTCGGAAGAATTAGGAAAGGATAAAAACTATCATATAAACAAACTCGAAGAATGCAATAAACAAGGAATTAAACTAATTCAAATATTTGAGGATGAATGGGTTAATAATAAAGAAATTTGTATTTCGAAGCTAAAACATCTTTGTAAAATAGATACTATTCCCAAGATTTACGCCAGAAAATGCAAGATTAAAGAAATTACGAATAAACAAGATGCTTATGATTTTTTATGTAAAAACCATATACAAGGTAAAACCGGTTTTACCGTCGGTATAGGCGGTTATTTTAATGAACGAATGGTGGCTGTAATGACATTCAAAAAAGTTAAAGATGGATGTTGGGAATTGAATAGATTTGCAACAGATATTAATTATCGCTGTATCGGTATCGGAGGTAAATTACTTACATATTTTATAAAGAATTACAATGTTGAAAATATAAAGACGTTTGCTGATAGAAGATGGACGATTGATAAAGATAATAACATATACACAAAGCTTGGCTTCAAGTTTAATTCGTTTGTAAGACCATCTTATTGGTATTATAAACAATCAGATGGTTGTGTTCGACTTCATAAATTTGGCTTCAGAAAACAATTATTGCATAAACGATACAATTTACCATTATCGATGACTGAAAATGAAATGGTAAAAAGACTCGGTTATACGAAAATATGGGATTGCGGGTTAATAAAATATGTTTGGAAACCTTATAGATAATTGTTTAATATTTATTAATAATAAAACTTTATTTTTATTAAAATGGGTAGAAATTTAAAGATTAGTGAAGACCAATATAAAAAAGCTTTAAGTGAAGGCATTACTTTAAACGCAGACGTGGATGCATGTAATGGAGACGTGAAACAAGCCATTGATAAGACCAAACAAAACGCAAAAAATAACGGAGTTGATTTAAGTAATGCTAACATTCAAATTCCTGCACAATCACAAAACGAAGGGAAAATTATTACTAAGAAACAGTTGCAGGAAAATCGTTTAAGGGTGTTAAAAGAAAACTCAGAATTATATTCTTTGAACGATTTTCTAAATAAATTGAAATAGTATAAAAACATAATGAAATTACCATCATATATATTAAGCTCGTTACAAAATTCAAAGACTTCGTTGGGGCAACACCCTTCATATCCACCGGACGAAGAAGACAGTTTTATTGTTAGTATCGTTAGTGATTATTTTGAAAATTTATCGAATAGCTTTGAATATGACAATGTCAATGAACTCAAGGGTAAATTATCATCATTAATTACTCAGGCAAAAAAGATCGAAAGTAATAATGTTGCTGCTTTGGAAAAACTGTGTGCCGACACTGTTAATGAGATATTTCAAATACCTGACAATACTATTAAAATATCGATGAAGCTTGTCGATAGTATTGATACTAAGGATGAACGATTGGTACCTGAAAAAACGATTGATTATACTTTCGATGATATTGACGACATGAATCGATTGACTGACGAAGTATATAAACGAAGAATGCTGGATTCTTTGGTAACAGGTGCCGCTATTGTTAATTCTGAGGAAATGAGATACTATCTCCAAGGATTGTTTGAAATTAATGATGAATTGCCTTCACTTTATAAAAAAATATTCGAGTTAAATAATCTGTTATTGTATCTTGAAAAGGATACGATGAATAAGGATGATATTACTGACGCAGGTAAAGTCGATGTAAACATAATGTCACCTGATAATATGGTCGAAATCAAAGCTGAAGGGGTATTAATGCCTGTACTGTTAGAAGAAACTATCAAAGGCATCCTTGAGCTTGCAGTATCCCACGGTTTGCCTAAAAATTCCGATAAGGCACAATATGTCATCAGTAAATCGGATTTTAAATTAGCTGAGATGTGGGACGCAAGATTAGGCGTACCATTATGGTGTTTAATCATTAATGCCTTGGAAACACAAGGTATTGATATCGATAATATTGGGGCAAATTATTTACTAATGGAAATATCCAAGTTGCCTTCCGAGAAATTCAATTCGTTACTAAGAGAGGTATTCAAAGGTACTAAGAAAGGTAAAACTTCATTGGCGAGAATAGTTAATGAAATCAATAATATGAAGGAAGAAGAAGACTTCATAACTCATATGAACGATATGAATTCGGATTATTCAGAAATTAGTGATGATGAATGTTATACACCAGATGAATTAATAACTGATTCTGAATTGCCTATCGATGAGGCGAGCAAACCGTTAATTAGTCCTGAGGAAGCCGAAAAACAAGGTTTCGCTGTGCCTAAGGAACATATAACGTGGAAAGAAGGCGAATTTCAGATACCTAAGAAGAAAGAGATAGGTTATAAGGTATTTGCTTTAAAAAATGGTCAGTTGTATCCTCCTGTTGTTGCTAATCAAGATGGACAACCAACACCTATAGGTAAATGGCTACCTTGTGATTGTCCTCCTATTGTAGGATATACGGCAGCAGAACATAGACCACAGGTGAAAACTGGCGGTAAAGGTACAGCAAGAAATTTAGGTAATTTAAGTTTCCGTCCCGGTTGGCACTTAGGAATGATACCATTTGCCAAACAATTCTGTTATAAGCTAAATAACAGCGAAACATTACTTGTAAATGGACAATATGTATTTCCCGATGACTTTGTTTTTGCAGAATGTGAATACCAAGCTGATAATGATTTGAGTGATGAATGCTATAAGAATGGTTTGACTAAAGCTGGTAAATATCAACATAGTAGGGCTGGTATTCCAAGGATACCTAAGAACGCATTTTATCGTTATAGGACAAATGTAGACCCGTCCACAGAGGATTGGATTATCACGGGTGCCGTAAAGATAAATAAAGTATTAACCAGAGATGAGGTAGATGCCATCAACGCTAAGAGTGGAATTAAGCCTCTAATTTATGCAAATAAGAAACAGGCCTTACAACTTAAGAAACAAGTAATAGCGCAAAGGAAAAATAACGTTCAACCTCAACAGCAAATACCACAACGACAATCGTTCGAGGAAGGAAAAATATATTCACCTTCAGTCATTCTCGAAGAAATAACACAAAATCAGTTAAGGAAAGCTGCCAATAGGAACGTTGTTAAACCTAACTCGGTAAAGATTGGAAATACTTCCAATGGCGAAATGTCAACCGTCAAAATAAATAAAAAGTCACATGGAGGTAAAAGTCTATCACGAATTGTAATAAAAGGTTTTAATAACGGACGGTATGAAAGAGTGCGTATCATTAATGGTATGCAAGACAGACTTGTAAGACAATATAATAGTATAATTAAAAAATACTGTGACGATGGTTTCATCAGTATGAAAACCAAAGGCGATACAGTAATAGGGCATTCTTGTATGCTGTTATTCGGAACAAAGCAGCCGATAATCAAATGTCTGTTTATTGAGACCGATGACTTGTCGGTATGCGAACGTGATTTCGATTTGAACAACGTAAGACAAATCCTTGAGAAAAACAATGTTCCACCTTCATTCTATGGTTTACCTGATGAAGAAACTGAAGAAAATAATGCGACCCCATCAGATAACTCACGAATGAGGGACAATTGGTCTTGGATTGAAAAAGGAAAACCAAGGACATACAAGACAAGATAAAATATAATAGGAAGTCAACAACAAGTCGGCTTCCTATTTTCGTTATTAAAAAAATTCGCTTTCTGTTTCATATATCCCTCTTTGGTAACAGTCCATTTCAAAGTTTAATCTTACTCCGAATAAAAGTGATAAATTAAGATGAACGTGTTCGTTCATCTTAGAGGAAACAATTTCTTTATCATATAAAGAAATAACTTTCATCATTTTATTTTTATATCTTTTTTCGGCATTTTCCAGTCTACTGAATATTTGTTCGACACTTAAGCCGAAGACATCCTTCATATGTTTATCATCGAGATATTTCTCAATGTCGACTACGTAGTCATAATATTTATCAAATGTATTATAAGGATTCCCTTCACCATTAGGAAATGTAGTTATTGCTATTTCAACTCCTATCTTATTTTGTTTAAGATACGCATAATATTGATTAGCAAAGGCATCTATTTCAGTATTAAAAGTTAAATACAATGCATATGCAATGTTTCTATCGACATCATTCTTAGAATCGTTTATTACATCTTTAATTTTATTATAAAGTTCTTCGTTTTTTGTTTGCCCATTGTAACATTGAAAAAAATGACTTAATTCGTGTTGAATCATTCCATCGAATTCTTTTGGTATCTTGTCATTTACTATTGCGAATCGATAATAGATAATTTTTTTCTCATAATCTGTTTCACTTGACAATCTCTTTTGATTATATCGGTAAAAGTCTTTATATTCGGTTTCGTTATCAAAATAATAGGCAATATATGTTACGATAAATGGATCCAATTTCATAATGTCTCTTGGTTTATAAACGAAACTGCCTTTTTTTATAAGACAATTTCCTTCTTTTGACATATATTTAGGTGAATACTGAAGCTTTCTTAATAGCAAATCCCTAATTTCTTGGGACATAAACCTTACTTTTGTTGAAATGGAACTTTCTTCATTTAATTTTAGTCTTTCTCTTGCCATATTTTATATTTTTAATTAAATTATTTATATTAGTATATAATTTATAGTAGCTAAAATCAATAGGTATGTATTTTCCTTCAAATGTGATATAATAAATTGAAATACTATGTGCTTTACATTTTTCCAATTTCGTTAAATCAGACTTGAGAGTCTCATCGTGATTGAATAATGAATATTTACAAAAGTGTTGTCTGCCTTGATATTCAATTGCGACATTATATTGAGGAAGATAGAAATCCAAACTTTGCCTACCTAACCAATCAAATCTCTTTTGATACTCCACTTTGTTAAATTCTTTTTCAAGAATTGATTTTAACCTTAATTCCGAATAATTCTTTTTATTTCCACACATAGGACATCCATGACCATATTTTAATTTATGCCAAGAAGTGATAAATTCCCCGTGTATTGGACATATTACAGTCGATTTTGCATCATATCCATTGTATTCAAAATTTCGGTAATCATAATTAAAAGAATATTTTGCATTGTTTTCAGACAACATATCATAATTAAACTTCGTATTCTTTTTATTTCTCTTTATTTTTGCGCACTCAGGACATCCTGATTTTTGATGAATATGGGCATCGAACGACTGCAAGAAATCTCCATGTATCGGACACGTTATGCAACTCGGGGTATGAGTATTCACTAATACGTAATGGTCATATTTGTATTTATTACAATGTATTGCGTTAGCCTTCTTTATTAATTCCTCTATGGTTTTCTTTTTCATTGCCTTAATATTTATAATATTAATACAAATATACTGAAAGTTTATGAGTTTTAAAGAAGAATACATAAGATGTCTTAAAGACAAGACGAGAAAATATTTTATTGAACACTATTTGTCAACTTTCAATGCCGATGAAAGGAAGGAAGTACCATTCAGACTTTTTCCACGGCAGATAGAATTTTTACATTCATTATGCACAAATTCAAACACAATTGCTATCAAACACAGACAGGCGGGTATTACTACCGTATCTAGTGCATGGATAACAGGTCAATGTGTATTCGCAAGTTCGAAGTCGCCAGAAACCGTCTTGTGTATTGGTAATAAACTTGACATTTCACAACAATTGGTCGAAAAAATAGGTAACTTCCTTGACCAAGTTCCAAGATGGATGTGGGGTAATGATTATTATTCACCTGATCCTAAGAGTGAGAAAAACACCAAATCTATATATAAGGCAAGGAATAAATCGTATATCGAATTGTTTAATGGCTGTAAGGTTTATGCAAGATCATCAGGCACTAACGCCGCTCGTGGTATTTCCGCCGTTTCAATTCTTATTTTTGATGAGGCTGCGTTCATCCAAGACGGTACTACTGTTTATGCACAGGCTGTTGCTGCCACTGCATCAGTAAAAGATGCCAAAATTATTATGGTATCGACCCCAAATGGTAAGGACGCCCTTTACTACAAAACATACGTGAACGCATTGGACAAAAGGAATAACTTTAATCCTGTAGAGTTCAAATGGTTCCAAGATTTACGTTACAATAGAAATTTGAAATGGCATAGACTTAATAAGGAGAATGGTCATAACGATGAGATAGTCGAAACCGTAATTGGTAATAGAGGAGAAATTGAATATAACGAGGAGAGATGGCGTAAATTGGAAAGGGAAGGATGGATACCTACTTCACCTTGGTATGTTTCAATGTGTAAATCATTCAATAATGACAGTCAAAAGATAGCACAAGAGTTGAACGTGTCATTCCTTGGTTCTTCTGATAACGTGGTACCAGTTGAAGTGATCGAAAGGCAGATGAAAAGTAATGTAGTGCAAATTACTGATGATTGGAAATTGATGGATACCTTGGTAAAGGAAACTTGGATATGGAAAGATCCAATACCGATGCATCGTTATATATGCGCTTGTGACCCTTCTTCTGGTTCTGGTGAAGATTCAACCGCAATACAAATAATTGATCTAGATGGAGTTGATGAAGACGGAATGCCTTGCTTTGAACAAGTTCTCGAATATAATGGAAAAATAAATGGTAATGAGGTGGGTCAATTGGTCGATAGGTATGCTCGTATATATAATGATGCACTGACAGTTGTCGAATGTATTGGTGGTTACGGGGACTCAGTTGTTCTTACCTTGATGGATTTAGGTTATCCAAATTTATATTACGATAATCCCCAGATGAAAAACTATACCAATCAGAATTTAGTAAAAGTACAAAACGTGTTTGACCAGCAGAAACAATTACCTGGTTTTAGAACCAGTGCATTACGATTACAAATGATTGCGAATTTCGTCGATATGTTGAAATCTAATGCCTTCAAGGTTCGTTCACAGAGGGTAATAAATGAATTGGACACTTGGATATTCAAAAATGGAAGACCGGATCATATGGATGGCGCACATGATGACCTATTGACTTGCCTTGCAATGGGTTTGTTTGTAATGCAATTCTATATGTTGAAATCTGAAAAACAAAAAACAAAGGATAAATGTATCGTGAAGTCTTGGTATGTCAATAATGCGAATAATACGACCCCATCGACAAGGCAATTGAAAGAGGAAGAAAATATTAACAAATACAATAAAAGATTTGATCCTTTTATGTTCGACAGTAAAAAACAAGAGAGAATGAGAATGGCTGCGTGTATAATGTTGGGCGGATTTAAAGTAAAATAATACCTTGATTAAACAGAGAAGATACCTTATATTTATTGTATAAGGTATTTTTTATTTTTATATGTCAAAGGAAAAAACTGTATTTCAAAGGTTACAACAAGTGCTAACCGGCGCATCGGTTTCACCATCGTTGTCAACTAGCAATACATATAATATACATAGTGACAATAATGTCATTGATACTGCGACAAGTAAATCTGATTACCAGATGAAATTGTTGCAAGCCAAACAACAGAAATTACTTGGAAGACAATGGGTGAAAGCACATTATGATATTACGAATCAATCATTATCAGGTTTAAATGAGCTAAAATTAAGTTATAGGGATTCAGATCTTATGGATGCTTTTCCTGAGATTGGTGCTGCTCTTGATGCCTATGCGGAAGAGAGCTGTACTGCAAATGATAAAGGTTTTATTGTTAATGTATTTTCCAAGTCAGAACGTATTAAGTCAATTCTACAAGATTTATTTACCAATAGGTTAAACATTAATATTATATTACCAATGATTTGCCGTTCAATGTGCAAATACGGTAATACCTTCATGTTATTAAATGTCGACCAATCAAAGGGCGTATTGGGATGGAAACAATTACCTGTCTATGAAATCGAAAGATATGAGAATGGAATGGATTGCCCTTATGCATCATCGACCGTGGGATATAATCTTAATAATGTAAATGAGAAAAATATTGATAAGACTAAATTTGTATGGGTTGGCCAATCCGAATATATTCCGTATAGGGAATTCCAAATTGCACACTTCCGATTATTGTATGATTCGCAATTTTTGCCTTATGGTGTTTCAATATTAAATAAGGCAAGAAGGCATTTCAGGATGCTTAGCATGATGGAGGATATGATGCTTGTCTATCGCTTGGACCGGTCAGTGGAGAGACGTGTGTTTAAAATCAATGTCGGTGCAATTGATGAGGCCGATGTTCCCGCTTATGTACAACAGATTGCAGATAATTTCAAGAGAACACCTATTATCGACCCTATGACCGGACAGATTGATTTAAGGAAAAACGTAATGAATAATCTAGAAGATTTCTTTATTCCTGTAAGAGATGACAGCGCACCAAATCCTATTGAGACTCTTTCGGCAGGTCAAAACTTAACTGCAATGGATGATATTAAGTATATTCAAAACAAGGTATTGACAGCTTTAAGAATTCCTAAGTCTTTCCTTAACTTTGATGATGCACAAGGTGATGGTAAAAATCTATCGTTATTGGATGTGAGATTCACTAGAACAGTTAATAGAGTACAGCAAGCGTTAATAATGGAATTAAATAAAATAGCCATTATTCATCTTTGTCTGTTAGGCTTCTTTGATGAATTGAATAACTTCACTCTGACAATGAATAATCCTTCTTCACAAGCCGAGATGTTGGAAATAGAGAACGTCGCAAAGCGTATTACCACGGCGAAAGATGCAGTTTCTGACCCTGGTGGAGGTATACCTTTGACCTCTATGACGTGGGCTTGGAAAAACATAATGAAATGGTCTGATAAGGAAATTCAGAGGAATCTTGAAGAAATACGTCTTGAAACGGCATTGGCGGCGGAGTTACAGAAAACGACACAAATTATTAAAAAAACTGGCTTGTTTGATCCTGTCGATAATATCTATGGTGAGCCTGGTGCCGAATATCAGGATACTCTTGACGCTAATGGCGAAGAAGGAGGTGCTGCCCCTGGTGGTGGAGGTGGTGGTATGCCTATCGGAACAGGCGATATGAGTTTCGGCGATGATATGTCTGATGATGGAATGGAAACTGGTGAAGAGGGTGAAATGTCAATGGAAGATACTGCCAATGAAGACAATGGTGCGCCTAATGAAGGTGGCGGAGAAGCTAATGATCAATCCGATGCAGGCACAATGCCTAATTTGGGCGAAATGATATTACATGGGATGAAGTCTAAAATCGAGGAAAAGAAAAGGGCGATTAATCATAATGCCTTGAAACGTTCCGAGAATTACAGTCATTTCTTAATTAATCGTCTCGTCGAAGTCGCATCAACCCATAAAGAAAAGAAAAATGATGACATTAACGACATTTATCTTAAGAATTTATCATTGAATGAGGAACTTGAAGAGATTTCAAAAGATTTGAAAAATTTCGATGACAAAGGCAAGAAATAACAGACTATTTATAATAATAAAAAGTTAAACAAATGGATAAGTTAGATAAATTATATAATGAAGGCAAATCCTTGATGGAACAAGCCATTGAATGCTACTCCAAGAATAAGATAAACGAGGGCGAAGACTATCGTAAGAGAGCCAATGATGTATATAACAAAGCAAACACCTTATATTGCATTGAAAACACTGATAGGGATAAATTATATGGCAAGAACCGCAACTTCGGAATATGTTATCACATCTTTGAAGATAGTCTTCTAAAGAATATGAAAACCCGTGTCGGCAAAAAATTTATCAACGAGGTAAGTAATTTAATCAAAAATGATAAAGTCTTGAAAGAACAATTTGACGTATACAACAGCATATGTAATAAAAAGAATGTAAGTAATCCGGAAAAGTATGTTGATGGTATCATCGAATGTATTTCAGATGTTAATACTAATAAAAAAGCAATTAAAAAGGCAAACGACAAGTTGATAGATTTAGTTGAAACAAATTCCAATGTTAATAAACTGTTGGATATCGATGAAGACACTATTAAATTGTATGAAGAGATTGAATTTATTTTGACTAATAAGAAGACATTCAATAACGTTGATGAATTCAACAAGGTAAAGGATAATCTGATTGAAAATTTTGAAAGGAAAGGTAAGAGTAACGTTAATAACATTGAAGAGAATTACGAACAGACATTGTCTGAGATTACAGAAAAATATGATAAACTGACTGATGATGAGGTTAAGTTGGTCGAAAGTATTGTTTCATCCAAGACTGATAAATCTGCCTTGTTCGAGGATTATAAAACTGAAACCATTAATAGTATCGATGAGGCAATTACCAATGCTTCGGAGGAAGACAAGGAACAGTGGCAAAACATCAAAACTACTTTAAACGAGAAAAGATATAATGAGAAAACATTAATTGACGATATATTAAATTTCATCAAAATCCAAGAAACATTATAATTATAAATGTAGTCTGAAGTGATTATTATAATTGCTTCAGATTTTTTTTTTTTATTTATACTATTAATTTTGTTAAAATAAATAATATATTTGTACCATATTATGTTAACGTAATAAATGAATAATAGAGTCGAGTATCAAAATATTGGTAAACAAAATGGAATAAATGTAACGTTCGGCACGGTATTGGAAGACGAAAATCCCAAAGTTTTAATTATCAGATGCAAAGGAAGAATAAAACCTTTAATAAAAAAGACAACTTATGAAAATGACATTAATTCATTGAAGGATGACATTATCAGCATAATAAGGTCAAGAGTACGCAATTCGACTGAATTTTCAGATGAATGTCTTGCTAATACTGATATAAGTTCAAAGTCTATTAAATACGGAAAATATAGTTTCATTAAATATGATGTTTACGTGAAGCCTTATAATTCAAGAGGTGTTTCATCTCATAACGAAAGTGTCTCTAATTTAACGAATGAAATAAATCTTTCAATATCAGAAAGATTAGGCACTGATTTTAGGTTAAAAATGGATTAATATAAATATTTATTTTATAGATTAGTTCAGATGCTATAAAATAAATGAATAGTGAACAATATACATCTCAATTGACCGAAATTAAGAAAGGGCAAACAGGTACTGGTTTGCTCATTGAGAATGACGGTCATATTATAACAGAACAAGATTCAATTAAACAAATACGTGAAGACATTGAGTCTGGACATAAATTCGTTTGTCCAGACCACTTTGTCGTATCCGCAGTTTTCCAAAAGTTCGGTATTCCTAACGCAAACAATCGTATTTATCCTGAAGCAATATTAAAACGTGAAGTCGACAAATACATAAATGACAGAGTGAATAAACGTTGCGCAATAGGAAGTCTTGACCATCCAAGCAGCTCAAGTTTATCAGGACATGACGTATCACATAACATATTGGAATTGCATTGGGATAATCATACTTTGGTAGGCACAATGGAACTCCATTTATCTCCTGGTTATAAACAATATGGTATTTGTTCTACAAGTGGTGATATGGTGGCAAATATGCTTTTATCTGGTTATCTAATAGGAGTATCGTCACGAGGTGTAGGTTCCGTGAAACAAATACCAGGTGGAAAAGTCGTCGTAGATGATGACTTTGAATTAATATGTTGGGACGTGGTAATGGAACCAAGTACACCTAATGCGTGGATAAGGCAAAGTGAAGAAGAATTGCAGCCATTCGTTGAGGATGATAAAACCAAGGAAAAGAAGCCTATAATTAATGAAAAAATAAATAAAATAAATCAAATACTCGGTATTTGATAAAAACTTTCAGTACTGATAAGATACTTAAATATTTTTGATTATTGGTACATATTTATAATTAAATATAAAATTATTTTGTAATGGCAAAGAATATCCGAAGTGAATATGTAAGAAATTTACTCGAAGATAAGGAAACCCTTGAAAAACAGTTGAAGGGTATTACTGAGTCTACAATCAAATCATTGCTTGAAGACGAGGTAAAAGGAAATTTAAGACAAATCATATCTGAGGACGCAAATTCTTTCGAAGAGGAAGAAGTCACAGACGACGATACTAAACCTGTCGATGATACGAAAGACGACGATGCTTCTACTGACGATGTTACTGTAGCTGATGATGATGTTACAGCAACTGATGACGCTGAAGAAGGTACGAGTGACGATGGTGATGCCATTGCTGATGATGCAGACGCAAATGCAGCAGATGACACTACTGATGACACTGACGATGATGTATGGAGTGGTCTTGAGGATTACAAAGGTGAGGACGGAGAATATGACTTGACAGGAATGGATGCCGACGAGGTCATCAAAGTTCTGAAAGTAATGAAGCCTGAAGATGGCGTGCGTGTTGTTAAGAATGATGATGGAAACATCGAATTGACTGACGATGAGACCAACAAGGAATATATTATCCAAGTTGATCTAGACGATGATGCTTGTGCCGACGATGTAGACGATTCATTGGGTGAAGCTGAAAATCATGGCAACGTAGGTTATACCGACAATTATCAGAAAAAGACAGCAATGACAACCCCTGATAATCATGAACCTGCTGATACAAGCAAAACCTACTCAATGGATGGTGGTGTACCTACAGGTACTGAGAAACCATTCCCAGGAAAAGGTGACACTGCACCGTTCGATCAAGATGTCAATGAAGCAATGACAACCCAAGAACAAGGTGCATACAATCGTGGAAATGGTATGGTTCATACCAACACTAATTCAAAGGCTGCTAAAGGACGTAATGCCCACGCAGGAGGAAAGCAAATTCACGGAACAGCAGATAACTCTTATAGTGAGGCACAGATGGAAGGTATCAAGAGAAAGGCGAATGAGATTTTCCGTGAGAACAAGGAACTTAAGTCATTATTGCCAGAATTACAGAAACGTTTGCAGGAAGCCGTCGTAATTAACCAAAGCCTTGGTAACATCGTTAAATTGCTTAAAGAAAATGCGACAACTGCCGAAGAAAAACAATCCATTATTAAACGTTTCAACGACGTAAAGACTTGCAACGAGAGTAATTCTTTGTACAAGACTATTACCGAGGAGTTACATCGTACGCATCAGTCTCAGAACGTAGACAATGTTCTTAATGCACAATTGTCAGAGGCGACAAAACACACTGTCGAGACTCCGATGTATCAGTCAGATGATTTGTCAGAAACCCTTGATTTTATGAGAAGACTTGACAAAGTACAATAAATTGTTAAAAAATGTTAATTTTCTTATAACAAGGTAATATTTATATAATAATAAGTGAAAATTGTATATTAAAATATGCGTGAATTATTAACTAGTGGTGCGGTTGGCAACATTGAACTCAACGCACAAAAGAAAATCAGAGAAGATATTCAGAAACGTTGGGAAAACCTTGGTCTTCTCGACGGTTTGCAAGGACATATTAAGGAGAGTATCGCAACTCTTTACGAAAGTCAGGCTAAACACTTGATTTACGAGGCAACTACCGCTGATAACTCAGGTTCATTCGAGACAGTTGTATTCCCTCTTATTCGTCGTGTGTTCTCAAAATTGCTTGCAAACGACATCGTATCAGTACAGGCAATGAACCTTCCTATCGGAAAGTTGTTCTTCATCAAGCCTGTTACATCAGAGAGAGATTGGGATTTCAAAGACGCTACTAAGATTACAGACGGTGATACTGGACGCCACGTAGGTCTCCAAGGTTATCAGAGACAAAACCGTTTCTATGATGGTTCTAGTTTCGATGCCAATGATAAGACAAGACGTTCATTCGAATCATACGGTCGTTATGGTCTCCCTGATGAGGTTGTAGAACCAGTACAGACTGACAAGGATCACACAACACCAAAGGTTACAACCTATATGAAGAAGACTTTGTACGACTTGTTCTACAATGATTTCTTGTTCGACAACTCTAAAGGTCGTGTAACTATTAAGGTAGGTACTGCAAGTGTCGTTGAAATCGGTGCAGATGGTGCTTATCATTCAGTAGAGGATGTGGCACATTTGCCTTTGAATAGCATGGATAACTCTTTGAGCAGCCTTTTGCTTCAAGTAGGAGGTTTCTCTTCTTATAATGCAGGTCGTTTGACCGGTCCTGACGGTAATGAAATGGATAGCGAAGCATTTACAGCTTCAATGAAGGTTATTGTTACAAAAGATATTGATGGTGGTGATGATTTCACATCGTTCAAAAAAGGTGAATCAATTCCTTTCCGTTTCGTAACTCAGAAGTATGGTGACCAGTTGGTTAATTATAACGACGATAAGGGTAAGGCAAACATTTGTGATGGCAAGGGTAAGATGTATATCGAACTTGACTTGACAAAGCCTTGCAAGAAACAAGGTAAGACAATTAATGGTTATATCGGTATCGATCCTACAAAGGTCGCTGACTTGACTGACAAGGATGATGATAACGCATTGTTGGCCGACGAGTTATTCCAGATTGCTTGGGCACAGTACGATTCGCTCGAATTGGAGACTGAGATGGGTGAGGTTTCATTCCAACTTACTTCAGAAACAGTATCTGTCGAGGAAAGAAAGTTGAGAGCTACTTGGTCACCTGAACTTGCACAAGACGTGTCCGCTTTCCATAATATCGATGCCGAAGCTGAGTTGACAGCAATCCTTTCTGAGCAAATCGCAGCCGAGATTGACCGTGAGATTCTTCGTGATTTACGTAAGGCAGCTCCTTGGCAAGCACGTTGGGACTATAACGGATGGCAACGTTTGGCTACCACATCGACTGTCTATACACAGAAGGATTGGAACCAGACTTTGATGACTAAGATTAACCAAATTTCTGCGCAGATCCAGAAGGCTACATTACGTGGTGGTGCAAACTTCATCGTAGTTTCTGCTGAGATTTCTGCTGTGTTGAATGACCTTGAGTATTTCCACGTGACAGATGCATCTGCCGAGAGTGACCAATACAATATGGGTATTGAGAAGATTGGTTCTTTGCAAGGACGTTATCAGGTGATTGTCGACCCATACGCACCTCATTGGTCACTGATTATGGGACACCACGGTACAAGCTTGCTCGACACTGGCTACATATATGCCCCATATATTCCGATGGCATTAACACCTACAATGTATAATCCATTTAACTTCGCACCTGTAAAGGGTATATGTACCCGTTATGCCAAGAAGTTAGTAAATAATAGATACTATGGAGCAATAAAGGTCGACGGTTTGGTTTATTGGAACCCTAATGAATTGAGATAATCTAACAATATCTTAATTATATTGAAGGACACTACATAATGTAGTGTCTTTTTTTTTTATAGTTATTTAACTATTTTTTTCTTTGCTATTAAAGACAAATTATATAATTTTGTCTTTTAGTTTATTAGGACTATAAATGTAATGGATAGAAATATATTAAAAAATAACTTTATTTTAAAGGCAAAGCATATTCACAAAGGAGAAAATTTAGATTATTCTGAAGTTGAATATATTAATAATCGTACACCAGTAAAAATAATAGATCACGACAAGAGCCCAAATGGTGTCGAATACGGTGAGTTTTGGCAAACACCGTCGAACCATTTAAAGGGACAATGTCATCCTGATAAAAAAGGGTTACGTATATCAAAAGGCAAGCTATTTTCACGAGACAAAATAATTAAAAGATTTAAGGAGGTACACAAAGGAGAAAATTTAGATTATTCTGAAGTTGAATATAAAGGTATGCACATCAAAGTCAAGATAATTTCACACGATTTACGTCCAGATGGTACAGAGTATGGGGTCTTTTGGCAGGAGCCTATCGTGCATTTGAAAGGCTGCACCCATCCTGAAATTGGAAGACAAAGGCAGATAAAATCGCAGACCTATACGACTGAGACGTTTATTGATAAGCTTAAGAAAATATCCGATTGTGAGTGGCTTGACTTTAGCAAAGTTAAATATATATCAAGTCAAACAAAGATTACCTTAATATGCAATAAGTGTAACAATAAGGGTATAAAGCATGGAGAATTTCAAATTTGTCCAGATGCATTATTACAAGGAAAAGGATGCCCTAAATGTGGTAATCATAGATCGGATGCCGAAGACGAAATTGTTGACTTCATCAAGGGTAAATCTGACTTATCAATCGAACGAAGAAATCATTCTATTCTCGATGGAAAGGAACTCGATATTTATTTGCCTCAGAAGCATATTGCATTTGAATATAATGGACTACGATGGCATTCTGAGCAGTTTAATAAAGATAAATACTACCACCTTTCCAAGAAGAATAAATGTGAAGAGAAAGGAATTAAATTATTTCATATTTTCGAGGACGAGTATATCTTTCATAAAGAAGCCTTGTTTAGTAAGATAAGTCGTTTACTAGAACTTGATAAATCATTACCTAAAATTGAGACGAGAGAATGCAGTATCAGAGAGCTTAGAAATGATGAGGCAGAAAAATTTATGAATTATAACAATATTCAAGGTTATTGCGACGCAGATATCCATTTAGGAGCGTTTTATCAGGAAAAATTAATGAGTGTAATATCACTCAGTAGGCGTCATGATGAAGAATGGATACTTGATAGGTTTGCTAACGATATCCATTACACAGTTCAAGATACCTTTTCAAAGATAATAAAATTTTTTACCAACGAATATAATTGCAAGAGCATAAAAGCTTTTATTGACCGAAGATGGGAATACGATAAGGATAATAATTTATATACTAAGAACGGGTTTATTTTCAATAAAGTACTCGATGTTGACTATACATATACTAATGGTCATGGAAAAAGGATAAATAAAACTGAAATTATAACGTTAATTAACAGAAAAGATAATGATTATTACCGAATATGGGATTGCGGTTTTATCGAATATACCTATACTAATTCAAAATACATTTCGTAAACTATTAAGGATAAATTGAATGGAAAATAAAAGGAAACCAAATGGATATTGGAATAACTTCGATATATGTAAAATCGAATGTCAAAAATATAAAAATCTTAAGGAATTAAAATCTAATTCATCAGCTTGTTATAATTCTATAAGTCGTAATGGATGGATTAATATATTTTATCCTAATAAAGGTAAAGTCATCACTAAATGGGATAATAAAGAAAATTGTATTGTTAAAGCTAAAAGATATCCGAATTTTGCGACCTTTATCAGACTATCACCTGTTTGTTATTTATCGATGAAAGAAAATGGATGGCTTGAAGAAGTGTTTGCCGATTATCCTGATTATAAAATATTTAAATATTGGAATGACTATGTAAATTGTAAAAAAGAATGTGAAAAATATTCAACAATCACTGAATTAAAGAAAAACAATAAATACTGTTATAATTCCATTGTTCGCAATAAATGGAAAGACGGATTTTTTAATATTAACCGACATAATGGCAAGGAATTCGGTTATTGGAATAATAAAGCCCATTGCATCGAAGAAGCAAAGAAGTATAAGACGATGACAGAATTGAAGGACAAAAGTAATGGATGCTATGCATCGGTATTGAAGCATCATTGGGAGACGGATTGTTTCCCTGATTTCAAGAAGAGGAAACCTAATGGATATTGGGATATAAAGGAAAACTGCTTTAATGAAGCCAAGAAATATAGGAATCTGAAAGAGTTTCAGCTCAAATGTTATGGTGCTTATCATTGTGCGATTAAAAACGGTTGGAAGAATGAGATAAATAATCTATACGATAAAACAATATTATATCATTCATATGATGAAAAGATTCATCTTGTATATATTTATCTCTTTGTCGATTATAACACTTTTTATGTCGGGAGAACGAATAATTTAAAGAGAAGAAATCAACAACACATTAGAGACCATAACGACTCTATTTTTAAGTTCTGTAATGATAAAGGGATTGAAATCCCTCCATACGTAATACTCAAAGAAAACCTTACCGCTCCAGAAAGCCAATATTATGAGGACTTTTATCTGAAAGAATACATTGATAAAGGATGGACGTCTTTGAATATTGCCACCACGGGTATTAACAAGGGTTCCTTAGGTGCAATATGCAAGTGGAATTATGAGGCTTGCAGAGAGGAAGCCTCAAGATATAGGAACATAACTGAATTTAAGATAAAAAATCAAAGTGCCTATAATGCTAGTAGAAAGAAGGGATGGCTTCAAGATTTCTTTAAATATTCGAAATTACCGAATAGATATTGGGATGATTATGAAAATTGTCGTAAGGCGTTTAAGGAATGTAAGAATGCGAGAGAATTGATAAAGATATATGGCGGTTGCTATAATTCAATTAAGAAAAACCATTTTGATGATTTAAGGTATTCAAGGTAACAGATGAGAGAGATTAATTATTGGAATAATAAGAATAACTGTCTTAATGAAGCCGTAAAATATAAATGTATTTCTGATTTACAAAAGAATTGCTACGGATGTTATATGGGTTTGAAAAGGAACGGGTGGTTGCACGATATATTTCCATTAAAGTCTAAACCTGTAGGCTATTGGGATAAAATCGATAATATTATCGTGGAGGCAAAAAGATATCGTACAAAGAAAGATTTTAGGAAACACTGTAAAAGTGGTTATAATGCTGCCTTGAAGAACGACTGCATCGCTTACTTGGATGAAAACGTATTCATTAAAGATGATAAAAGATTTAATGATATTGAAAAAAGAAATAATCTGATATATGTATATGAAATTAAATCGTATAATGCTTGTTATATAGGAAGAACAATAAATCTACATGAGAGAGACTTATCACATCGAAGAGGCCGAAGACATTCAGATGGAAGGATAACATATGATTCCTTGTATATGTTTTGCAATAATAATAACATTGATATTCCTTCTCCGATCATTAAAGAAGAAAATTTGAATGCAAGGGAAAGTTTAATACAAGAAGATCGTTGGGTTACTATATACAAGGATAAAGGATGGAAAGTATTGAATATTGCAAAGACAGGAGAACATAGTGGCTCACTTGGCTTGAATAAACAATGGACTTACGATAAATGTAAGGAATTTTGCAAGGATTATATTTATAAATGTGATTTACGGAAGGCGAATTATCAATGTTATTATGTTTGTCTTAAAAATGGGTGGTTTGATGAGTTTGGCATCTATGATAAAAAGAAATATTCGAACGGATTTTGGAACTGTAAGAAAAACTGTTTGAAGGCTGCGATGAAATGTAAAAATAAGACAGATTTTATAGTAAATCATCAAGGAGCATATAAGGCGGTGATAAAACATAATTGGATAGAAGAAATCAATAAAATATTTCAGTAAGACGATTAATATGAAAGAGAAAAAAATATTCAAAGTTATAATAGCAGGAGGACGTGATTTTAACGACTATAAATTGTTGGAGGATAAATGTCTAAAAATATTATCCAATAAGTTAAAAACACATAAAGTGGAGATTGTATCAGGTGGTGCAAGAGGTGCTGATAGATTAGGAGAACAGTTTGCTATTAATCACGATTTACAACTCTATTGTTATCCCGCCGATTGGGATAAATATGGTAAGTCTGCTGGGTATGTCAGAAATAATATTATGGCAGAATATTCACACGCTTTGATAGCTTTTTGGGATGGTAAGAGTAAAGGGACTGAACACATTGTAAAAGTAATGAAAAAACAGAATAAATTAGTTAGAATAATAAAATATTAATAGCTCACCGTCATTAGATAGTGGGCTATTAATCGATATTAATTCATCTTTGGTCTCGTTTTTACTATTTCTGAAAATTCATCCTTGGTCAGATACCAAAATGGCTTAGTGCCATCCTTATATTGCATTAAGATAAAATCCTTTGGATGTAATGCCAAGTGACATAAGACTCTAAATATATTAAATATATTACTGTCATCCCATCCTGATTTTCTTGCCCTAAGGTAAATTAACAATGGTACAAGAATAATACCTATAAAAACACCTAATATAAACGTAATCATTATATATTTTTAATAAATAGAATCATTATTCTTCGTAAATTACATAATAATCACCATCCTTGGTGTTATGTAATTTAAACACCGCAATGTGCGAACGATAACCGAATAGATTTTTCTTATTTTCAATCAGCCAATCCATTTCGTGAGTTTTTTCAATATAGGCACAGTTCCGTATATCGTTCGCAATATCCTCTTGGATTTCACTTGAGTTTGCACAAGAAATTCGCCAATTACCGAATGGGTTGTAAATATATAAGAAATCGTTTTCAAGACACCATTCGGCAAGTTCATCCCTATCCATATTATCGACATTGAAGCCATCGTTAGGATAATCTTGCGCATAGTCATCAAAAGGTGTTATTTCTTCTTCATCATCGTATATGTCTTCTTTAATGAGTCTTCTGACGCAATTCTCAATGATGTTTCTATAATCGTTTTCGTTTAATGCTATCATTTTTCTTATGTTAAACTTTTTTATTATTTGTTATACTGACAATATCAAATTGCAATGATTTTTTATAAATAAATTCTTCGAGACCTTTTTTTACCTTAATGTCTATGAAATATCTATGAGGTATTAATTCATTCGTATTTATCAAGAAGTAATTTTCATTATACCCTATTTCTACTTTTTGCCAATTAATCACTTCATATTCTTCAGTTCCTTCATTAACGTATAACCGATACTCAAGACCGTCGACTGCTCTCATTTGTTTGCTACTATAAGGTATCTTACATTCTACATTTACCTTACGTATATCTCCCTGTAGTATTCTTTCATTAACACCGATACCATATAACGAAGGAACAATCTCATTATCGTTATTACCCTCATTAGGAAGACCGAATTTAAAGTAACTTTCATCGGATTTCGTCACAAATTGTAGTTCGACATCTTTAAAACGATGACCTTTGTATATTATGTTTGACCAATTATCATATAACATTGTATCAATATCGTAGTCATTCGATGATAGATTAATGTTGATATAATAGATACCTTTGGTTGCTTGTTTTACCTCATAGTTAGTATCATTTATTATACAAGTAGGTATTTCATCAAGATTTGTGTAATTGCCTCCGATAATACTATAGAAGTATAGTTTATTGTCTTTATCTAAATAGAAATTTGTTCTGTCGTCTTTTATAATATCATTATATGTTGTCTCGACATAAGGCTCAAAAAAGCCACGTGTATGATTTGTAAAAAAGCCTACATACTGTGACAATTTTGTATTCATTCCTTCAAACGAAGGTGCATAAGCAATGCCTATACCATAGTTTTTAATCTCACCTGTAATAAATTTATTCATTAGGCAGGTAATATCCAACTCAATATTTTCATTACCATAGTCGAAATGTTGAAAACCTATTATCTTATCAGATAGATTTCCATTCATCGATGTCGCTAAATCAAGTTCTCTTGATAGTGTTTCAGTTGAATATATTCCATCTTCCATCCATCTAAAATGATTACGGAACTTATACCAGTTAGAACCGTCGGTACTTACGCCACGATGTCCACCATTGTATAAGTCCATAATGTAGTCAAAACCTTTTCCATTATCCCATTCATTAGGTATCAAAAAGAATATTAAGTCGAAAGATGCCGCACGTTGCTTATGACCATCCATTTGTGAATCCATACCACATCGATTTATATTTTTATCAACAATCGATGATGTATTTGTCATATGTAGTATATGCTTTAGCTTATTAATGTCAGGATATGTTTTATCGTCGACCAATTTTTTTACTTTCGTATGATCAAAATATATAATACCCCTGGATAACATGTTACCGTAATTTATCTCCATTATTGGATTCAGAGACAAGTTGGCGTGGTTATCCTTAACAATAGTATTACATTTTTCCAAATATGTCCTTGTTACTATAGCCATATTAAAAAGACTTTTAATATAAATATTTGTAAAATAAATTAATCGCCCATTCCATAGGCGATTATAACAATATTAATTGAACTTTATTGATTTCGATAACATACTGTCCAAGTCAGTGTTCAACACCTTTGTCTTAGGTTCATTAAAACAAGGTGGATCCATAGAGAATGGGTGTGTGTGGGTCTTGATAACTTCTATTAGTTTTTTTAAGAATTCCACCAATTCGTCGCCATAAATCATAGGGTGCGCTTCTTTTTCTATATTTTGTTGTTCTTCATCGGTAATAAGTTGCTTCGGATTATTAAGGTTAAACATCGTCTTTGAATTATGGGACAATAAATTAATTTTATCAGCAACAAGGTTAATACAAGAGGCATAATCTTTATTCTTTTCATCCTGCATCTGTTTGTACTTCATTTGTATATATGATAAGTTATCTCGATTGAACAACAACGTATTCTCAGGTTTACCGTTCGGATAACGTTTAAAACCACATCTTATTCTTACCTCATTATCCTTTAATATTACATCGGCATTTTGTCTGCCTTGTAATGCAACGTCCTCTCTATCAGGATATGAGCCATCATTATCAGCATTCATTATAGGATCTGGTAATGGTTTGGCATAATTATTTCCATTTAACAATGCCCTTGATTGAAAGCGAAATGGTTCATAATTTAAACCGTATTGCTGAGAGATGACAGGGCCAATAAATAATCTGTTCCCCTTAGGTGAATCTGGGTCTGTCAGTATCACCATTACGCATTCCCCTACTTTTGGATTAATGTGTATTAATTTTGGCAATAAAGGAAAACAATACGGCAAGTCGTCGATATACTTACAGTCGGCATCCTCAGGTTCTAAACGAACTTTGATGCGCAATCCTGCTTTGTCATCGACGACACTCAATACTTCACAAAAACGTATTATATTAATCATTTGATTTTCCTTCCCTCTTATTAATTATAGCTTGAATTTCTTCATACTTGTTAGAAGTTTCTTCCATTATCTTATAATTTTCAGATAATGTTTCTTTTGCCTTGTTGAATTGTTCGGTTAATTTTCTAATTTCATCCTTTAATTCAGATGTACTTAATATATTGTAATTCTTTGCCATTTATTTCTATCTAATTAAACCTGATAATTGTGAAACCATTGTATTCGTAGATATAACTGTGACAGGTCCACCAGCATTAGCACCTGTGCCCGTAGTAATGACACTACCAGGTTCAATAACAGCATTAACGACAGCATTATCCTTTATTTCGTTAATCATTTCCTCACACATTATTCTAACGAATTTGTTAATTTTATTTTGTGAGCCGTCTTCATTTACACCCGTCGTAATACCAGCCTCATTTAGACGACTAATAATCGCACTTGTCAAAGCAATGGCACTCAGTCCTGGTCTTCTTTTAAGTTCACAGATTAATAATAACGCAGGAATTGCGGGTAATGCAGGTCTAACCGACTTAAGTGCTTTATTTATACCATTAGCAATATTTTCAATCCAGCTCATTTAAATTAACATTTATCTGTATTATTTTCAGTTTCTTGCTGATATATGTCAGCATAGTCGACATTATCAATACTAAAGTCCATGTCCATTCCATTACCGTTATTCTTGAAGCAATCTATCAATTTCTTGATTAATCGTGCATAATATTGTGCTTGCTCAATGTTTATCTTTATTGCGATTTCTTTTACCAAATCAGATAATATCGACATCAATTTATCTACAAGGTATTGAATTAAGTAATCTCGAATAGACCTTATCAAATTCACAATAAGTTGTTTAAACTTCTCAATAAATCCTTCAAGATTGAAATTAACATCCTGCCCTAACAGTTTCAGATTGATTAATATTAACAAATAAACTTTTGGTGACAATATCGATTGAACAATGACATTAGCAAGGTTGTTCATTAGTTTTTCGATAAAATTTATTTGCAAACCGAAATTTAACTGGTCTGTTTCAAGATAATCGACTTTTGATAACTGTTTGCTTATCTCAGTAATACTTCCTTTGATAATTGTGTTGACTTCTTCTTTTGTTGCAGATGAATCAATACCGTTTAATTGCTGCAATAGACTTTCCGCATCAATTTTCACACCTGATGTATTAGTACCATCTGATGAATACAAGCCCATTTTATTATATTCACTCTTTTGAACCATTGAATTATATTCATCATTCGAGAAAGAGAAGAAACAATCATTCACCACAACATCATCGCTTTCAACTACAGCTGAAACCATTTTATTAATCTCGTTACGTATCAATAGTTGCTTGTATGATAAATCTAAGTCTATTGATAATAACCCAGTTAAACTATCTATCAATCTTGCAGCGACAACTTTACTATCGAATAGACGTAGTGAATTAACATAATCGGTATTAAATTCAATTAAGGTCTTGTGATGATAATAATTGGTGTCTATTTTACGATATGCTCTGTCTTGCGAAGCGTTTTTTAATTTCTGTAATGCCTTTGCTTTTTCTTCAAATATCTTACATCTTTCACTCTCAAGCTCGGACATTTTCTCTTCGTATTTGGCTAATTTATCCAATAAAGAGGTGTGCTGCCTATTATAGTTATCCTCATCGATTTCATTATCTCGAAATTGTTCTTCGATTTTCGTAATATTGTTATTGGTTTTATCTATCCGTTTCTGTCCTTTGTCGATTTCAGCATTGCAATCTTTCAATTGTATCTCGATATCAGACAGTTCATTCTCATATGTTCTATAATTACTTCCGACGATTTCTTGGGCGTTACCTATAAAGACGTGTAACACATTGAGATATGGTGTTTGCATATACGAAGGTTGCCCTTCAGCATTTCTTATCGAGTGTGAAGATTCATTAAATTCAAGAGTTAATATACCATCTTTTTTAGTTTCTTTCTCCGTCGCAGATTTAGCAGTCTCCTTAGGGTCTCTTGACCATACTTCTCGTCTAACGGCACGATTTTTCATATACCATAAGAGACAATCGAAATCAGAATCCTCACGTTCATCACTTGTATATGATGGAACGAAACCTCCGAGAGTATTCTTGAACAGATTACTTTTCTTAGTACAGGTATCCCTTACATCAAGGGCGGTTTCGCATTTTCCACAGCCGAAGTAATAATATTTACCTTTTGAACTTAATGGGGAATATTTTAATTTGTCCGTAATATCTATTTGTGACAAATCAAAAACGATGCCTTCTCTTAATATTTCATCAGTAATAAAGGGGTTTAATGAACAAGTCAATAAGTTTTTTATATTAGTCAATAATATACCTTTTACCGCAACTTCTAATGCAGGTAATCCTGTTGAAATAAAAGTTGATATTATATTTATCAATGCATCATAACCAATAGTCCCTTTGAAGCAGTCCATCAGGTACTCAAAGGGATTAGTGGAGGTATTTACTGAAAGATATGTGTTACCGTTGCTTAAATTCGGGTATTTATCCAATATTGACATAACAGCGTCAATTAATGCCAACGATTCACTTTTAACTTGTTTTATATTCGCCATTTCGTTTATGAATGTTTGTTAATAGAATAACTGTCAGTCTCAGTCTGCTCATTGTTTTCATCACTGTCCGAAGTTGTCAGAACAGTGTCTTTCAAGTCTTCCCAATTACCTACCGATTCCTCATTATCTACCATTTTTCTGACATCGCCATTGAATTTATGAATCTCAGTCATCAATTTGGCAATGTCCAATTTTCTTCCTATCGCTTTGTCTTTATTAGTAATGAAATCGTTCATCGCCTTTGCGTACTTAGTCTTAGAATCCATGATTTCATCATTCAACGCAACAGAATTTGACAGTTTATTCATTTGATTTTGAATTTCGACAATGTTCTTATCTGCTTCGTTATATAATTCTTGTAACAATTCTTCAATTTTATCAAGTGAATTTAATCTTAACTTGTATCTCTTTTTTATTGCTGCCATATTAGTTATTTATACTTTATAGATAAGTATTACTTTAATAGTTTTTGCTTAGTAAAGAAATAAAGTTCCTTGTAACGTTTCATTGCTTCCCTAATATCCTTGGTTTCCAATCTAGTATATTCTTTAACGAAATACAAGAAAGATGTCTTGTTAAATTTTTTACTCGAAATTTGTTTAAATATTTCTTCCCAATTGGTTAACATCTCTATAAGGCAATAGCCGACGATAATTTCATTTTCAGAAGGCTTTAATACAGGATTTTCTATGTCGATTATTCTTTTAATCTCTTTAATGGTTGCTTCGATTAAATCATTATTGAAAATCATTGTTTCTATCTTGCTGTTATCGTTGGAGCGATTGTCCTTGTCACCATTTGTGAATACTACATCATATGATGATTGTCTCTGTAATTGCTTCATCATCTGTGTACGTTTGTAAATCAAATAGTTTTTACAAACCGTGCCACAGTATGAATATACTTTATATCCCTTCGCAGGATCAAAGTTATTTACTTTTGTTATCAAGAAAGACATCGTATCACAGAAAGTATCTTCAAAGTCTTCATTAGGAGTAAATAAATCATATCTCCTAATGATTGACTCTATCATCTTAGTAAAGGCGGGATAAAGTTTGTCACGAAAAATCCTATCTCTCTCCGATTGACTTTCACTTGTCACATATTTTATGAATGCCTCTTCCTGTTCTTCGTAAAAATAACCTTTTCTTTTTCTTTTCGATGGCTTTCGGCCTCTTTTCTTCGGTACTGTTACTGTTGTCTCTTCCATCCATAGGGAATTATCATCTTTATTTTAAAATTTCCTTTTTGTTATCACTGACTATTTTCTTTTTTCTATCCTTCACATAAGGGTACTCACATTTGGCTAAATCAAACCATTTTTTCACGTCTTTGTCATCTATTGTTGCTTCGTATTCAGATGTAAGACTGCCTTTTCGACCGATTAAATGTCTATATCCCTCTTTAGGTACAACAATAACTTTAAGCTTTTTGTCTGTCACTCTCAATAAGAACTCATAATTAAAGGCTATTTTAATAGATGGTTTCAAGCCTCCTATTTTGATAAAGTCATTAGTGTTAAAAATACCTCCTGTCAAATTAAATGTCGAACAATTGTCAAGGCAGTCAAAATCAATCACGCCTAATTCATTTGAAAAAGAGTTTGCCCACACCAATTCATTACCGAATTGCCATTTTGTATGTTCCTCGTTATACTGTACGTTAATAGGCAAGAAAACACTGGCACTTGTCTCGGCTTTATACCATTCGTATGCCATATTAAACCACTTGGATTGGTATTCATCGTCCATTTCGAGAATTGAGAAAAATTCAGTGTCTATTAGCTTAACAGCGGCGTTAATCTGTGAACAGAAATCAGTGTCGCCATCATTAATGACAATAGAATAATTATTCGTTAAGCCATTCATCGTTGAATTCACGATTGTAGAAACGGTTTGCAAGGCTTCTTTTGAAGAAATAACTAACAATTTTAGCTCGCCTTGAGAATAGGTCTTCGTATTGGCAATATAACTTGCCAACGATTTCTTCAAATATTCGTTATCCTCGTTTTCTAACTTATGTATAGGTAAAATTACTGTAATGTCCATTAGTTATTGTCATTTACATTATTATTGATTTCTCCATCTTTAATCATTTTGAATTCATTAATTCTTTCCTCGACGGATGCCTTGATGAAACTTGTCACATTCTCGTTCCATTCTTTATGAGAATATTTTTGATTTGTACTTTCTACACTATTTGTTAACTCCGATGGTATTTCATCTTGCATCCAAGATGCGATTACTTTTGCTAATACATCAGGCAACGTTTCTCTATTATATGTCCAGAAACCATTATTAATTACTCCTTCTTCATCTTGCATCCACTCAGGAATCGTTTCCGGTATTTTTCCGATTACAATATCACCACATCGCATTGCTTGTAGAGGTGTATGCCCAAACTCAGTGTCATCGTCAATCCATACAGTAATCGCACCGTTTTTAAGTGCTTTGCAGTATTCTTCACGACTGAAATTTCTAACATCCATAAAGGAAATGAACTTGTACACAGGATATTTCCAATAGAAAGTTTTTATTAGATTATTAACATCACTTTGTTTCTTGGAAATAACGTTTACGCAAAGTTTATGGGGCGTTAAAGGCTTTCGATAGCATTCATTAATAAATGGAGGTATAACCTTAGTCCTAACATAAGGGAATACAGATTGTATCGTATTTGCCAATTTATCAGTCGACGCTAATACATCACAAATACCATAATTTTTCCATTCGACACCCAAAGGTATAAAATCAGTCACATAATTATAATTTTGTAAAATGACATAACGTTTACAAGGGGCGTTAAGTTTATATGTCTGATACATCAAAGAGGAGAAAGCTTCAGGAATAAATAAATAATCAGAAGGTGATACTGACCAATTTCCTTTTGATATATTCATATGCGGAATGTCGGCGTATTCATCACCTAACCATTCCCTTACACCGATAAATGTCTTGTTTGTGTCAATATATTTTTCTTTGCGATTTAATTCATCAAGTTCTTCATCACTATACTCATTGTCTAACTGATAAAGCATTGTAACATTATATTTGTTATCCTTGAGAGTTTTCGCCATTTCATATATATATTCCATACTACTGTTTGGAACATTTTTACAGTCGGCAATGAAGAAATATATAGTGAAATTATTATTTTTAAGGTCAGCTATTGCCTTGTCAATTCTATCGATAACCGTATTATTCATTTTCGTCGATTTCATAAATTATTCCATTATTAACTAAAGTATTTAAACATAATACTTCACTTAGTGTAAAACTATCCTCTAATTTCAATGAGCCATCAGGATTATAATTGATATCTAGCACGACACCTAATATATCTTTCATTATCTCAAATTTAGCCGTTATCGCCGTGTTGTCTGACTTAACGTCCGTCATTTCTTTTGATACCAAATCAAGGTCATCGTTTATCTCGCCGTCTTCATTGATAATTTCAGTATCTGGTTTTGCCCACACTTCAGTTACCGTTGTCTGCAACTGGTTATCATTACCATTTACAGACGAACTAATCCATTCCATTAATTTGTCAAGATTAATGGTATACGATTTATCATTAAACCTCAGTATTTCCATAGTTCTCAATTATATCCGATAAAACATTATTTTCGTCGTGTATTACATCAATAAAACCTTCATAGGTATATTCTGTCTTTATTTCTTTGTTATAAGGTGTCTCTATCTTGAATACCTTTTTGCCTTCTGGTACATTTTCGATTAATTTTGGGTTCGCAGTTATCAGTAAGTCACATTTATCCCATACAGTCATACTGTCCGTCGGAAAATAAATTTCACGAACTCTCGTTCCGATTCTGGCTAAAAAAGACAATGTCGACTGAATGCTTAAATTCATTTCAAAAGGACTTACGAACAATACTTCAGGTATTTTATCATATTCAAAGTTCCTAAGAGTATTTTGAAGCCATAGCGACATTTCAGAAGGTATTTTCTTATCCATCACTTCAGCACGACCGAATAAGTCATATGCGGCATCTTCGTACTTAAAACGATAATACAAGTCTTTATCAGTATTTCCATCCTGATCTGGGAATGGGAAAATATTAAAGAAATCAAAATCTGTAACTTCTTCTTCCGTAATTTCAAAAGAAGGATCTATTATCTTTTGATAACATTTAATAAACTGATTCGTGTAGTCTCTTACTACATCATTTAAATCTATTGCAATTCTCATAATCTTTAAACGCCAAATGCCTTTATTTCTTTACCGTCCTTATTAATCAAGGCAAACCTTGGATAAGCATAGTCGAGATTATAACGTTTGCCACATTTACATTCATGTAAACAGATACGTTCATACGTAAATGGATTAAACATAGGAGGTGCTTTGCTTATTAATTCCTCACCGCATTCAGGGCAATAGAAATGTTTAACTATTACATGTTCGACTTCTTCATCCTTAATTAAGTCGGCGTTCTGTTCATCCTCGTGTAGACGAGTCAAGGTCTTATTTATTCGGTCATTGTATTGTTTCTCGTTATCAAGAATAGCATTTCTCTGTTTGTTCAGCTCTTCTTTATATTGTTCCTTGTAATTATCGTCGACATTAATGTCGAAATCTTCACTGAAATCATTGTTTTCTTTTTTTCTGTCTTCAGTAAGCTGTTTCATGTAACGGTTTAAAATACTATCACTCATTGTAAATACTTTAATCTTATTTATATTTTTATTATAGTCATAATCAAGTTAAAAATCAATCGGTGAACGATAACTGCTCGTAATCTCCCTTTTTATTGTAAAAGCTGTATAGAAAGCATTTCGGCTCTAATATTACTAAAGGCATAAGGCAATCCTTTACGTACTTATCACCCATACCACTTTTTAAATAAGCAATGGTTAAATGGGGGTGGTAATCTTTAAACTCTGAATGTGAAGGAAATTCATCTGTAATACTTTTGTTTGTATCTTTTAATAACACTGATTGGGCATCGCATTTAAGGACATCATATTTGTCATTTTTAAATAAAGATATGTTTGTCAATATTGTCTTATAATGTGAGATGTCTTTAAGGTGTTTTTTAATTTTTACAATGTCAGTATTATTATCAAGACAAGGGACTAATGTCACGTGTGTTTCTTTTTCGATACCGTAATCATTTGTACTTTCATCGTCGAAATAAAGTTCATCATTAGGTATCTTAGACTGTAAGTCTTTAACAAATTCGGGGGTGTCGAATTTTATCATTAAGAAGGCATATTTCTTATCGTCCATTTATACTATTTCGTATTTTTATTATTCTCAAGATATTTTTTAAGACAATCGTGGCATAAAACAATACCGAAAGTCTGTTCACAAATTTGGGCATCCAAATATTCGGTAGGTGAAATTTCATTAGCCTTTGTTTCATCATCAAATATATCCTTTGGTTTAAATATAGGCAGATAATCGACTTCTTCCGTATTATATTCTATTGTTTTACCGCAGTGCTCACATTTATATGTCTTTATATAATCAGTCTCACCAAATGGATTCAATATAATCTCTTTCTTCGTCTTTGACTTGTATTTATCATCCATTGATTTACTATAATATTTTTTCATTAAATCAATTCCGTTTTTGACATTTCGTGATTTAAGACTGACTACATAGAAACCATCATATTCATTTATATATGACAAATGTAGATTATCAAATTCGAACTTAAACATATTGTCGTATTTGTATGCATGATTCGTGACAAAAGATAATGTATTTATGTCAATGATGTCAGAACGTAATTTCTCGTTTTTAATTTTCTCAATTTCTTTAATGAGACCTTTTGATTTGAAATCCTTGCTATCTGGGTATTTTGATATGTACAAGTCAAGCATTGAATGGGTATCGTCAATTTTACGAACTACGACACGTTTTATGTATTCTTCGATATAATACCTTGGAGTAAAATCGCCTCTTGTCAACTTGATGCTATAATTTTGATTATGTTTGAATAATTCATAACCTTTATACACCCCTTCATGATCGACACTTACTTGATTAATACCGTCGTCATTTATTTCGTTAGGCTGTATGGTAACAATGTCAAGATTATCGTCATTCCAACATTTTACAAATTTTGTATCCATTTTTTCACGACGCATTGCCAACATCGGTGTATAGTATTCGTAATTCTTGGCTTCACGGTCGACACGGTATGTGCGGTCTCTAAGCTCCTCGACAGCTTGCGTCAATTCACCTCGAAGCAATGCCTTGGATACTCGGTTATCTTGTACTTTCTGTTGAATTGTCATACCGTCTAATTGATGTGATGCCCCACTTTGCTTAAAAAGAATGTCTTCGGTCGTTTTCATTCCATAAAATAGACCATAGAACAAGGAACGTAATTTAGATAATATTTTCATTTTATAACGATGTTAAGAATACGTTTATTTAATTCTTCTTGGATTGCTTCATATATTTGATTATATTTTAAACGTCTTTCGTTTATTCTCGTAAGTTCACCATTGCTTAATGACATTCTCAAACGTATGAGGCAATTATCTATCTGTTGCTTGATGACATCATAATAGCAAGACAAATCCTGTATGGTCATTCCCTCTAAGGTTTCTTTTTTAGTTATTGACATATTATTTTATATTACATCTTTATATAATATAAAGTTAATACTGTCATAAAATCAAAAAAGTGGTATACCATCGTTATAGTATACCACTTCGAAATCAAAAGCCACTTGAGGCATAACCTTGTGAGCCTCGTTCTTTATTTTCTTTTATTTTAGCTACGTTCACCAAATTGACTTGATAGCCATTGTATACAGGACATAATACGGCTTGAGCTATTTTAGCACCATTAGTGATAGTAAAATCTTCGTTTGATAGATTGTGGACTATTACACCTATTTCACCAGTATAATTACTATCAATTGTACCAGGGGAGTTGGCGACTACAATACCGTATTTAAGAGAATACCCACTTCGACTGCGCACTTGAATTTCGCAATCCTTAGGGACTTCAACATATATTCCTGTATGTACCAATACTCTTTCAAGTGGCTTAACGACTATAGATTCATCTTCCACCCACGCATACAAATCAAAACCACTGTTTCCACTATCACCGTTTTCGTCACATTTTCCGTAAGTTAAATCAGCGTTAGGAGATTTATTTACATATTTAAGAATTCTTTTTTCCATTAAATTTCAGTATTATTAATATTATTAGTTTTGTTCTCATTCTGACGATGGCATTCTATTGCCGTCAATTGGTTTGCAATTTTGACTAATTGGCACAAAGGATTAACGTACATATCAGCTTTTTTATTATCGTCATCTTTGTCAATAATTCTGATTGCCTCATATTCTTCCTCTGTGAGTTTTATACCATACTTTTGACAGAGATATATTGAACGTTCACCACATTTTAATGTTGTTGCCATATTAGGATTAAAATCGAAGACATAACCGTTTTTAATTTTCCATTGTTGATCCTGAGGTACGAACATTTCAGCTTTTGAAATATGCTGTAGTAACAGAACTTTCATCAAAGTGTTAGAATCAACTTTCAAAAATGGGTGCTTCATTCGTTGTTTCACATTTAAACCGAAAGCATCCTCATTAATATGGTAAGCAATCACACATAGATGATTCAAGACGGTATCTATCATACTGCCGTCATATGCACAGCCGCTGACAGTCGATAGAGTGAAGCTTGCCCTTTTAAGTTTATCACCGATTTCACTTATCATTTCCTCGGAATAACAACCATACTTCTTGAGTCTTTCAACCCACTGCACAAAATTTGAATTAAGTTTTTCTTCAGTAATCATTTTAATTTCTTTTTAACATTGCAAATGTACTACTTTATTGTCTACGGGTTATATTTATGATTGTTAATATTTACTAATTATTTGTTTATGGCAAGAAAAAAGACCTCGATTAAATCTACTGATAGTATACAGAACGAAAAAGCGATTAATAAAGAAAGGGAGTCTGTTATTGACTATAAAATAAAATTAAGCTGTAAAAACAATAAACAAAAGGATTTCGTAAATTCACTAAAAGATAATAGTAAAGAAATTTGTTTTGGTGTAGGTGCTGCTGGTACAGGAAAAACGTATTTATCATTGGCTACATCATTAAAGTTATTAATAACTGAGAGTGAACGTTTCAAGAAAATTTTTATTTTTGTCAATCCTTGTGAATCGACCCATAGTCTATCTATCGGTTTTTTGAAAGGAACTTATGAAGAAAAAATAGAACCTTATATTCAAAACGCATTAAACAATATCCGTAAGATTCTAGAAGCTTCTGGTAATACCGATTGCGATTGTTTATTGGGCAATCTGATAACGAAAGGAATAATTAATTTTGAGATAATTAATTATGTGAAAGGTAAGACTTTTGAGAATTGCATATGTCTTGTTGAAGAAGCTGAGGACCTGTCAAAAGACGATATATTGTTATTATTAACGAGAAAGGGTGGTCACGACTGTAAATTCGTAATTAGTGGGGATGATAAACAGATTTCACGTACTGATATTCGTAAGAATAAATCAATCGAAGGATTAAGCTATGCTGCGAGGGTATTGTCTCCATTGGATGAAGTGGCTGTTACCAAATTCAATAATGATGATATTGTAAGAGATAAATTGATAACAAAGATAATAGAACTGTTTAATAAAAATGATGGTGATACTAATTGATAGTATCACCATTTGTATTATTTCTTTTTATTCTTACCAATATATTTCATTTGGCATTCATAAACATTGTTGTTATCATCCAAAAATAAAAATTTATTACCCATTTTCATCGCCTTTAAATTACCAAGTTCATCATTATGCGAAATCCCTTCATTCAACAACGTTTCTTTTAGATTACCTAATTTTTCATTTATAACACTTTCTACAATAGTCTTAATTAGCGAGTAATCTATTACCGTAGAATTATCATTAGTATTGACGATTTGTTTTTGTTCTGCTATTTTTGTTGATTGACTCTGTTTATCGCTCTCCTCTAATTTTTTTTGTATATCTTGTACGTTTTTGATACCTGGTATTCGTTGACTTAATTTCTTGGTGAACTCCGTCATATTATTGTCTTCATACATATTGGCATCAAGTTCACAAGGATTATTCAATATTGATTCAAGTATTCTGTTAGGGACTTTCGTATTATGATTATATCCATTATTTGAACGGGAAGCTCTTTCCTTTATTAACTTCATCTCGGCTTCGGCTGAATATTGTTTCTTCTCTTTCTCACTCGGTACGTATTTACCAAATACTTGGTCATCATAAGTCTTGAGCTGCTCCTCCAAATTCATTTTTCTTTGTTGTGGTTGTTGAGCATTACCCGATGCGACTTGTTGGTCAACTTTCTTGCTGATTTCCAACATTCGTTTTAGTGTGTCATTTGCCATTTGTCTAATTATACTATTATTATTTAATATAATGTAGTAACCTTCATAATTTCAATTATTTCTTTTTTAGTTTATCCAAATCGATTTTCCTTGGATTTTGCAATTGTTGCCTTAGTCTTTCCATTCCACGTTCGGTATCGGTCTTGTAAGGCTCAACAGCCGGGTGGTCATTTGTTACTTTATTCATTTCATCATTATCGTCGTTGTCGATGCCTTTGACACGTTTAACCAAATCGGAATACTTTATTGGTTTTGATGTATCACCTAATCGACTTCTTAGTTTATCCAAGTCGATTTTCCTTGGATTTTGCAATTGTTGCCTTAGTCTTTCCATTCCACGCTCGGTATCGGTCTTGTAAGGCTGTTCGGAAGGAGACTTTATATTATTATTATTATTATTATTATCTTTCACCTTTTCAGTAGGTTCTTTCAATTTAGGACCAGTATCGTTCGATGAAGGTGTGTCGAGATTTTTAAAGCCATTCTTAGTCTTAATATCAGACAACTTGATTGGATTTTGCAATTGTTGCCTTAGTCTTTCCATTCCACGCTCGGTATCGGTCTTGTAAGTGCCATTATCTTTATCGGTGGAGGCTTTCATACGTGGTCCTTTTGATGGAGTATGTAATTCGGTATTTACGATATTTTCATTTCCAAACTTGGCGATTTTGTATACGACGCTCATCGTGTCGTCCCCATTTGGGTTAAAGTCGCCTAAACCCTTATAAAAGAAATCCGCAGGTCTATCGAATGTCTGATTCGTTTCTTTCCATGCTGATATTCTATCCAATCGGAAGAATTTCCAACTAGGGACACGTGATGTTGTATCGCCATAGGGTTGGAAACATCTTATAACAGGATTGCCTGCCTTAGTTAAACCATAGGCATACACTTCAATAACTCTTGCACCCGCATTTTTATCTTCACCTTTTGTATGATAATTGATAATAACCCGTTTATGACGATCTATCACATCGTTGACCTCGCTGATGGATACATCTTCATTTAATAACAATTTATCTATAATATCTCCGAATATTGCCATTTTAAAATTAATCTAAATTATAAAGGTAGACAAAAAAGTCACCCCATTATAGAATAAATAGGATGACTAATATCATTTAACCAATTATATTACCGTGTCTGATACTGACCTTCTCTTACATTTTCTGACGTATCCACTAATTTTGCCGAATAAATATTCTCTTGATTGTAAAGGCTTCGAGCCAAAGCGGTATTTCTTGCCTCATTATCGTCTTTATTACCAGGCCCACTGCTGATGGCAGTATCGAAATTAGTATAACTGATGACGTTTAGTGTACCATTACAGTTCGGTAATGAGAATGTGTGTCCACCATAACCAGTACCTTTACCTTGTGCATCGCCTGTTGCCAAGGCATCAGTATGTGTTACTGAATATTGATCCTCTCTATTATAATCGGAACGCACCTCTTCCACGTGACGTTCTTCCATACTTCTTTTCTCAAGACATGATTTCATCTGTAAACTTCATTTAATTTATTATTCTATAAATATCAGTAACGTTACTTTTTAGCGTTACGTTTTCGCATTCTTTCCTCGGCATCCCTCTTCGCCTTAGCATACGATGGGTTACGTTCTTCGGGAGTTCTGTTGTCGCCTCCTAAGAATGGACTGAAATTCCTTTTTCTATCAGCTTCCGAATATGGAGTGAATTTGTCAACCATGGCTTCCACCACATTATTCAAGGCATCCCTTGCAATATGCCTAAGGTTATTCTCATTAATTGTAATCTATTTCATTATCGTCTCCTGTAATAATCATTATATATTTCATCTGTCAGACCATTGTCGAGTAGCACAATGGTCGGATAACCATTCCTCAAAGTCATTCCATAATTTCGTCTCACCAACATATCACCTATCGGTGGTTTATAACCTCCTATGTATTCGTCCCAATTCATCAAGTCTTCATTTTCCGACATTTCTTCATATGTCGAGGTATCCATCATATTATTACCACATAGATAACCTAGGTTTCTTTTACCATACCGTAAGGCATATGAGGTTATAAGGAAACGATAAAAAGTATTTTCATCAATTCCGAGACATTCCTTAAAATCCTTTGCCGTTGCTGGTAATACATATTCAGTGACTATCCATTTACCTTCATCGTCTGAATCATATATTTCTGGTACAATACCCATCTGTTCCAAATAATAGTCTTTTTGTCCTTCTTGACCATTTTGGGCTATTCCCTTTTGATTGATTGCCAATTTAAGCACCTTTTGATCACTCAATTGGAAGACGACCCTCGAAGAACCTTTACCTATCGAATTACCAATATGTAATTTGCAATAATTATAACGTCCACGAAATGAATTTATTCCCGATAAGACATCAAGACTAAATTCGTCGTCTTGCGCCTCTTTTATTAATCTTATTTGATTTTCAGATAGATAGATTGTTTTAGGGCTTACCGATTCATATTTAATGCCATTACCATTCGATATACTATTTGTTATATCGTTAGTCTGAAATTTTGTGACGGTAGGTTTCATTTTACTATGCGTTTGACGGTCTTTTGTATGCGGTTTTATAAAAGCGTTTGCAATGCCCGCATCTTTCTTCGCTTGTTTGAATCCCTTTATTGCTGTAGTCGCCGTATTCAAGGTATTATTTACCCACGTCTTAATTACGTCGCCTCCATTTAATTTGTATTCATCCGAATTAACATCACCTTGGAAACTATCGAAATAATTTTTCAGTCGTTTCATTTCTTGATATTTTATTCCATTCATTGACAAGACGTTGTTTAAACGTTTGTATCCGTCAACATCTTTATCCCCTGTGTAATTCTTCAATGTGGCAACCAAGTATTTCCTTACACCTTTTGGTAACGGGAATTGCCTATTTTTAAGGTCTTTATTTCCACCTTCTAAAAGTAAGTGTATCATATTGCCTATTATTTAACCTTATTATTCGAGAGTAATTTCATAATGAGTTCTTTTTTCCATTTGTAAGGTATATTATTCATATCGACGTTTTCAAGTATTTTATTCAGCACTATTGCTTGTTGCCTTGAATTAAGATTACTCATTGCATTTACCAACATATCCGTTTTATAATCAACCCCTTGCGGTATTTTAACCAAGTTGTCATTATTGTCGCCATTGCTTAGAATATCGAGTTCATCGTTATTATAGAAATCATCGACATTATCATTGTTCACATCAACCCCTTCTCTCATACAATGATGATATCCATTGGAGTAATTGTTAAATCTACTGTATGTTTGAGGTGTCATGGATGCTGCAACCCTATCGCCTATCAAAGTGTCTCCGCCTTCGGTGTCATCAATTTTACCATCTACTCCTATTTGGGTCTGACCGTTGCTCGAAGGCATATCGTTTTCGTTATCTATGTAATCGAAGTCACATTCATCGGCTTCTCTTAATTGCTTTCTCGTAAGTTTTATAATCTTTGGCATAATATTGTCAACTATTTATTACATATAATATAAATATGTAAAACTCCTATGAGTAACATACTTGAGCATAATAGAAATATATTCGACTTTATACTTAACCGAGAAAATTATTGGGACTTTCATCTAAGCACGAATTATAGGACAGGGGGTAATTTAAATGAAGGATTAACCACCCATTGTCTTTCTTCGTTTATTGACTTCAATAACCCTGAATGCGTATTTATGGACAAGGCATATTCACTATCGGATTATAGATGGGAAAATGCAGTCAATAAAGGGGTCACATTAAATAGTATCGGATACACAGGTGTTGATAATGGGTACGTAAGTTTCGATAAGGATTCAATCACAAATCACGAGTTTTTAAGATTGTTCACGAATTCATCATTATCTATTGAAAAAGATGATTTAAGATTTACGTTGAATAAAGTAAACGGTAATAATATGTTATATGACTACAGTAATAACATTGCCGTTAATGACGGAATTGGTGTTGCAAGACTAAGAGGAGGTTTTTATCAAGGATTTTTCAAGACTAAATGTAGCGACTATCAGGTACTTCCGTCAAATATAGATAATGGCATAACTATTGAAATTACTTTAAATAAATGTGGAGATTACATAACTGACAAGAGATTATTAAATACCGTTCACCCATCTAATGAAGGTATGTTTTTCTTCATAGGTACTCGTGCCGAGAATAAATGGATTAAAAATTACACGACTGAATATTCTAATGAAATCGATAATTCGAAATATTTCAAAGACGGCTATACGAAGGATGATTTTTATATAAAAGAACATATGAATGACCAATATATTAAAGAGATTGATGATACAATTATCAATACTGAGTATATGAAGCAACCAGAAGAATGTAAAATTGGCAACTATTTGTCTGACGATTATTCAGAGGATGGTTATTTTGATAATGAAAATAAATGTGATATTTACCATAACTATTTTATGGATGGCTATCTGAACGACAATGATGAAAGCATTAATGATGACGATTTTACGACAGAAGAAGGATACGATATTTATCAGCCTAACATTGAAGAGATAAGAACTGATAATAAGTTCATAACATATAATCACACGAAAGATGGTCTTGACATCAACAAAGATGACGGAAAAAATGAAACAATATTATATAATGTAAAATGTCCTGAAATGGAAAATTATTTTACATTATTTAATAGGGCGGACAAAGGATGCACGACCGAAAATATAGATTCTTTGTTGAAAATAGAAAGCAAAAAGTATTCTGTTAACAATGATATAGCTAATAATGCATTGGGGTTTAGAATTACTGATGATGGTAGAATAGGATATCGTTACTTGATTAAAGATTGTGACAACGAAAAAGGATTAGGAATTATTGAGGAATATACAAATAGTCATATAATTGATAACGACAAATGGTATACTGTTTCTGTCACATTGCATAAATGCTCTGTAGATAAAATGAAATTGTTTTTCTATTGTAATGGAAAATTAAAGATGATATCAAAGGAAATTCCTATATTGCGGTTACATGAACTCAACGACCTATATAGTAAGCAGGAAGGTGTACCATATAATATATCAATAGGCGGAGGTACACAAGGATTGTGTGATGTTATTTATCCATTGTATCGAGATAATCCTTCTATTGTATATCCATTAGAAAAGTACTTTGCTGGTAGTTTTATTGGGGATATTCGATTATTTAGATTCTATTCTTGCGAATTAAATGGAAGTGAGATTGAAAATAACTACAAAAATGATATTATTTAGACTTGCAGTAAGATATTTATAATTAAATAATTTTATTTGATAATGATTAACGGAATAACATATTTCAGAAAAAATTCTCCTTATAGTGGAGACGTTACGAAAAATTGTGCCCTTGACGGTATCGAGGTGGACAATAATTTCTTTGTCCTTGAAGGTCGTGACATAAAATCACTAAGAATCGAAGATAGTGACATTGTCATTGAATTGCTAAACGGTGATATTATGCGTTCTGCTGATGCACTAAAGGGTATTACAGATTTGCAACAAACCTCAATATCAGACATTGTGTTTGACAAAGAAAATGGAATATTGAAATTCACGAGGAACGGAGAACAAATAGCGATTACAGGTTTTGCTACTGAAATGAATACAGGTGTTACAGTATCAGTTGACGATAGTCTTAAAGGTAATGGGCTTGCAGCCAATCCTGTATCAATTTCGCCCATGTTTAAAACAGGACAGTATAGACCAGTCAAAAGACTTATATCCGTGGCTGATGGTGAGAAAATGCCAAATTGCAGCGTTTCTGTTGTCGGTGATAGATACCTTACTAAAGAAAATGTAAGTACCTACGGAATGTTATACAATTACAAGGCAGTCAAAAAGATTGCATGTAATTTGCGTGACGCAAATTCTCCTTGGAGAATACCGACAAAAGAAGATTGGGATGATATGCTTAACGCTGTCGAACCTTGTCCAAGTGATAGAGAACACAGTTCTGCATCTGCCAACAGATATCTTGGAGAATACGCAGGAAAACTATTAAAATCAAAGGATTTATGGTTACATTCAGATGTGACTGACGGTTGTGGTGGAAATGGTACTTGTATTATTTATGATACTAACTGCGATGCAGTTGCCAATTCATGCGGAGATAATAATTGTGAAAATTCAGACAATGATAATTGCTGTTGTAGTTGTGATTGTGATGGTATACCTACAGATGGTCTTGATGCATTCGGATTCCGTGTAGTTCCATCAGGTTATGCTGACGATGGGCAAAATTTTGTATTCTTCGGAGAAAGAGCTTATTTCTGGACGGCAACGAATTCAAATTGCGAGAGTGTATATGTTAAACGTTTTGAGAACAACAAGAATTCTGTTTATCAAAATGTAATTGCAGGCCAAAATTATCTTTCACTTAGATTAGTTAAGAATTATAATGGCAATAATTTCCATGAGAGTGAAAATATATTGTCGGATCAATATCCAACAGTACTAATGCCATCTGTAAAGAATGGTCATTCAATATGGACTTCCGTCAATATCTCATTAGATTGTGGAAATTGTGGTAGACGAATTGAACCAAATAACGGTTTGGAATTAACTAGTACGACTAAATTTTATTTGAACGAATGGGATGGTAAAAATTGGCTACGAAACGAATTAAAGGATGGTGAAAGTGTTGTTATTATGAATTCACCTAATGGTCAGACAAATGATGAATATCGTTTAAGCAACGGTAAATTAATAAATGTCGGAGAATTTGTAAAAGAGACTGTAAATGGTAATATTAACCCTAAGCTTGATGAATTAAACGCTAAATTAGAAAATGAGATAAATCGTTCCATTGCTAAGGATACATTAATTGAAGATACAATTAACAATGAATTGAAACCAAAATTGACACAGAATTCGGAAACTATCGAAACTGTCAATAATAATTTGGTTGCTTCAATAAATACGATAAACGATTCAATCAAGACCGTTAATGATAACTTGGTCGATGCCGTCAACACTATTAATGGCGGAATTGCAACTGAAATTCAGGAACGAAAGGATGCTGATGAGGAGATTAAGGCTACCGTTACAACAAACAAAGAAGTCTTAGATCAAGAGATTGAAAGAGCTAAGTCAAAAGAGGAAGAATTGGACAAGGCAATTACAAAAGAAAAACAAGATCGTGAAACTAAAGACACTGAATTAGAAGATAAAATTGAACAGTATATAAATACTGGCAATGATGGTTATGCTCAATTGAAAGAACGTGTCGATGCAAACGAAGCCTCAATTGATAATTTGGATAACAGAATTGACACTACAGATTCAAACCTAAATCATACCAATCAGGTATTAACTGATTTCGGAAAAGAGACAGAAAAGGCATTTGAACAGATTAATAAGGTTATTTCTGATGGTTTCAACACTATTAATGGCGGAATTGCAACTGAAATTCAGGAACGAAAGGATGCTGACAACACAGAAAAAGATGAGAGAATCGCTTCTGATAATAAAATTAAGGATGCAATATTAACAGATGAGGGTACTTCATTTGATACTGATAAAGGTATTTTAACTTTAAAGAGCAAGGGTGGTATAAATGACATAAAAGTTCAGTTCTCTATGAATTTTGGAGAATTCTAATAATATTTATTAATGCGTAATATAAAAGATATGAAAAATAAAGAATATAGTCTTCAACTTTTAACACATAAAAGCGAGATTTTTGCAACCCGTGAGGATGCAATTGAATATTTCAATGAAAATTTTAGACCGAATTCACTGATTGGAGAACCAGCATTGGCCTTTTACGGAGACCAAAAATCTCCGAATGCCATTATCGCCATTGGCACGTCTGACAGGAAGATATTCTGCATTGACGCTAATGACTTAGATGAAAGAATTTCGGCAATCTCTAATAGTTCGACGACGGAAAAGGAGAATATTTCAAATGCACTTGCGTCAATAAACGAGATAGTCAAGGCTTGCGGATTCGTCGTCGATGAAAACAAGATAAAGGACAAAATTACTTATACACCCGATCCAAAAGATAAAGTTATCGGAAACGCTGTATCATTATCTGATGCTGTTACAAGTCTTTCAGACTTCATTCAGCAAGGCTTCAGTGACAACGGTATTAAAGTAGAGGACACGAAATCAATCACATTGACTTATTCAGATAGTGCAGATGGGAAAAAAGTACTGAAAGCCAACGTTAAATTGTCCGCAAGCGGCGATTCTGACAACGTTGATTTTAACAACAACATCATCTGTCAGAAAGAAGACGGACTATACGCAGCTTCTAACCTTGAATATGACGCAGACAAAAATGAACTCACATTCACCGCAAGCGGAATTAAAGATGGTAAGTTTCGTGACGACGCATATCGCAAGGTTATCAGCCTTGGCAAACATACTGAATATGTAGCAGATAATATCGCACATAGCATCGATGTTAAGATTGACTCTGAGAAGCAATCCATCTCAGCCGATGCGAAGTTATCTGAAGATGCCAATAACATATTGGGACTGCAAGACGGTAAACTATTCGTTGATGGTCGTGCATCCAACATAAAATATGAAGGCAAGACAGTATATAAAAGTATTAAGGAACTTGAAGCCAAGTCAGATACTGTGGAAAAATCCGTAAATGACATAAAAGCGGATATTGATGACTTTAAGAAGAACAGCAAGATACATGGTGACACAACTGATACCGTTGTCGTTACGGCGACTGAGGAAGATACGGGGGGATATCACGTGTCGGCAGGTTTGCGTCTTGGAAGTGATAGAACCATCATCGTGAAAAACGGAGGCATTGAGGCCGATGTTGAGCTTTCGGCTAACGCCAAGGAAGGTACTCTTTTATTACGTTGCGGTAATCTGACCAAGGTAATTACATTGCCGAATGTTGATATTGTAGAGGATGCTCACTATGATTCTACGACCAAGAAGCTTGTCATAATATTTAAGAATGATTCACGTGTTGAGATAGACATGCAAGCACTCGTTAAAGAATTTACATTTGTCGAGACAGGTCCGGTAAGTCTCATTGAGTCTCCTAATGACAGCAACGGTAATAAGGTCAAGGCTGAACTTAAACTCTCTTCTAACGACAACATGCTGTCTGTCGTCAATAACGAGTTAGTTGCGCCAAAGTCAATAGTAACAGATGCAGTAAAGGCTGAGTCCGACCGTGCTCTTGCTGTAGAGAAAACATTGACTGACGGCCTTTCTGCTGCTAACAAAGCAATACATGACGAGACAGACAGGGCAACGGCAGCAGAAAGCACTCTTTCAGTTAAGTTGGATAACAACATAGCGACTACGACCGCCATTAATTCTGACGTTACAACGTTAAAGACTGAAGTTGTGAACATGAAGGCACAAGACGTTGCTTTAGCTACTGCATTGACTACAGAACAGACACGTGCCACTAATGAGGAACAACGTATCGAAAGCTTAGTCAACTCCCACTATAATGAGGCAAATGCACTTCATGACGAAATAAAGACCAATGTCAAAGATTTGACCAATAAGGTCAATGAAACAAAGCTTGATGTCACCAACGCAAATAATGCGATAGGAAACGAAGCAAGCGAAAGAACAAGGCAGGATGACATAATAAAGGCGGATGTTGCCGATTTATCCGCCGATATTGCTACGCTTAACGCAAGCGAGGACACACCCTATTCTGTAAGACATATAGTTAAGACAGAATACACTGACAATCTAACCCAACTGATAGGTAACGAGACTGACCGTGCAACGCAGAAAGAAAACGAACTTGCCGATAAGATAGAAAAGTTCAGTGCTGAGACTAATGGCAGTCTTGCTGACGCTCTTTCCGAAGCCAAGACGTACACCAATAATGAAGTCGGAAAACTCAGCACGTCTGTGAATACGAATTTGGAAAAAGCAAAGGTTGAGGTATCTAAGGCTTTATCAGATGACGCTACAGCAAAGACAACTGCGGCTCTTTCCGAAGCCAAGTCATATACCGATGCAGCAACCGCAACACTGACTGCCAAGGACACTGAGATTGACAGCAAGATTGCTGAGCTTGTCCAAAAGGACAAAGATACGGATATCGTGTTGTCAACCAAGATAGGCGAAGTTACTGTTGTCAAAAATAGTCAAAGTGACTTGCAATATACATTGATGGTAGACGGCAAGCCTTCAGGTGAGATAAACATACCTCAAGACCAATTCGTTGACAGTGTTAACTATGATGAAACAAATAAACACATCACTTTCGTATTCATCACCAAGACAGGCAATAAGACTGTTGAAATCGACATTTCAGACTTGGTTGACAACTATGTCAACGGAGATGGCATATCATTAGATGGAAATAAATTCTCATTGAAGATTGATCCTTCTTCTGAAAGCTATCTTACCGTAAGTGAAAACGGTGTTAAGCTTTCGGGAATCAATGATGCTTTAAACGTGAAAGCAAATGTTGGTGATTCATATACAAAGACTGAATCTGACAGCCGATACCTGACTGAGCATCAAGATATCTCAAGTCTTGCGACTAAGATGGAGCTGAATGTAGTTACGGACAATGTGAATCGGTTAGACGAAAAAGTTAATGAGAACATTTCAGCAATTGATATAATCAACGGAAATTATGCACAGGAAGGGTCAATCGCCAAGGCTTTGGTAGATGCCAACAGATACACCGACAAAAAGATGGAAGATGAAGCTGTCATTGCACGTGCCGCAGAGAAGGCGAACGCAGACGCAATAGCTATCATCAACGGTAACGAAGCACAAGAAGGCTCAGTGGCAAATGCGATAAAGACATCAAAAGACTACATCGATTCTGAGATAAAAACAGTGGAGACTTCCATAGAAACTACCAAGAACGAACTGAAAGGTCAGATAGACAAGAAGGCCAACGCCGACAATGTTTACACCAAGGTGGAAATCGACACCAAAGGCTTCCTTACGCAGTCGAATATTGACAGTCTTGCCGCCAAAACGGAAGTTGAACAAGAAGCCATACGGGCGAAAGCCTCAGAGAAGGCGAACGCAGACGCAATAGCATCACTTAATGGGCAAGTGGCATCCAACGCAACTGACATACAGTTGCTTAAGAATGAATCCACAAGGCTTAGCCTGACTGCCACGGAAAGCAATTCAGTAAAGACAACTGTAAGCAAGTCCGATACAGGCACTACCATAAATGCAGATGTCAAGCTTAATCTCTCAGGTCAAAACATACTGAAATTGGACGGTAATGGCTTGTATGCCAACGTTGAACTCACATACAACAAGGCAACAAATATATTAAGCCTTAATAATGGTATATCAACTACGGACATTCAATTATCCAAGCAGTCACTCGTGACCGCAGGGTACTATGATTCCAATACAAAAAGTATTGTATTGGTAATAGCCAAGGACGACGGTACAAGCGAGAAAATCTCGATACCCGTAGGCGACCTCATGAACGCATGGAACGTAGAGAACAACGATAAGAACCCTATCAAGCTTGCTAAGTCACCTGACGCTAACGGCGTAGACACCCTTACAGCAAGATTGGATATCTCTACTGAAAGTCATAATGCAATACTGAACGACAACGGTACGCTCTACGCATCTAACGAGGCATCGAAGCTCACGGCTTTATGGGGCGGCACGGAAGTGACCATTCAAAAGGCTATCGAAGACCTTAAAACACAGACTGACAAGGTCGGAGGCATGTCTGTCGATATCGACACGTTGAAATCAGACGTACAGCAGTCGAAAACAGACATATCCAACTTACGGTCTTCTGTTGACAGTATCAACAGCAAGGTTGAACAAAACGTTAAGGATATCGGGTCTAATAAGGGAGCAATCGACACGTTAAAAGGTCAGATCATCAACTTAAGCTCAGATGTTACCAACCTATCGAGCAGCTTTAATGAACTGTCAAACAGCTTCAAGCAGCTTTCTGATAAAGTTGATGCTCAAGAGGAAAGAGTTAGCACTCTCGAAGCTGACATGAAGAATGTTAAGAACGACTTGCTTGCTATAGGAACTAAAGTCAATAACATTCAGAATCAACTCGGTACACCTGAGGAAGAACAGTCAAGTGTGTATGACAGACTTAAAAATATCGAAAAAGCCTTGAGCGATTTGATTGATTTTGGAAAATACTAAAGATATTTATAATTGACGGCAATACAAACCGTCAATTATAAAGGATAATAAATTAATTAATTAATATTATGGGTATATCAGATTTTAACAAAAAAATTCTACAAATTTTAAGAAATACCGAAATGGTTGCCGACCGTGCAGCTGCTATCGCAAAGATAGAAGGTATGAAGGAAGCCAAACGTGACGGTGAACTCATAGCTTGCCGTTATACTAAAGGAGATACCGTTAAGGCAATTATCGGTGTTGTAACTAAAGTAGGTGGCAAGGATGCTATCGTTACATATTTCGAAGGCATTAATAACGGCGAAACAATTCCTGATGTCATCAAAGCCTCTCTTGACAATCTGACGACTGAAGTCAATTCCATAGAGCAAGGTGCAGGTCTTGAAGACAACGGAAGCTATAAAGCTGATGCCGCTGACAATATACTAAAGACCTCGACATCACTAAAAGATGCCGACAGTAAGTTGTCTGATGCAATTGAGAAACTTCAGTCTAACGTTGAGATAAAGAAATATGCTAATAAGGTTAGTCAAGAATTGCAGGACGCTAACTACACAAGTGCTCAAGCTGACGTATATAACGTACTCCACACCAATGAAGATGGTACTGACGAGAAAGTCGATGACTTCCAACTCACATATACGCCCCTCTCGCCTATGGACTTGAAAGTTCCTGCGACAATGGGTGACATCACACAGGGTACAAAGGCAAGTGAACTGAAAGGTAAACCATTGTCTGAAATCCTTGACAGCATCATTTTCAAGACTATCTACCCGACTGTTACCGACCCATCAGCAAGCATATCGTTCAAAGGATTCAATAACAACGGTTTGGTTGAAGTTGGTGCAACTGCACCAAAAGTGGCAGACAATTTCACAACGTCACTTTATAAGGGTAAGGTAGAGGTGAAAGACGGAGTAACCGCAACTACCGACTACGTGGGAAATGCGTCAGCAACGACAGTCAAAATGACATATGTGCCTTATGCGGCTAACGCCAATGCCGGTACAACCTCTGACGGTAGCGCAAAAAATGACGTAACGGAATTCGATGAAAAGTTCGGTCTCGGTAAATATACATATAGGGTTACTATTGACTACGTGCAAGGTTCTGTAATGAGGACATCAAAGGGCGCAACACCTAATCCAATGCCAACAACCAATAAGGGTAATGTTGCCAATCCTCATGCGGCCGGAAACGTTACAAGTGGCATAGTCACTTTGAACGCCACGCTGCCTATATTCGCTACGACTAACACTACTACCAATACCTCAAAGCAGGGTCTTATCGCTTGGGGGGCAATGACATTCGCACCTTCTGCAAAATGGCCTGCGACTACAGCCTCTGCGCCGCTCGTAATTGAGACTCCAAGAAAGATAAACACTTTCTACGCATACAATGAAGTTTCAGGCAAGTTTGACGTTAACGTTAAAAGTAGTCTGTCCTCACCGGTCGAGATAAACAAGACTTTCGGTGACAAACAGTATAAATATTTCCAATATAAATGGGTCGGCGGAGCTGCTGATTCAAAGAGATATCAGGTAGTTACATTCTAAATAAACAATTTAAACGAAAGAAATTTATAGCATGGCTAGTATAAAATTTACAAATCCTATTGCTCTCCCGGCTCCTTTTAAAGCCGGTTCTTGTGACCCTGTCGATCCAAGACAAGTAGTTGAGACCAAAGATGACATGGTTAAGAACTGTGCTGATACATTCGGTACTGTCGGAGATTATTGCCTTATTGCACTTGGACTGCATGTGTATGTTGAGACAGAAAAAGCCGAATACATGTATGTAGGCCCTTATTCAAAAGGAAATGGTATTCTCACCACTGAAGCACAAAAAGAATCTAATTGGCGTAAAGTTTCTGACGCTAATTCATCAGCCGACCACGTAACAGACAAACTGCAAGACTTACAAAGCCAAATCGGTACAGGCTTCGACGAGACTAATACAGTCAAAAAAGCCATCGAGGACGAGAAAGCCGCAAGAAAAACTGCGATAGAAGCATTAGACAAGGAGGATGTTGCCGTAAAGGGTCAGTTCGTTGATTCAGTCAGCGAGACCGACGGAGTTATTACCGTCAGCCGTAAGTCCATTACTTCAAATGACAAGTCAGTAACTCTGAATACCAATAACGGAGTTGACGTAAGTGTGAACATCGACGGCACTACCATCGTACGCAACGAAAACTCGGGTAAGCTAAGCGTAGCAAGCGAAGCGATAGTACAATATGTCGGCGCAGAGTCAGTTAAGGTCTCGGACGTTAACAAGGAAACCAATACAAAGACAATCTCACTCGCGATCGATAATGACGATGTACTGTCACAGTCTGATAAAGGCATAAAATCGTCTATAAAACTCGTTGAGCTTACTGCCGACGAACTTAAAGCCCTAGGTGAGACAAACGTCAAGACTGCATATAAATTGGTTGGTAAAGATGGTACTACAGCAAAGGGCGCACTTGTCAAGATAAACAAAGACCAGACTCTGAAGAGTGTTAAATATGAAAATCAGATACTTACTTTCACATACACACTTGCAGATGGCACTGACAGTGTAGTGGAAGTTAGCATGTCTGACCTTATCCAAGAAAAAGAAATGGGTGATGGTATAGAATTGGTCGATCACAAGGTTACTGCCAAGATTGATGCCAAAAGCGAGAATTACTTGACTGTAAGTGCAGACGGTCTTAAAGTAAGTGGTGTCGATGATGCAATAGATGCTGAGACAGAACGTGCCAAGGGTGTCGAGGGAGAACTTACCGCATCAGTTAACACAGTCGAGGCAAGCGTAGGCTTGGCTGAAAATGGCGACCACGTTACAACAAAGGGCAATTACACAAATCAGGCTACGACTGTCGTTGGTGAGATTGCCGCACTTGACGCACAGGTTAAGAAGAACTCTGACGCTATTGCCAAGAACCACGTCGAGGCTGCTGACGAAAGTGTCGTAGTCGATAACTCTGCCACAAACAAGACTACCATAAAGGTACAGTTCGCCGCTGCCAAAGAAGGAAACGCAAATGACTTGTTCACCATTGAAAGCGGAGGCATCACAATGTCTAATGTTTGGGACTGCGGAACATATTAATTGAAAACAACAACAAAAACAAAACGGACATAGTTGCTAAGAACCTCGTACAGGATGTTTTCCCGTACGGGGTTCTGTTTTTCTTGTCTATTCTGCCATTTCGTCTTCTTCTACCTCGTTGTTCTTTGTGAAATCCTTGTCAACAATATCGAAGATGCTTCCAATTTTCACTTTGTATTTCTTTGAGACGAAATCGCCATTGTTTATATTCTCATCTATCAGTCTCAGCAACTTTTCGGGAAGCACCCCCTCTTCAAGTACCTTATCGACATCTTCTCTTTTAAGAGACGCTATACAATTATCATAAGATTCTTTTTCTTCACGAATCCCTTCTTTCTCCAACTCTTTCTGACGGTCAAGATAATTTTGCTTTATCTTTTCCCAATCCATTCCACATTCCTTTGTATACGGAGGCACTTTATTGTTTTCTATCCAGAATTTTATCTCCTTATCCTCGATGGTCATCAATTGCTCATATGTATCTTGGTCGATTGTCTCATATGGCTGTCCTGCAACGAGTTGACTTTCGTTCTCCGTAAATTCCTTTCTATCCTTTGGGGAAGTTATTAGTATGTTATTTATTGTCTTGCCTTTTTCATTGACAGTGTAACGAATTTTTTCGTTAAAGCACACAAGCAGAGGTTTAATACGTTTATTAAACATATCGATATATTTCTCTTTGTTATACTCAATGTCGTCTGAACAGAAGTGATCGTCCTCATCCTCGACAATATCATTAGGTAATCTAACACAATTAAAAATGATAACATCCTTATCCTTTATTGATGGATATGCCTTGTGTATATAATCATCTTTTGATATGTATTTTTTCTTAGAATTTGGTGGAGTTAACACAATAGGGTCATTGGCTTTTTTAAGACGGTTGTATTCACTTTCCAATCCTTTTGACAGAGACACAATATTTCCTTTACGGTCAGTCTTAGGAGTGCCATCTTCATTGGTCATGTAATCGATTTCTTTCCCATCTCTTCCGTCAAAATAGTACTTAGTAACTCTTTGTACATCAGACACCGATTTCTTGTCACCTGTGTTAATATAATAGATAGTGTCACCCATATTGACTGACAAGTTATCACGTATGGCTAATTCATACCAAGCTTGTCTTGCTTTCTTTGTACCACCAGCAGTTAACTGCTTGCAACTTTCCTTATATGTCTCGATGGAGGTTTTTATTTTGCCAACAGTCGCAATATCTTTCAAAGGAATTTGCATATTATAAATTTTCTCAATATAATCATAATAATAGTTAAGAAAATCAGAACCTTTACCGTGTAACAACATATCAATGGCTTTGTTAAGAAACTTCTCAATATATATTGGCATCTTTTTTGATTTGATAGTGTTTCCTACCAGTTTCTTAGAACCATCAGGCATAAGGTCGGCGTAGTTTTTACGAGCGAATTGGATACAAGCGTCACAATACTCATCGATTCCTAAACCGTTCTTTAATACTCCTCCATTGTATGCTTCATTAATAAATGTATCCTCGAATTCAGCAACATCGGCGTCGACCTCGGTGTATTCTTTTCCTTTCTTGACATTACGGCCGAGTCCCTTACCTATATAAGGATGCTCTTTTGTATAACGATATTTTAACGGTTTTTGGAAGTTGAACCCATCAGTATTACTTAATACGTTCATTCCCAATGCATTAACAACAGTTCCATCTAATGAAATGTCGTATACATAATCATTTGTCTTACCAATATTATTTGTTTCCATCGTTTATTTTCTTTAATAATTCAGTTTCATCGGTTATCACTTTATATGGAAAATCGTATGTATAATTGGCATAGTATATTATTTTAATTCCGTGATTTTCACATAGTTCTTTCTTTGTCTTGTCTCTGAGTTGCCGGTCTTCTAATTCATCATTACCTCCCCAAGTTTTTACAGAATTAAAATGTTGTTTTCCTTGACACTCAATTGCAATGTTATATTTAGGTAAGTAAAAGTCCAATCTAAGAGGATTATGGTACCTTAACCATTCGAATTTTTTCTGTTCAACAAACTCAATGTTATTTAATTTTAATAAGTTATTTACGCTTGCCTCGATACTGCTTGAATAACATTTTGGACATCTTTTTCCTTCTTCTAAATGGTATATACTTGCATTATTCTCTCCGTGGATAGGACATTCGTATACAATACGAATAAACCCCTTGTCTCTGAAATATCCTTTATATTTATAACCCATTTTATTGCATATTTCATCTCCTCTTCGTTTGATTTCATCTTCGGTCATCTTTTGTTCTTCATCGGAACATTCTTTACAGCCACATTTACTATTATTAATGTTGCCTAATTCTATCTTTTTTAAACCGTGGCAAGGACAAAGATAATTAATATAAGTTATTATTTTACCTCTTTTATTTTTTTCTCTTATAGTGTCAATAAATTCATATTTACCATCATATGTCTTATTAAAGATGTCCTTTATCTTATCATCTGAAAACTTTTTTGACTCCGATAGTTTTTCATTGGCACATTCCTTGCAACCATTTCCTTTTCTCAACGTAAATAGACGTGTTTCTTTAATCCCGTGTTTATTACATTCAAATACAACCTTTATTCTTGTATGACTGTCTTTATCTTTTGTCCTTGTAAACGCAATGTATTTGTGCCCGTAACGTTTACATAATTCAATGCATTCTTTTTCTATATCACTATTGCTTTTTCTTTTGCTCATTTTATCAAAGTTTATAAAGGATAATAGGCAAAGTTACCGTTTATTTTCGTATTCGCCAAGAATATTATACTAAAATCGGTTAAAACTCTATTTTTTCTTCCATTCGTATACAGAATTTCCACTATCGAATATCCTATATGTCTCTTTTTCTGTATCGATTATCTTCAAATATCGATGTCTATTAGTGACATAATAATAATTTGGTTCGGTATTTTTTAAGAACTTAAAACCGATATTTTTAAACTCATTTCCATTATCCCATCGTCTATCAATCTTGACTATAACAACGATAGGATTATTTTCATTCACGAAAAAATTAAAAAGTCCTTTTACACCATTTATTACCTTTGTATTTAGTCTATTGCAATATGTGACTAATTCATATTCGTCATCAGTTATTTTATTAAATCCTAACAACGAGACCAATTCATTTTTATAAAAATTACCATATACTATTTGAGGATTAACGATATTATAAATTGAATTTGTTTTTAAAAAATCAATACATTGTTTCGGAGATAACTTTTTAATAACACATAGTTCAGAGGAAATCTTATTTGGTACATTGTCTGTTATTTCTCTTATTTTAGATTTAACAATATCTTTCTTAAATACCCATTCGTCTTCAAAAATATGCAGTAGTCGTATTCCTTGCTTAATACAATCTTCTGTCTTTTTCAAATGGTAGTGATTATTTTTACAATATTCTTCACTATGCCATATTAAGCCATCGTGTTCTATTGCGATGTTTTTAGACGGAATATATATGTCAATTTCCTTGCCATCTGTCAATATTTTACGATTATTCTTAATAACTTCGAGACCAAGTTCATTTTCGATGAAATCTGATATTTCATTTTCTTGAGTTGAGACAACATTGGAACAATAAGGACAACCGTGACCGCATAGATGCTTGTTTGGCATTTGCCAATAATGATGACCATTGGCACATATTATTTCAATTGGAATCTTTGCCCCTTTGTATTCCGCAAGGCTATAATCCTCGGTATTTTTATGAATAATATTGGCTTTTTTGACGAACACCTCTTTTGTCATCAACATATTATTAGCGTTCTGTTCGGTAGCGCATTTAGGGCAGCCGTGACCTTGTAGATGTGAATATGCCTTCTGAGTGAAAATCCCGTGCTTTGGACAAATAATGTCAACGTCTTTAGTTGCTCCTTGATATACTGTTATTGTATAACGATATTTAAAGTTGTGGACAATATTTGCCTTAGTAATAAATTGTTCGTTTGTAAACGATTGAGTTTTTGCCATATTTCGTTTTCCACATTTCGGACACCCGCAACCTTTTAAGTGACTATACATATTTTGCAGAAAATCTCCATGTATGGGGCATGTTATTGTTACTCGTCTTTTAGTATCTTTTTTCGAGATATCTGTTTTTGTATAGTCGTAATAATCTCCGAATATATCTCTTGCTTTACTTTTAAATTCATCAGTCGATTTAATGACAGTTTTATACATTGTTATTTCTTATTAAGATAGAACAAATGATTCTACCGAGACAAATTATCTGATAGAATCATTTATATGACTACATTATAAAAAGTTAAATCCCGCTACAAATACCTTTGAATAGTTTTCAATTGTTATTTGTTTATCTAATCTCTTGCACAGTTCACTTGCAAATCGCTTTCTTATATTTACTTCACAATTTAAAACTTCGATAGGTATCTTCATTGGGAATTTTACTGTGAAGTCTAATAATTTATTAAATTTCTCTTTTGTTATTTTTTTATCTCTTTTACAGAAAGGCTCTGATTTGTATTCTAATACCGTGTTTTTATTAATCTCGGATGGCTTTACCTTTTCTTTATTTTCATCAAACAACGAATGGTCTTCGGTTATGTCACTGACACAGGTCTTACTATTTCGTTTATCCATGACACGGTACATATCTTTGCCCGTCTTGTGACGATATATGTAGCTTGGTTTATACCATCCACTTCGACATAAGACAGTATAATTTTTCTCAGTCGTATCGTATTCTCTACCTAACGCATCCTTGCGTATGTTATCAATATCTATTAATTCAGATATAGGTTTGATGTCAATCAAATTTGTATTATCATATTTGATAAACATAGGTGTATCACCAGTAAAACTGTCACCTACAATAGGATGATAATTGTATTCGTCATTAGGCGTATTAGTATTAAAACTTCCCAATGTGGAAAAATGGCTAATCATAAGACGAAGCATTTGTCGACCACGGCAAGTTGTTTCCTCCGCACATTCCAAATCAGACCAAGGGAACACACTTCCAGAACCGTATGATCCGAAGAAGCCATTGCCTGTTATCTTTAGAGGAAGTTGCATTTTGTCTGCCATCGCCTTTTGGCTTGATAACTGCGCTATCTTGACCTTTGTCTCCTTAATTTCATTCTCATCTGTAATACCCTTTAATTTTTCTTTAAGTTCATCTGCCTCTTTACCATATTTGGCTTTCAGACCCTTATAATGTTCACGTTGTGTAAGAATATACTCCAAAAGGGCATTCATTACACCCATAATATCGATTGGACTCTTGATACCGAAAGTAAGAATAATCGAAGGATATAGTGAATTATAATCCAATTTAACGATTCTATCCACATATCCGACTTTCAATAATCGTGACAATCCTCCTGTAAATTTCTTGGTTTCAATCAATTCAGGAATAGCCAGATCATGTTGATAACTCCACGCCATCATAATGTATTTCCATATTGCAGCAGTACCCATTGTACACATTTTCTCATATGATACTGGGAGCATTTTACCTACCAAGAAATTAGGTTGATTATAACGGTTTTCTACCTTATCTGTCTCCCAAAGGTCATCCAACAGATAACGCTGAATTATATAGCGTCCTGTCGTTATTTCATACTCCTTACCTGTTTTATTATTAATTAATTTTTTATCTTCACGGGTGTACAGAGGAAACGTTCCATTATCATCAGTATAAGTCTTTTCAAGACGTTTATCATCTATCTTAAACCATTCGCCATCGGTATCATTAAATGCATATGTAGGTGTCAAGTCCAACCACGTTGTATTAATTTCTTTGCCTGGTACATATACACGATTAGGCTTATTCATCTTTGAGTAGGCGCAGATATATTTAAGGGTTGCCTTTTTCATATTAGAATCGATTGCTTGCGCTCTACGAACGGCGAACAATGCATCAACGATATTATGACCCCACATTATAGTAGGATAATAATACTCCATTTCGCCACCAAGTTTCAATACTTGTTGTTTCTTTTTCTTATATATCCCACGATTATAGAAAATTTTCTTGGTGAAATCCAACAACGAGCTTCCGTGGAGCTTTAATCGTTCATCAATAAAATACCAGTCGAAGTTCTCAGTATTATATCCTGCAATAATATCAGGTTGTTCATTATATATGATTTCAAAAAATTCCTTGAGACCGATTATCTCATTTTTGAACTTTTCTTCACCTTCGCCATCAATGGTAATGATTTTTTCAAATCCCTTGTTTGTTCGTATACCAATCTGTGAAATCGCATGTATCTGTGGATTAAGACCCTCGGTCTCCAAGTCGAATGACATACGAATAAGGTCATCGTAATCATCATATCCCTTAAACATTCGTCGACCTGTATAAATCATATATTGCTCTGTAGGTGCTACCGCAATAAATTCACGAAGTCCGTAATTAGCATCGGTCTGTTGCGGATATATTGGTCTACCAGCTTCCTTGAAAAAGTCCATGAATTTCTTATAGGACATCGCAAATTTCGCATAGAACAATACCCTATATCCATTCTCCATTCTTGGGTGGATGTTTCCCTCATCGTCGGCGACACGTAATCCTTTACAAGTAATACCGTACATCGCCATTTTCTCCCTCAGAATCTTTCTGTCGCCATCGAAAAGCTTTCGGGCTGCACTTTGTTTGCACCATACAAAAGGATAAAAATTATCCTTTAACATTTTCAACTTATTATTTTTTCCCCGAAAGATGACAGTCATTTTATCATCGTCATAAGACCCTTCTATCTTTATAATATGTTCCATCGGGTCTGTACCTGAGAGGAATTTATCGATATCCTCTTTTGTAATGTTATTTGCCATTTCTAATCCTTTAAATTAAACATACTCTGTAGTTAAGCCACAAAAATAGCGGCATCATACAAGATGTGCCGCAAATATACAACTTTTAAATCAAACTTTATAAGAATATCGTATTAATTTGTGTTAATCATTGAATTATTAATATTTATTATCAATTCCTCGGCAATTGGGACTATCAATTCGCCTTTTGGGAAACTATATTCTTCACTGTGTATGTCATCATTGAAAACTATTTTGAAAGTACCGACAAAACGTCCTTCCATTTTTGTATCTCTTGGTTTCCAAGAATACCTTAGTTTAACACGTTCTTCACAACCAATAGTATAAGTAATGATTTTGCATTTGGCATTCGATATTACTTTTATACCATTGTTTAGATTGGCCATCGTGAAGTATACATCGGCATTTTGTAAGGCATAATATGCCTTTCTGTAATCATTTCGACCGTCTTGTATTAGTTCCATTTCCAAGTAAGGAAGCGTGGAGTTTTTATTTATATTAAATTCTTGCATCGTTTATATCATCTAATTTCGTAATTCTTTTCTCTTGAAATCAATTATCGCCTTGTTATCATATAGGAAATCACAACCTAATATTCCATCGATTTGCTTTCCCGTCTTTATGAAGACTTCTCTTTTGACATTGTCAATATCAGTTATATAAAAAGTAACCGGTATACTGTCATTCAATAACGTGTTTGTTACAATAACCCCTTTTGAGATTGTACCGCTTATAGTGTTAATGTCAGATGAACTATTCTCGATGAAATTAAAGAAATCCATATGACTTAAATAATAATCATCATCTATTATGGATACATCTGAACCAGTGTCGACTATAAAATTTACGCCTTTCTCATCTATATTATATTTTATGACAGGCATTGTGTTTTCATACACGAAGATATTTCTAAACCTTTTGACATTATCTTTATGACCGCTGTTGTTACAAGAGAATAGAAACAATGACAATAGGATGAAAACTATATGTTTTTTTAAATTCATTTCAATTATAACTCTTTAGAAATAAATATCTTTTTAATTTCTTGAAGTAGATTTTCTTTTTCAGTATATATCGTATCAATATAATTTGTAGGTATATTTTTGGAATTTGAAAAATAAAATAGTTTAATCCCGTTTTCTGTACATAATTTATATTTTTCTTGGTCTCGCTTTATAGTTTCAGCATAAGCCTTTTCACCGCCGTAAAACTTAATTGGCTCAAAATGCTGTTCACCTTGATATTCAATCGCAACTTTTATTGACGGTATAAAAATGTCAATACTTTTTAAACCCAACCATTTAAACTTCTTTTCTCTAATAATTTTACAGTTAATATTATTTTTAATATATTCATATAGACAAGTTTCATTAATGTTTTTTTCTTTTGAACATAATGGACAACCTACACCTGAAAGATGACTGTGTGGTGTTTGCCAAAACTCTCCATGTTCGGGACAGATAATGCAGACTTAATCTTCACTTGTTTTATATTCGACCTTTGAGTAATCGTATTTATTGTTGTGTACTTTGTTAGACCTTTCTACAAATATTTCTTTATTTAGTTTACTATATTGACCACATTTAGGACAGCCGTGCCTAAGAACATCAACGAACTTTTTAGTAAAAATGCCATGAACTTCATTGTTGTCATCGACACAATTACAATAGAATTTTCCTATTCCATTACGATTAGTATATGAGGTACTTATCGTATTAATATTAGGATATTTATTTTTAATTAAGTTAGTAATTTCGTTATACGAATATTTATAACTTTGATGGGAACACATTGGACATTCATGCTTCGCCGAGACATGGGCATTTGGTGTTTGCCAAAACTCTCCATGTTCGGGACAAATGATACAGACCTTAGTACTATTGTTTACATACTTTGCATTACTGTAATCGTACTTGTCTCCGTGTACTTTCTTTGCTTTTTCTATAAATTCTTCTGTCGTTAGTTTTCCACAGCCTCCACATATAGGACAACCGCATCCTCTAAGGTGTGATCTTGGTGTTTGCCAAAACTCTCCGTGTTCGGGACAAATGATACAAACCTTGGTGTTATAATTTACGTACTCGGCTTTTGAATAGTCGTATTTATTTCCATGTACTTTCCTCGCCTTTTCTATAAACTCATTTATACTTAATCTTTTTTCGGCAAGTTTACATAATTTACATCCTTGACCTAACAGATGATTCATTGGAGTTTTCCAAAATTCTCCATGCTCAGGACAGATGATGCATACCTTTACACCTGTGTTATAATATTCAACTTTTGAATAATCGTATTTATTATTATATAATTCATTCGAACTTGTTATAAATTCGTCCTTGCTAATTTTCATTGTTCCGATTTGGTTCTAACCTTCTTAAATAAATAGTAGGTAAATATTTATTTTTATATAAATTAATGAATGTAATGGAGTTAGATAATGACAAGAGAAAGTTATTCCAACAAGTGCGTACAAAATTAGGAGCACCGATTAGAAAAATCCAGCTTACAGATGAACAATTATGTGATTTATTGGAAATCTCAGTCGGAAATTACGCCGAAAGGGTACAGAATTTCATTATAGAGAATAATTGGGCAAACTTATACGGAAAAGATATGACCAATACTGACATTGCATATGCATTATCGGTCAGGACATTAGATATCGCCAAGGATTATAGTCAATATTTCAGCAAAGAAGTAGGTCTCCAACAACGAGGAAAATGGGAACTTAAAAAGGATTTCATTAAACTTGAAGCCGGCAAACAAGTATACGTAGTTCCTGCAGGTCGTGAGATTAACAAGGTAATGTGGGTTACTCCACCTACGACCGATGCCGCATTGTGGGCAAATTACGGAGGCTTCGGGGTTACATTCGGAGGAGGAGTTACAGGACAAATGGGACTTGGCTCTGCGACTGTATTCGGAGGTATGGGGTCGGCATATGGTATGGGGGCAGGATTGTGGGCACTCCCCCTTGCAGATGTGAGTACAATGGCAGCGGATTTATCAGCAAAGCAACAATATTTTAGATGTGATTTAACTTATAAAGTAACCGCAGGACCTAATGGTACGCATCTAATACATCTGATGTCTACACCTGGTAGTAAATTGACTTTCGGTGCAGGAGGAATGAATCAATATTCGCTTCATAATTGTACCGTGTGGTATACATATTACGATGTAAATCCATCCAACGTAGATGAATGCCGTAAGGAAAACAGCGATGTATTACTTACACCAGATCAAGTTCCTTTGGATGAGATGGATTACTCTATGTTAAACTCGCCAACGAAAGTTATAGTAAGACAATTATTGGTAGGAGAAGCAGCAGAAACACTGGGATTAATAAGAGGAACATATAGCGGAAATATCAGTATGATAAGCAATTCTCTTACTTTAGACTACAATATGTATATTAATCTTGGACAGAGAGAGAAAGAAAACGCAATGAGGTCGCTTGATGAACGTTTACAGAGGATGAATCCTTATGAAGTGATGAAGAGACAAGCCGAGCTAGTCGATAGTATGATACAAGCAAAGAAGGGAACACCACTTCCTTTGATGGTAATATAATGATTACTAATACTTGAAACTTGGGTTATAAGATTACTATATTTATACTAAATAGGTAATCTTATAATTTTATGAAGAAATTAACTACTGAGTATTTCATTACAAAAGCAAGAGAAATCCACGGAGACAAGTACGATTATTCAAAGACACAATATATTAATGCTGTCACAAAAGTCTATATTATCTGTCCTGAACATGGAGAATTCTTGCAATTACCTAATAATCATTTAAAGGGTTGTGGTTGTCCTAACTGTAGTAATAATAACAGACTTTCATCTAATGAATATATTAATAAATTAAAAAAACAATATCCTTGTTCACCATACAGTTTTGATAACATTGTTTATAAAAACAATCACACTCCAATTCAATTAAGGTGTCCAACACACGGTTTATTTAGTACACTTCCTTCTTCAATAACCGAACATTTAACAGAATGTCCTATATGTAAAAAGAAACGTATTTCAGAGTCTCAAGCAAAGACAAATGAACAGTTTATTGAAGAAGCCAAAATAGTACATAATAATAAGTACGACTATACAAAGACCAATTATATAAACGCAAAAACTAAAGTGTGTATCATATGTCCCAATCACGGTGAATTTTGGCAATTTCCGAATACGCATTTACATAGTAAAGGTTGTCCTAAATGCTCGAATGAGCATCTATGGGATAATAGGAAAGATAAGATGACTAAAAATGATTTCATACGAAAGGCGAGAGAAATTCACGGATACAGATATGATTATTCGAAAGTAAATTATATAAATAGTTCTACGAAGGTATGTATAATCTGTCCCGAACATGGAGAGTTTTATCAGACACCATCGGCACATTTACGAGGACAAGGTTGTCCTAAATGTGGAAAACATCATTTATCGATATTATTTCGAGATACTATAGATGAATTTATTCAGAAGGCTAATATAATTCATAATAACAAATATGATTACACGAAAGTAAAGTATAGCAGAGGAGCTGATAAAGTATGTATAATCTGTCCCGAACATGGAGAGTTTTATCAGACACCTAATAACCATCTGCAAGGCCACGGATGCCCTTTGTGCGCAATTGGTAAAAATATATCGTCTGAAGAGAACGAAATTTCAAAATATATTAGAGGACTTATAAAAGATACGATAATACTTAATGATAGAAATATCATTTCGCCGAATGAACTTGATATTTATATTCCGTCAAGAAATATTGCCTTTGAATACGATGGGTTATATTGGCATTCAGATAAATTTGTAAAAATGGATTATCATCTATTAAAGACTGAAAAGGCGGCTATTAAGGGTATAAAATTATTTCATATTTTTGAAGACGAATGGTTAAATAAAAATGACGTGACTAAATCTATGATAAGCAATGTATTAGGATGTAATGAAACTATTAATATCGATGGCTGTGAAACTAAATTCATTAAAGATGATATTGTAAAACTTTTTATTAATGATAATAATATTAATGATTATGCTGATAGCGATTATCATATAGGGCTTTACAATAAAAATGAATTATTACTTGTTGTATCATTCAAACGTGATGATGACAAAGGAAAATATACATTGCATCAGTCTTGTTTTAAAAAATATACCACAACAACTGAAGGTATGTCTTTAATAATAAATAAATTCATAAGGGAAATAAAGCCAAAAGAAATAATAACTTACATCGACCGAAGATGGGATAATGGTGATATATTTTATAAATTAGGTTTTAAGTTTGTAAATAATATTAAGCCTAATTGTTATTATCTTATTAACAATAAACGTAGAACTAATATCAATAATGATTATTGTAACCGTTTATACGATTGTGGTTTATCTTTGTTGAAATTAAACATTAAAGGCGAGAACTATGAATAAGTCTCGCCTTTATTAATAATTATTATACGAATTTCATTCTCATATCTCTTCTGGCAAGCATTGATTCTACATCATCAATATATTCTCCGAAATGTATTACGATGCGTCCGTCTTCGGGGTATTCTTCAGCTTCATCCAAGTTTTCGTATGCCAAGGCTATGATTCTGTCTTTGCAATCCATCATTGAGGTACAACAAGAATACTGTGCTAAATCTAACTTTATATCCGTCTTTAATTGTTTGATATATTCATATTGACTACTATCAGGTTTCAAAATTTCGGGATTAATATTGCAACTTGGCTTTTCATCCCATCCTTCCGAGAAAGTGTCCTCATCATTTTCAGATAATAAGAAATGATATACATTCTTATTGTCTGAATCTTTGCCTATGTCAAGTATATATACAACTTTTAGATTAGTTTCATCCACATCGTCTTTGAAAATCTCATCACTCATTTAATAGTCCTTCTAATTTCTTTATTCTTATATATACCTCACCACAAGCAATTGCGTCCTCTAATGCATTATGATGGTGCTTTAATTTATATTTTACGGCTTCGCACGTTGTATCAAGGGTATGATTTGGAAGCCAAGTTAAAATTTCTCTGCTTAAATCCAGAGTATCAATATACTCATAATCAGTCAATGTACCATACGCCTTACCGTATGCGTTTATACAGCTACTTTCAAAGGAAGTGTTGTGAGTGACTAACGGACTATCCTTGATGTATTTTTCATTAATCATTGGCCATATATCCGAAAACGAAGGACTATCCTTTACGTCTCTATAATGCAAGCCATGAATCTTATAGCAATGATAGTTTTCAGCTTTTGATGGAGGGCATACCAAGCTATAATACGTATCCTTCATTACACCATTCTCGAAAACGGCTATTCCTACACTACATATAGTGGCTCTCCAACTATCCATTGTTTCAAAGTCAATTGCGACGAAACGTTTTGGCAGTGTATTAGGTCTAATTTTTTTATATTCCATATTATTTATTAGCTTCTGATTTAATTATTGTATCCATCATATTCTTTTTGTTTATCACCGTATCATACATATGTCTCGATATTGAATCATTGAACAATTGATATACACACGTTACGTCCTTTTTCTGCGTGAGACGATAAATTCTATCCTCTATTTGTGCGTTGTCGGCAGCTACCCAAGAATAACTATTAAACACCATTTTATTAGCGACTACCAGATTAAGTCCTACGCCAGCAGCGATTATCTGTCCTATAAACACCTTAACATTATCATCGTTATTAAACGATTGTTCTGCCTTATCCTTCGCCTTTGATGTCATCTTTCCATCATATACGACGCATTTCTTTTTGTAGTACTTCTTGAACATCTCGATTTCCTCAGTAAATGTACAAGCAATAATGACTTTACCACCTTCTTCAAGCATTTCATCGACTAATTTAATGGTATTCTCGACCATCTGTTTTGCCAAGTATTGCCTTACTAGTATTCCTTCGACAAGTTGTCTGTATTGTTCGCTATTATCGTTCCCTTGCTCAGTCTGTGCCTCTACATACTCTTTCCATAGGCGTTCATATTCTATTCTTTGTGCCTCATTTAAATCGTATGTCTTTGTGATTATGTTTTTATCCACCATATCGGTCATTTCAGATAACAGACGACGTATGTATAGATGCTTTATCTTTTCTCTCAACTCCTCAAGATTAGATGCTCCGCTAAACGTCGTCACTTCTCTGCCTGTCTTTAGATGAAACGTCTTTGCATCGCAGTATCTTTTTATAAAATAACGATAATCTCTTGTTATCGGGGCATCTATTAGTCTTAAGATATAATATAAATTAATTGGTTTATTAGTAAGAGGTGTACCTGTAAGTAAGAATACATAATTTGGATTTGCCCTCTTCAAAAAATCATATATAACCTTATACCTCGTTGAGGAATTATTCGACAGTTTTTGTGCTTCATCAATAATTACACAATCGAATTTATTTAAGAACAACGGACTATTCTCCAAGCATTCCTTTATTACGTCCTTTCTAATGGATTTCTTTTTCTTTTCGACCATTTTTCCATCTTTGGTCTTAACCATTACAGGTTTTCTTATCTCCTCACATTCTCCATTTTCGTTATATACATATTCAGTCTCATAAACAGTTTCGAGAGGCAAGTCATAATAACTATCTAATATATCATAATTTGTTATTATATATTTTTTATCTGTTATCTCGTCTTTTGAACCCTGTATTATTTGAATATCATTTTCATCATTGTATAATGACAACTCTCTTTTCCAATTAGTCTTCAAAGACGCAGTCGTAATTATTAATATTTTCTTTGAACCGCTTGCCATAGCAGCAACGATTGACTGAACTGTCTTCCCACTTCCCATTCCGTCCGCCATGATGCATTTGCGATTTGCCAACAAGAACTTGACCCCCTCCTTTTGAAGTTTTTTCAGTTTTCTGCCATCCTTTGCAATATTATCATAATAATCAAAATCGACTTCTATCGTACTACTATCGACAGTTTCCAATGGAGTTAGTATATTGTTCTTGTTCACATATGTCAATACAGGTGGAACACTTTGTCTGTATTGGATATAACAATGGAAACTATTCCCCATCTCGCCGACGACAGTCGAAATTCTTATTTTTTCGGGATTAAATCCTATCAAGAATTTTTCATTCAATTTTTGACCAAAGTCAGTGCTTATTTTTACAGTTTTATTCAATTCATAAGGAATAAAATCCTCGTTGTTTATAATGTATTCGATATCGAAGTCACTAAGTGAATAGTGACCTTTAATGACCTTGTATTGCAGGTACTTCAAGTAATTGCTTTGTCCATTATATATTTTGATTATTTCATATGCTTTATCTACCGCATTGGTTTTCATTCACAAGTTTTCATATTTTTGGTAAATATACTACTTAATTTCCTAAAATGATAATTATTAGTAAAGAATTTAATAATTTTTAATGAATGGTACATATAATCCGATAGGAAGGAATAGTATGTTTTATTCCGAGGAAGATTTTCAGATGGAAAGTGGTCTTGTAGAAGATTATTTCGAGGAAGACCTTAATCAGACTATCATACTATATGAGGTGGACAGAAAACGAACAAATGTCAACACAACATACAAAGAAGTGGATGAAGCTCATGGGGGTGTAAGATTTAAATCTCCAAGGGAAATACCTTGTATGTTTGAGATTAAAGAATCCGAGGTAAAGTCTTACGATAATAAAACTGCGAACGGCATATATTCAGTCAGTGGTAATTTTGAAGGTATAATATTATGCCGTACACTTGAAAAATATCATTGTGACATTAAGAGGGGCGACTACATAGCTGTCCAAATTGATACCAATAGGAAGTCATACTTTGTCGTGACTAACGATGGTAAAATTAATACAGCAAATGCGAATTACATTGGAGCATATAAGACTGCCTACAGAAAAATAGAGGCAACAGCCACTACGATAGATGAATTTAATGGAAAATAAAACGATATGGATAAGCAACCTAAAAAATATATACAACCTATAAGGTATTCCGATATACCTTTCGGTAATGAAGTGAGAAAGTCTTATCAAAAGACAATATTGGATAAATCGCCTATAATACCTAAGCCCTTAGAATATGAGGACATTGACAATGCTTTTTTTGATTTTGTTGAAAACACGGTCGAGATAATCGTTAATGGGAAGAAGATACCAACATTTACCCTTTATAGCAGTCAACGTTTCTCCGAGTATTCTCAAACGTGGAATCATTCAGACGAAGACAACAATGTTTTAATGAATTTCAAGACTGTAAGTAGGGATAATAATCCGACATCGGGCGATAACCAAGGAGGACTTTGGAATATCCCCGGTGAAAGAAAATATACACTATTGCAACGAACTGTGTTGGATGACAATGGAAATGAAAGCTACGAGGTGTATTCGATGAAACAACCTTATTCAGTGGATTTGTCATATAGGGTGAATTTTGTTACAAATACATTTGAAAGCATTAATTTATTCAACCAAAAGATAAATGAGTTATTTAAATCACGACAATGTTACATAAGACCTAACGGACATTATATCCCTATGGTAATTGATCAAATCGATGATGAGAGTACTTACAGTATCGAAGACCGTAAGTTTTATGTGCAGTCTGTTTCGATAAAGGTTATGGCTTATATAATTCATGAAGACGATTTTCAAGTTGAAAGGTTTCCTAAAAGAATAATTTTGATGACTGAAGGCGAAAAGTCTAAGAAGCCTAAGATATCAATCGAGGAATATGAAACTGACGATTTTGAATATACCAACATTGATATGACTATTGATTTCAAGAATGGAATAGACAAAGCCAACTTTACGTCTGATACGGATTTTGTCGTCGAGAATATAAAAACTGACAATGTTAGAAATCTGAGAATATTCATAAATGGAACTATGATATACCATAAGGATGGTTTTAAGATAAAAAATGAGGATGAAGTGAAAATAAAGTTGTTCGTAGTTGACATTTTTAAGAATTCGGTAGTATATTTGCATGGGTATAATCCAAATAAAACCTATGAAGTCTCGGATGTACCTGAGAAAGTATATGATGAAAAAGAAAAATTTGAAGAAATAAAAATAGATTAATTTTTCTCATGTATACTAGATCAATATATTTTATAATTTTTAATTATTTTTATATATAATATTAAAAAATAAATAATATACTAGTATACATGAAATTTAAATTTATATTATAATAATATTATAAAAATAAAAAAATAAATATAAATTAATATTATTATATATTTTATAATTTTTAATTATTTTTATATATAATATTAAAAAATAAATAATATACTAGTATACATGAATGAAGGTAAAAATTTCTGACATACTTGAATTTTCAAAAATTATTGATTCAATTGATGGGGATATAGACTTAACTATCTCAGATACGTTTGAAATACGTAAATTTCAAAAAAATATGAAAGATGTATATTCATTCTTGGACGAAATTGGTAATACGATAAGTAATGAACAATTCAATTTCATCTGTAACGAGACAATATTCTTCAATACACCGAATATTTCAGTCTCTGACCTTGTTGATAAATATGGTTTAAAATTAACACAAAAACAAAAAGATACACTTCATCATTTTTTACCAAAGTAAATATTATCAAAAACGAATTTTACGGTTTGTAAGTGATATTTATTATTAAGTGAAAAATAAAGAATATATTATTCAGAATAATGGCAAATACAAGTAATAATAATGCAAGACAAACTCATGTATCACCTGGTATTTATACCAAGGAGGTAGATTTGTCTTATGCGTCAAAATCGTTGGGTATTACTACTCTCGGTGTTGTTGGTGAAACAGTGAAAGGTCCTGCCTTTCAACCTATTTTGATAGAGAATTGGAGACAGTTCCAAACTTATTTCGGAGGAACAAACACCACTAAATTCAAAGGCAGTCAATACCCAAAATACGAGCTTCCTTATATCGCAAAAACTTATTTGGAGCAATCTCAACAACTTCAAGTGTGTAGGGTATTAGGACTTTCAGGTACTAATGCCGGTCCTGCTTGGGTCATTAGTGCATATTCTTCAACTCCTGATAGCACTTCATTAGGCTACAAGAAAGAAAAACCAGTAGTAATTGCAGTATTACGTTCAAGAGGTGAACATAAGAAAGCTGCCTTCGTTAAAGCCGCTAATAAGGAACAAGGTATCTGTGAAGACGTTTATGAATATGATAAGTTAATTTACTATGCAAAATCGGTTAGTTTGAAAGCTTCCAAAACATTATCGCTAAGTGATGATTGCAATCCTGGTTATAGTACGGTGACAGGCGATTTCACTGTTAATGCAATCAATTACGGTACTTTTACCATTGAAGTAACTACTAACGAAGATGTAACAAAGAACTATGCTGTAACTCTCAATCCAAATGAGAAAAATTATATTCTTAACGTATTGGGAACCGATCCTGAAGACGGTGAAGCCGAATTGTATGTGGAAGAGTTATATGACGTTGCGTTAAAACAGTTAATTGAACGTGGAGAAATCGACGCTATTAAACAAGAAATTGATTCATATAAGCCAGTAAGGATTATACCTTCACACGAGGCTGTTAACGACTTATTGGTAGAGGATGAGAGTATGTTGCGTCGTAAAGATGTAGGCAAACGTTATCTTTATAGCAAGAGTGAGTCTGTGAATAATGAAGACGGAAAGCCTTTGAAAATCCATACATCAAGTGATAAGGGTAAGACTTGGGTCGCTGCTGATGGTGTTGCTGGACACATTTATACAGTTGTTGCTTTCACAAAGTCTGATGGTACAAGAGATTATTACTATGGAGAGTATACGGGTGACAATGGAAAGAATTTCAAGACCGAATTATTGACTACTCCAACCGTTGAGAATGAAGTATGCAGTGAAGCTGTTAATGTACTTTCCGATGGTATGACATATATTCTTGACACCGATGATGTGTATCCAATTACTCTTGATATGAACAATTACAAGGAACAGTATCGTTATGCAACTACACCTTGGGTCGTATCAGAAATGAAGGGTTCTGCCGAACACGTAGAGTTGTCTAAGTTGTTTAGGTTTAATACTATTTCGGATGGTAATGCTTCCAATACTGAGGTAAAGGTATCAATCGAAAATATTGATCCTACAAACGGTACATTTGATGTCTTAGTACGTAGTTTCTATGATACTGATAATGCCCCTGTGGTACTTGAGAGATACAAAGGTTGTGACCTTATTCCTGGGTCACAGAATTATATAGCATACAAGATTGGCTCGACAGACGAGAGTTATGAGACACGTTCAAATTACATTACGGTCGAGGTTAATGAGAACGAACGAACAAAGAACTCAATTCCTGCCGGTTTCTTAGGTTATCCTGTTAGAAATTACGGTGGACGTTGCGTCGTAGGTGACGGCGTTGCCCCAAAACTTGCAAATCCATACGTTGAATACAATACTAATGTAGATGACGATGTACGTATCACGAGACAATATTTTGGTTTGTCTGATATCGTGGGAATTGATGCTGACGTGTTCTCATACAAAGGTGCTGAGGCTTACAATGGTTTACCACAAGGTTTGACACCTTCATTCCACTTGGATTCGAGAATTTTGAACGGTACTCCTAATGAAAACGGTGAGGTTACAGAGGATAACGTTACCCAAACTGTAAGCGTAGACGGTATCACAGGCTATCAGTGGGTAACAGTTGGTAAAGGCAACACTACTGAATTTGGTACTGAACCACGTATAGGTGACGAAGAGACAATGATGAATACCATCTATGAGGATAAACGTTATCGTAAGTTCACAATGGCATTCTACGGTGGCTTTGATGGATGGGACTATTATCGTTCTTCCCGTAGTAATACCGATGACTTCATTTATCGTAAGTATCGTGGTAATTTGGATACTACAAGTGGTCATGGCGCAAGTTTTGATGTAATTAAGGATCCTGAGAATTATGGTTTCGATGCTACCGAGAAAGTGATTACATCCGACTGGTATGCATACTTGTCAGCTATTAGACAGTTTGCTAATCCAAGTACCATCGACATTAATGTGTTGGCAACACCAGGTATTGATTATGTAAATAACAAGATGCTTGTTGATGAGGTAATTGATATGGTTGAGAATGAACGTGCCGATTGTGTTTACGTTGTTACTACACCTGATAAGCCATTTGGTGCTTCTGATAGTGAGAGCGAGATGTATACACCTGTGGATGCAGTGGATAACCTCGATGATAGCGATATTGACAGTAACTACGCTTGTACTTATTATCCTTGGGTTAAGACATTCGATGCTGACAATAACCAATACATTTATTTGCCACCAACAAAGGATGTCGTTAAGAACTTTGCATACACTGACAATACGGCATATCCTTGGTTCCCTGCCGCTGGTTATTCAAGAGGTCAAATTTCTGGCGTAAATCCAAAGAAAGTACTTAAGCTATCCGAACAAGATGAATTATATAGCGGACGTATTAATTTTATCAATAAGTTTGCAAGCGAGGGTATGCGTATTTGGGGTGATAAGAATTTACAGGTTGCTGAAAGCCAAATGAACAGAATTTCCAAGAGAAGACTGCTGGTAAGGATTAGAAAACTCCTTTCAATTGCTTGTATAGGACTTGTATTCGACCCTAATGATAATACAACTGCCAAGTCATTCAGAAGTGCCGTAGAGCCTATTTTGGATGACATTAGAAGCAAGAGAGGATTGACTGATTATCGTTTGGAAATTGATGATAGCCAAGAGGCAAGGGATAGACTTGAACTTCCTGCCAAGATTTATTTGAAATTACAGCCAAATCTCGAATACATCGATATTAGTTTTGTCATAACTCCTAGCGGCAGTAATTTTGATGAAATATAATCAACTGATAAAAGGTAATTAATAAAAATTACCTTTTATTTTTTTTTTGTTAAATTTATCTAAATAATTTTGTTTAATTAAAAAATAATAGTAATTTTGCATTTCATGAAAATATGCATTAAAATGAGAAAATTAGGAAACAACCAATATGAACATATAACACGGGACGAAATAATACGAAGATTCAATGAAGTACATAAAGGAAGGTACATTTATGATAATGTAGAATATCAGTCAATGAACAAAGAGGTTGAAATTATATGTCCTAAGCACGGTATATTTAAACAGGTACCACAAAATCATCTAAAAGGTCAAGGCTGCCCATTGTGTGCTAAAGAAAAAAGGAACAAAAAAGAACGAGAAAAAGGATTACAAAAATTAATAGACGAAGGAAGTAAAAGGTTTAATAATAAATTTATATATGATGAAGTTAAATATATTAATAATAAAACTAATGTAACAATAATATGTCCTATACATGGTAGAATACAAATGACTCCTTATGATCATTTACATAGTGAATTTGGTTGTAAACAATGCGCATTGGATGATATAGGAAGAAAACGAGTAAATAGATATAAAATAACATTTCTGAATAAGGCAAACGATTTACATAATAATAAATATAAATATTGTCTTGATGACTATAATGGGGTTGATTGTAAGATGAAAATAACGTGCCCAATACATGGAATGTTTATACAAACGATACATGACCACCTACAGGGTTGTGGCTGTCCTAAATGTAGTGTTAAACTATCCAAGGCAGAGGACGAAATTGCTGAAGCAATTAAAAATTTTGGAAACACTGATTTAATTCGAAGAGATAGAAACATATTAAGGCCAAAAGAACTCGACATCTATATACCGTCAAAGAAAATCGCAATAGAATATGATGGACTTATATGGCATAGTGAGAAGTTTAAAGATAAGGCGTTTAACTATCATTTAGATAAGACTGAAAAATGTGCCGAGAAGGGTGTTCGTCTAATCCACATATTCGAGGATGAGTGGCTTGAGAAGCCACAAATCATCAAGTCGATGCTCAGTAATATCCTCGGGAAGACAAGCGGCCGTCTGTACGCACGTCAGTGCGAGGTACGTGACGTTGATTCAAGGACTGCGATGCAGTTCCTTGATGATAATCACATACAGGGACGTTGCAAGGCAAAGTACCATTACGGACTTTATTATAACGGAGAACTCGTTTCGTTAATGACATTAGGAAAGACCCGTCAGCAGAGGAAGTACAACGAGAACTACGACAACACGTGGGAGTTGTTGCGTTTCTGCAACAAGTTGGACACGTCGGTCGTCGGTGGGGCAAGCAAGTTGCTCAAACATTTCATTAGTGAGGTAAAACCTCACCGAATCGTGACCTACGCTGACAAGCGTTGGAGTGTCGGCAACCTGTACGAGAGGTTGGGCTTCGCCCACACGCACGACAGCAAGCCGAATTACTTCTACGTGGTGGGTCAACACCGTGAGAATCGTTTCAAGTACCGCAAGGGTGAGCTTGTAAAGCAAGGGTACGATTCAGTCAAGTCCGAACACGAGATAATGCTTGAACGTGGAATACCGAGGATATATGATTGCGGAACGATGGTGTTCGAAATGAAACTATAATTTCTCGTTAGTCTGACTATTTATTTATAAGTTAAATTTTGTATACAAATGAAAAATAAGAATAGAGAAGCAATAAATGAAATGAAATTAATGTTGGATGAAAATAAAAGTCTAACGTTAGAGAATTTTGTAATGCCTCATACGGAGAATGAGGAAGAAGATTTCGGTGGAGGAAATGATGAAGGAAGCTTTGGTGAAGAGACACCCGTAAATAACGATGTTGACAAGGCAGAGGATAATAATTCCGACGATATAACTGGTATCGAGAAAGAACTCACTCAGATAAGAAAAATTGCCCTAAGTGTAATAAATAGATTGGCAGATAGACCAACTTGTCCTCAATATGACACGATGAAAAAGATATGGAATATGGTAGATAAAGCCATTGAACAGCCACAGACGGGTAACAAACCTGTTGAATAATATAACAAAGGAAGTCAAGACAATATGGCTTCCTTTAATTCTTTTAATGATGTTATAGTATTGTAACGGTATTCTAAATTATTATGAGCAAAATACAGTAGTTTAATATTATGTTCTCTACATAGACGATACTTCAAGTCGTCTCTACGTTCAATTATTAATAGATTATTTTCACCTCCGAAAAAGTCAATTGGCTTGAAATGCTGTATTCCTTGACATTCGATTGCGGTATTTAAGTTAGGGAGATAAAAATCCAAAAATAGATTGTTTTTATCTTTTAACCAATCGAACGTTTTTTCCTGAATGAAATCAATATTGTTATTAATTAGAAATAGCCTAACTTCTTCTTCCAAATGACTTTGATTACAAATAGGGCAACCGGAATGCCTATTCAAGAAGTTATCCAATAATACTTTGAAATCTCCGTGAACAGGACAAGTCACTGTAATTTTTCCGTCATCATCTCTATTTTCCATAATGTCTTTGTCGTAAATATACGCACCTTTACCGAATGTGTCTTCAGCCCTTTTTATAAAGGCATTGTAGCTCATTCTTTGTTTAAGACCACCTTTTTTATAACGGCATAAATCACATCCTTGCCCTTTCCTTAAACTATAGTAGTTTAAGTTTCTAATTCCGTGTATGGGGCAAATGACCTTAATTCTATATCTTTCATCGTGCTCCGAAAACTTTGTTATACTAAAGTCTAGATCCTTGTGAATTTTTGATAACTCAGACTTTACTTCATTGTCTTTCTTTGAAGAACCGTTGCAATATGGGCATATGCATCCTTCCATGAAATGTGAAGGTCTCATTTTGAATTCTCCATGTTTCTTGCATTTTATAATGATTCTTCCCTTTTCATCCTTTGTGCCGACATCAAGTTCTGAGAAATCATAGTTTTCGATATCATCGTGAGTTAATTTAGATTTTTGGATAAATTTTTCATTTGTTAGTTTTCTTGTCTCTATATTCCTAAGAAAGCCGCATTTTCGACACCCACGTTTGAGATGAATATGATTCCAATATGTCTGATAAAAATCTCCGTGTTCAGGACAAATTATATGTAATTTTTCATTTACATTGTTAATATCTGTAATATTATCGTAGTTATATCTATCTCCGTGAATTTTAATCGCATTTCTTAAAATAGTATCTTTGTCAATCATTAGAATAAAAGTTATTTAATTCGTACTTTAAAATTCTTTTTTATGTTTTTCATTTTCTTCTCAAGTCTTTGAATTCGTTTTGAAAACATTTTAACCATCGTGTTATATGTGTATCCACAAATACGATAGTTATTAACATCCTTATTAAACGAGAATTTATCAGTTATAAATCGAGAATATTTCAAGTTCTTCAATATGGAATACAATTCAGATACTTTTTATAGTGTCTTTAGTTATTGTTTTCATAATAATTTTTTGTCTGATTTTAAATTATATAATGTTTCTCTTAAATTTTCTAATGTTTTAATAATCGAAAAATTACCTTCATAATTATCGCCGTTACTGAAATAAATAACGTCGATGTCATGTTCACGGCATAGTCTGTGTTTAGTCTCATCTCGTTTGATGGTTTTAACAAAAGATTCCTCACCTCCGAAAAAGTCAATTGGTTTGAAATGCTGTATTCCTTGACATTCAATAGCAATATTATATTCTGATAGATAGAAATCTAAATACAGATGGTTTTTATATTTAAGCCAACTAAAGGTTTTTTGTTGCTCAAAATCAATATTCTCTTTCGATAAGAAATCTTTTATCTGTTCTTCAAGCTTACTTGTCTGGCATTTCTTACAACCGTAACCTTGTAAATGAGATTGTGCTATCTGTTCGAAGTCTCCATGTATAGGGCAAGTCACTGTTATTCTATTATGTAAATTACCATTTAATTCTGTTTTATTATATATGTATTTATCCTTATGTATTTCTTTAAAACGTTTAATTAATGCCTCATCGTTGTAAGATAGACTTTTTGACCTTTTTATTATTCCGCACTTAGGGCAGCCTTGACCTATTCGATGTTTTGATGGTGTAATTTTAAATTCTCCGTGTATAGGACAGATTACCGTAGCTTTTTCGTACATTTTATTATAAATGAAACTTGAATAATCGTATTTATTTCCGTGGATTTCACGAAATTCACTTATGACGTCTTCCGTTGTTAAGTGTATACCACTACATTTAGGGCAGCCTTGACCTTGTAAATGATTCAATGGTGACATTTTAAAAACACCATGTTTCTTACATATGATGTCAACTTTGGTATCCATATTTTTATAATTAACTCTCGAATAATCATATACGTTTCCGTGTTTTTCGTTAAAACGTTTGATAACTTCGTCTTGTGACAATGACAATTTTTTGTTTTTCCTCAGATTACCGCACTTAGGACACCCATAACCACGCAGATAATCGGCGGGTCTGACGTAAAATTCACCATGTTCGGGACAGATAACACATATCTTCGTTTGAGAATTAATATAGACAACCTTGTCGTGTACATATCGTTCACCATATAGTTTAATGGCTTTCTCTATGAATATTTCCTTGGTATATTTTCTCATATAAATTTTTTCATTAAAAATTAATAAACAAAGATAATACTATTTATTAAAATATACAAAATTGGATTATTGTAAAAATCGTTAATAATAGATATTTATAATAAAATAATAAGAATTTTAAATAGTTTTAAGACATGGGAGATTTACTTTTGAATATGCCTCTTGAATATGAGCCACTTCGCAAGAACCGATTTTTGCTTCGTTTCCCTTCCGATCTAGGCATTCAAGAGTGGTGGGTGTCAAATGCATCAAGACCTACGATTACAATGGGAGAAACCGAGATACCTTTCTTGAATACATCAACTTGGGTTGTCGGCCGTTATATTTGGGAACAGATTAATGTCACCTTACGTGACCCTATTGGTCCAAGTGCGTCACAGGCAATCATGGAATGGGTACGTTTGTCTTCTGAAAGTGTAACTGGTAGACAAGGTTATGCAGTCGCATATAAGAGAGATTTGGTGCTTGAAATGCTCGATCCAACAGGATGTGCTGTTAGTCAATGGATAATTAAGAATGCCTTTATTGTCAGTGCTGCTGGCGGTGACTTGTCATATGATGACGATTCATTGGCAACTTGGGAGTTGACCATCAGACCTGACTATTGCATATTGAGTTACTAATAAATGACATTCTTGATGACTATATAAATGTGAGATAGATTTCTATAATTTGTCTCACATTTTTTGCCTTTAGTTCAAAACTTTGTAGTATATTTGCGTCGCAATAGTAAATTGATAAAAGATGCCAAAGATATATACGACAGAAAGCATAACAGAAAGATTTAAATTAAAGAACAGACAAGGTTTCGATTATTCCAAGGTCGATTACAAAGGAATGGGTATTCCTGTAACAGTAATTTGTCCTATCCACGGAGATATAGAGTTGACTCCCTCTCAGATATTAAGAAACGTTGGTTGCCCTATATGTACAAATGATAAGTTAACACAACTTAGGACAAATAAAAATGATTTCATAAGAGATGCCATTAGTATGCATCAAGACAAGTATGATTATTCAAAGGTGGAATATAAAGGAGTAATAGAGAAAGTCTGTATCATTTGTCCCGAACACGGTGAGTTTTGGCAATCACCACGTATACATTTAAGGGGTTGTGGTTGTCCTATATGCGGCTCGGTAAAACAAAACGATGCGACAAGACTAACTAAAAATGATTTCATACGAAAGGCGAGAGAAATCCATGGATACAAATACGATTACTCAAAAGTAAACTATATCAATAATTTAACTAAGATTTGTATAATCTGCCCTAAACACGGAGAGTTTTGGCAAACACCAAATAAGCATTTATTAGGTCAAGGATGTCCTATATGTGGAGGAACTAAAAGATTAACAACGGAAGAATTCATTAGAAAGGCGAGAGAAATCCATGGAGATAAATACGACTATACAAAAGTAGACTACATAAATAATTCGGTCAAGGTTTGTATCATTTGTCCTGAACATGGAGAATTTTGGCAAACGCCGCATAATCATCTGATAGGGCATGGTTGCCCTAAATGCAAGAACAAAAAGATTTCAAATTCAGAGACGAAAACTACCGAAAAGTTTATATTAGAAGCGAGAGAAATCCATGGAGATAAATACGATTATTCGAGAACGAAATATCTAAGTGCCAAAGATAAAATCCTCATAATATGTCCCGAACACGGAGAGTTTTGGCAAGAGGCAAGTTCGCATCTAAGTGGTTGTGGCTGCCCAAAGTGTAACCATATAATTAGCAAAGCCGAAATGGAGATAACAGACTTCATTAAGAGTAGCCACGAAATAGAGGTAATTACGAATAACCGCAATATGCTTACGGGACATAAGGAGTTGGATATTTACATCCCTTCATTGAAAATTGCATTCGAATACGATGGAATGGTATGGCATAGTGATAGGTTTAAGATAGATTCAAATTATCATCTTAATAAGACGGAAGAATGCTTGAAACAAGGAATAAAATTATATCATATATTTGAATATGAATGGATGAATAAACGAGAAATCGTAAAACGTAAAATAGAACGGATATTGGGTATTTTCGATATCGAAAACAATGTATTAAACAAATGTAATGTTATGGAGATAAATGAAGAAATGGCCAAGAATTTTAATGAGACAAACAATTTGCAAGGACATTTCGCCTCTTCGTTGTACATAGGTGGATTCTATAATAGCAAGTTAGTATCCGTGATGGCATTATTAAGAGAGAATAATAATGAATGGAGAATAACAAGACTCAGTTGCAATACAAATAATTACGTTGTTTTTAAAAAGTCAATGAATTATTTCATAAATAAATACAAACCGCACAAAATAGAAGCATTCGACGACAGGAGATGGGTTGCTGAACAAACTGATAGCTTATATAATAGATTGGGCTTCGATTTTGCGGATGTAATTTCACCTGATTATGGTTACACGAGAGGACAGAATGATTACATAACAAAGACTTTCTTCGAAAAAGATAAACTGATTAAACAATATAGTAAAATGCACGAACTTACTGATGATATGACAGTGGATGAAATGATCAGAAAACTTGGTTATTATCGCATATACGACTGTGGACAATATAAATACGTGTGGAAACGGTAATTTATTATATATCTGATGATATTTATAATTAATTACAAGTATCAGTTATAAATATGAACAGAATGAATAAAATAGACGAAAGTAAATTACGTCAGATAATCAAGGAGAGCGTCAAGAAGGTAATTTCCGAACTCGATTGGAAAACATATGCGAATGCCGCCAATAAGTCATTGGAAAGAGGTAATACTTCCTATTGGAAAAATAAAGGCGAAAGCCCCAATGGTGCGATAGGAAAGGCAGTCGATGCAAGAAATAGGTCACAACGTTTCGGCAATGCAGCAAAGGATGCCTTTAATAGGGACTACGGTTATAAGAATGGTGATATGTGGGATGATGATTTCGCCGACGTAAGGTTAGGAGGTGACTTTGATGCAAGCGAGGAATTCGGTCCTCACGTTGTAGGCCGAAAGGATAAAGGTTATGGAAATCCTGCGAAGTTTGAACACGGATGGGACGACAACAAAATGACCCATAGTACACCAGAGGATTTCTTCGGAGATAACGGTGATGCCGCACAGTCATACAGAAATGCTGATGCTGAGGTGAAGAATTACAAGAAAGGAAATTATCGTTATGACAAAGGCGATGGATGGAAATTAAAATAAAGCCGATAGTAAGTAATTCCGAATAACACATTCCACATAGTTATTGTCAACTATGTGGAATTTTTATATAAAAGATGAAGCAACCAATAAAAGGAAATAAATCTAACAACAAGAAGAATAGGAAAAAGAAAACGGTTAAAAAGCCTTATAGCCCATTCAATTCACGTTATAAGAAAAAAGGTAATCAAAAGTATGGTACCTCTAAGTTGGAAAGAGATTTCGCAAGGGATTTCTTGGAGAAGAACGGTATAAAGTTTATATATGAATACTGTGCATCTGACATATCTCGCTATTACGATTTCGCCATAGCCTCTTATCCCGAAGTCGATTATGAAATGGAAGTTAAAGATGGTATAAAATGTGTCAAGCAAGAAGGACAGTATTTTCCAATATCTTTTATGATAGAGGTTGATGGTGGATATTTTCATGGAGACCCAAGAGTTGTGAAAGAGGGAAAGTTGAACCCTATGCAGAAACATAATAAATTCGTTGACAGTCTAAAAGATAAATGGTGTGGTATACATTGTATACCATTGTTGAGAATATGGGAATACGATATTAGAAATAATCCCGATTATGTTCTTGAACAGATAAATAACTATATCGACATTGGTTACAAGAAGAAAAAGAAGGAAGAATGGAGAAAGAAACCTCATTGATTTGAAAAGTAGGAATAATTAAGTTATATTAAATTTAGATTAAACTATTTGTATTATAAGGATGAAAGCTAAATTCTTTATTCCATATGCCCAAGGCGATTGTGTCAGAGGATTTAGGTACGGTCGAGAAATAAAAGCCAAGGAATATGCAAAGATGGAATTGGATGAATACAACACGCATAAGAGGGGCGTTGACCAAATGGTTACTACAAGTATGGGATGTAATATGGCAATAAACCCTTTTAAGAAAAGAAAGATAGATTATAACAAACAGAAATATCAATTCCATGAGTGTAACTGTCGCCTATTGAACATAGAAGGACAGGATGAGACATTGTCTGAATTAGACAGAATGTATCGCACCAAGGAGAAATTTGTCGAGATAGTTCAGTTGAATACCGAGGAATACCTCAATAATCCTGATATGGAGACTGATTTGAATATGTGGATAAACGAAAGTAAGAAAGTCACGGGTTGTAAGAAGCTAAGTGATGAAGAAGCGATATTTTATCTGCCGAAGAAAGATTTCAAAATATACATTGATGAGGATAAGTCAACGGCAGTTCTGAAAGATTGCAAATTTCTGAAACGAATGGGAGGAAAAAATTCTTTTGCCATAATGGTTGATAAAATAATCTTTATCAACAGTTAAATAAAATCTAATTCTTAATATAATATGTCAATGACGCCAGATGAAATTAAAGAACAAAAACGATTAAAACAAATCAAGATACTCAAGGCATCCAATGAAATGTTGAAACAAGCCAGGGAAAGTATGATGGAACAGACCAAGCTTAGTGGTCTGGAAAAAGAGGAACGTTTGAAGGAATTTGATAAAGCAATTAATGAGAATTACCTTAAGGGTAGCAATTTATTGAACAGCAGCAAGAGAGAAATTGAAAATGCCGAATATGACGAGGTAAGTGACGAGGAGAAGAAAAAATATGAGGAGTATTTGAAAAAGAAAGGTGTCACTGACGATGAGTTGCACGAAAAGGAATTGGCTACTGCGAGTATGGGGTCTTCGGAAGAACCAAATAATCATACCATCGAGAAAAAGAAACGCCGTCGTAATCGAAAGAACGATGATAACGATGGAATCCAAAGGGTCAAGGACGAAGAGGAGCTGATGAAGAAAAGTATGGTGAAGTCTGATGACGACATCCAAAAAGTGATTTCAATTCACGATAAGGAAGACCTTGAGAGAATTGAGAAAAAAGCATCTAGGAAAAAGGTAAAGACCAAGGAAGAAACCGAACCTAAGACGGTTGACATAAAGGTCGAGGAAAAACGTATCGAAAAAAATGAAAACGTCGATTATACTTTCGATTTTTCACAGATACCTGACTATGTACAGTATGACGTTATTCCATTGCCTTCGAATGGAGAGTGCTACCCACATCACATAGGAAGAATACCAGTTGCTTATTTGACTGCCTATGATGAAAACATTGTTTCTTCACCTAATATGTATCGTGATGGAAAAGTCATCGATGTGATTCTCGAAAGAAAAATTTTGGATAAGAGAATTAAACCAAGTGAGTTGTGTCAAGGCGACAGGGATGCAATCATCCTGTGGTTAAGAGCAACTGGTTACGGAAATATGATGCCAGTGTCAGCGACTAATCCTGAAACAGGAAAACAATACAACCTTGATGTGGATTTGGGTTCATTCAAATATAAGCCTTTTGAATTAAAAGGTGATGAGAATGGTTTGTTTGAATATAAATTGGCAAACGGTGATGTATTCAAGTATAGGTATTTGACCAATGATGACAATAATCGTCTGAAGAATAATATGATAGACCAAAGGGTTAAACTGAATTCATACAATGCAATAAAATGTGTCAACAACCTTCAAGAGTATACTGACAATATTACAGATTTGAATGATAACGACCGAAAGGATTTAAATGATTGCATTGAGGATATAAAGGACATATTGGGTGAGAACACAAAGATAGGCGATAGCAATGTTACGACTAATTATTTGGAGATAGTTACTGAGACAATGAAGTCGTATACGGTTTCCATTAACGGAAATAATGACAGGGAATATATTAATAGATACATTGACAATATGCGTTCGCTGTATGCGAAGTCATTTATGGACTATGTCGTCAGTCATCAACCTGGTGTCGATTTCAAATTCAAGGTAAATATCCCTCAGAGCGATGGAGGCGGCTCTTTCGACACCTTTCTTGCCCTCGACGATACTATTTTCATTACTATATGACGGATACGAAAAGAATTTGAAGAAGGAATTGTTCATGTGCCATAAGAATATGAAACTGAGTATAGATGAATTATATATGATGCCGAGAAGGGACAGAAAGTTTTACATAATGACACACAACAAGGAAATCGAGAGGGAAAAGGACGCAATGAAGAAAAGAAAGAGATGAGGTGGGTGGTGAAAAATCATTCACCTCATTATTTATATAATATGTTATAATGTAAATAAATGGCGAAAGACCCGAAATTCAATAATATACAGAATAGTTTTAGCGATTACCTTGATGCAATGAATAATGTTACTGAAAGAATCAACAATCTAACAGCAGCAAAAACACAGGCATTAAACGAAGGTAATAGTAAACTTGCCAATGAAATTGAACAATATCTAAAAAGGGCTGAAGGTGAGAAGAATGTGATACAAAAGATATTAGATGTTCTTCAAATGATGGCGAAGGGTAAAGGTGAAGCCCTTATTTATCAAACAACCAGTGAAAAAAAGGAACAAGATAGACTACGCAAAGAATTTGAAAAGGAACAAGAAAAGAAAGCTAATAAAATGAGTGCTTTTTGGGGACGTTTTGGCTATGATTATAGTAGTAATCAAGGAAATATTGAAAGAAGTTCATTCGGAGAAGGCTTTGGCAGTACTAAGAAAGTAAAGGAGGTCGGTGATGCATTATCCATGTTCGGTGGAAGAATTGGTAAAGTTGGAGGCGTGTTGACCAGATTTGCGGGATGGATAGGTATTGCTATAGAAGCCGTAAAATTACTTGATAAAGCAATAGGAGCAATCGCAGATGCGGATGCAAAACAACAAGATATCCAGAATCGTAGGAATACGATGTTAACCGATAGAAATATTGAGTTGTCTAACATCGAGACCGAGGGCAATGTAGATATACTTAATACCTTTAAGGACAATATGTTGTCTGAATATAACAAGTTATTTACTGAACTACAAGGGCAAGTAGCAATAGCAAATGCAAAAGCAATAGCATCAACAAACGCTCAAATAGAAGGGACAATAGGTGACATTAATAATGCTGCGTGGAATGCTTTGGCTGCACAGACAGACATATGGGCGCAACAACAAAAATTAGGACTACAAGTAGCAAAAACCAAAGATATCGAAAATCGTGCAATTGCCCAACGTGACATCGAGTTAGGAGGAAGACAAAGTGAAAGAGTATATCAAAGTAGTCAATCCATATTGAAGGCACAACGAACAAATGCCGAATTGAATATGGAAGAACAAAACTACACTTATGAGCATCCTTGGGCAACAACGGCTAACAAGATGGTTGGTGGTAGTACAGAAGCCGATCATGTTCGTGGTGACAATAAATGGAACGCACAATACGACAGTAGTACCGACAAATATCTTAGCAATGGTACAAAAGGAAGTGCGATGCTGAGTATGACTAATGATCTAGCAAACGGTCTTCTAAAGAATACCTTAAAATCGGGAATAACCGTCCAACAGACGAGAACGAAACGTGATTTGACCAATGCTTCCAATGATTTGAATGCAGCTCAAGCCGAGAACACCAATCGAGTAAAAATGCAAAATACCGTAATTGCCAATAGTAACGAGATAAAGAACAAAGTCTTGGAAGGAATGACTGAAATAAAGTCATCCGTAATTGATACGCAAGCTGCCATTGATAAGACATATCAAAAGATGGCTCAAGCAGTAGAGAAATGGTTCATGGATTGGCAAGACAAGATATACGATAGTGGTATTCTTAAAGGGATGACCGATAGAGGGCAGTTGGATAAATATCGTTCGTCAATGCTCCCTATTATGGAAGAGGTATCCCGTAAATACGGAGTTACCAAGGAAGAATTCGTCAAGATGCAGAATGATTACACCGCCGATGGACGTAGCAAGTTGCTTAATCGTGAGGATTTAAATCAGCAAGCCTCTTTGGGTAAGATATATCTTGGAGGCGATTTTGGTACTGCTGCTGAGTTGGCTAATAACACCGAGATATTCAATATGGGTGTCAGTGATACTGTTGACTTGATGGGTGAAATGTCAAAGCAAGTCAATAAGATTGGTCTTGACGGAAGAAAATATCTTAAAGACATGGTCAAGAACCTTAAGATGGCGCAGAAATATGATTTCAGAGGAGGTGTCAAGGGTATGATGAAAATGGCGAAGTGGGCGCAGAATACCCGTTTCAATATGGACAATCTGCCTAATATGTTGGAAGACATACAGAAAGGCGGACTTGAAGGCATCATCACCAAGGCTGCCAAGCTACAAGTATTAGGAGGTAGATTCGCCATGGGTGCAGACCCTATCGCAATGGCATTCGAGGCATACAATAATCCTGCTGCCTTAGCCAAACGTTTCAATAGTATGACTATGGGAATGGGACATTTCAATAAGGAGACTGGTGAGGTCGAATTTAATGGAATGGAGATGGATCAAATGCGAGCCTTGGCTGAGTATACAGATCAATCCATTGATGACGTTAAGAAACAAGCAAGATACAATGTGAAGAAGGATAAAGTCGAAGGTTTCATCAAAGATAATACTTTGTCACAGGAACAGAGAATGGATTTGGTGAACAAGGCATATTATCAAGATGGTCAATGGAAAGTGAATGACGTGACGGGTAATGCAGTGAATCTGTCGGATGTCAACTCTTCCAACATTAAGGATATCCAAGCCGATACTTATGAGGGTAAGATGGAACAAGGCATGGAACAAATAGTTTCATTTACCAAGTTGTTTACTGGCAATATCGATGCTAATATGGCACATTTGTCAGATTCCATTAACAAAAACGGTGCAGCCGACAATGAGTTGCGGGAACGTCTGCTCGCAGAACAGAAATATTTCTTTGCGAAGTCACAGGAATATTCTGAGACCATATTAGAAAAGATGCAAGAGGCGACAGCTGTATATAAAAATTTCTTAAATGGATTTGTTGATCCTGCCAATGCTGAAAAAGAGGTCTTAAAGGAGATAAAATCCTTCAGTAAAAATACACATGAACAATTAAATTTGATATTGAAACAAATGGGGGGTGCTGCTGCCGATATCGCAAATAAGAATGAATTGGCTGAAAAGTTAAAAGGATTAAGTTTCGGTGTGAACACTCGTGGTGGAAAGAGAAAAAATGTAAGTGCTCAAGAACTCGTAATGAATGGTTCGCTGTATATGGGAGGTAACGGTCAAATGTATATTAACCAAAACAAGATCAGGGAGACATATGGAAGTACCGGTAAACTTATGTATGGTGATTACACAAGACAACAGTTGAAACAACGTGGTATAAATGAGAAAACATACGGTAGATTAAGGTATACGGGTGTCGGTGGAACTGACGATTACGCAACTTCAGTAAAAATACAGAATGAACAGATAAAAGCTCGTAATTACAAACGTAAAAAGGCAGCCGAAGGCAAGATTGTCGATACTGGCGATGGTAAAACAATGTATGTTCCTTCACAGAATCCGAACCCCAAGTACGAATCATTAGTCAGTGATGGCGTAATGAATGGAAATGGCAATTCAATGTTCACTCAGGCATCCAAGGTCACTCCGATAAACGACGGAAAGGTACAGATAGCCAAGTCGGATCCGAAGGACACTGCCGTGTTCGCCAAGAATGGTGGTCCATTCGACACGTTGTTCAACGACGTGTTCGGTCGTATAAACGACGTGTACAACAAGGTGTCATCGAACGTTATGCCAACAGAGCCGTTGGGCAAGGACGCTGCGTTTGCGGAAGCGCCTGCAAGTGACACTCAAGCATCCAAGGTCACACCGATAAACGATGGAAAGGTACAGATAGATCCGGTTAACATTACAATTAATGGCAAATTGGAATTATCTGGTGGAAATGGTCAGTCAATAGATATAATGAGTGAAATCAAGAATAACCCTATGCTGCTTAGGTCAATTAGTGATATGATAGTACAGAATATCAGTACCAAGTATTATGGAGGTAGACCAGTCGGTAACAGTAATTTCAGAAAGTAACGAATGTTAATATTTATGTAATATATAATTTATAATAGCTTCATCAACGAATAACAATGGTAAGAAGAATATCAAGTAGTCAGAGGAAATTAGTAAAGTCTGAGAAAAGCAGTGGAAAATCAACGATAAAATCCATTGCCAATGGAATCGTTAACGCCACGAAGGATGCCATTGCAAAAGGTGTTAATGAAGCCAAGAATATCATCGAGAAAACTCCTGACTATGGTTACAGGACAATTGACAACCTTGCATTGAACAATCGTTGCAAATATAATTTTATGGATGGTCTCATAAATGGATTGTCAATAGATAAATTCTGTAATTTCAATAACAAGAACGAGGTCTATATGCGAAGATTGATGATGGTTAACATCACGGAACACGACATTACAATGAAGGCACTTGGTACTGATGCCGCCTTTAAAGGAGACGGTTCACATATAACAACAAACACAACAGCACCTTCATATGTTAGTAATTTGAATTATACCGATAATTTCGCCCGTAACGTGAACGGAATGGAACAAAATGGCTATCTGAGTACGAGAAGGGCTGAAAGTCGTGGCAGTGATAACGATGGTAATTACGTAAATCATGGACAATTGTATGGTCAGACAACTAATTTGTTTCCTGATGATAATGATAGTTTAACCGATGATATTGCCAAGTGGGAGCTGGAAGGTGAAAAAAACAGTATTTTAACCAAAACCAAAGAGTTATTTAACCAAGCTAAGATTAACACCTTAATATCAAGGTTTCATGGTGATGGAGGTGTAATGGGTGGTAGTGAAAACGTAAAGGGAATAGGCGACGCAAATACTGAAAAATTTGGAAAATCCCACGGTAGGAACTTGTTATTGAGAGATGTCGAAAAAAAAGGTGGAAATGGGTATAGTATAAACGGATACAATAATCCGTATTGTCGTGTGTGGACACACCATTATCAATATGACAGACTTTTCAAGAGAATAAGGCCATTTTATCAAATGGATGACTATGGAAATTTCAAGTCAGTCACAAAATTGAAGGATTTCCATCATTGGCATAATTTCTCCCACGATGACACTGGTAATATAACATTTAACAAGAAAATAACATGGGACAAAAAAGGTACTGAGAAATGGGGATGGAAATCAGGTGATAACGATGACGCATGGAATAAATCCGTAATACAAGATAATGGTTATCCGAATATTACACCTAAATACCAAGGAGGCGGAGAGTATAATATTCATACCAAACAATGTATGTTTTCAATCGAGAACCTTGCTTGGAAAGGCTATGACCCATATTCATTCGAGAAGGCATTGTCGTGGGAACAGAGAGGACCTAATGGAGGTCGTATAATGTGGTTTCCACCTTACGGTATCGATTTCAATGAGACAACAAATGTCAATTGGGGCACGCAGTCGTTTATAGGTCGTGGCGAAGACGTATATACATACGTTAATACTACAAGGACAGGTACATTATCATTTATGTTGGTGGTTGACCATCCGTCCATCATCGATTATGTCGGTTGGCACGCAGATGATATCAAAGATAAGGTAAAGGACAGTGATTTGCTGAGATTCTTTGCGGGTTGCGATAGCGGCAATCCTGAGGACGAGGGTAGTTTATTACATTACGTGAAACCTACCCCTTTAACGGATGAATATATACAGAATGTTGTAGAAGAAGAACTTTCGGTTACTGCCGAGCCTGAGAAGAGAGAACCACAGCAAGAAAAGAAGACCGAGGAATTGGTAATGACTTTTTACGTCTTTTATCCTAACAATTATTCTGGATACTATGATCATATTGGAAGTAATGTTGAAGCAATTGCCTATTTGCTCGCAGGTAGCGGTGCGCAGATGCAATCTAACGGTGATAATAAGAATGCTCCTACCAAGGATATTCCGTTGACAATAGAAATGCTGTCGGACGATGAGACGTGGGATAATGGATATGGATATGAGGTAAAGAATAGTGAAACAAAGGGAATATCAAACTATAAAGATATGTCTGATAATAAAAACTATATTCACGGTACGAAACCTATATGGCAATATCAGAAGAATAGAAACTCATATCAAGCGAACAACAAGAAATGGTATTATCGTATCGATGGCAAGTATCAACAAGCCCCTACGAGTGAATATTATATCAATACATATGACCAAACGTTGTTGAACGACTCAAACTATTCTGACACGACATCATTCGCCTATAATTCAGACGCAAGTGCCGTAAGAAAACTTTTTGAAGTTCCTGATGATGAAGAAAACAAGAGTGTACTGTATAGTTTTGCCGAGGTCGCCGCTGCGTTGGAAAGTAATAAGAATGAAACAATTTCAGATAATATTACCAAGAATTGTTTAGGAAGTAAAACTGATAGGATAGATAAACTAAAGGAAATCTTCTATGGTGATGAGGAGACGACCGAAGGAAGGACGGAAGGTAAATATAAGGTTGTCAGGGTTGAGACAATAGGCTATTCTAATAATCATGATAAAAATAAAACGACTTCGACAGGAACTACTAACAAAAAGAGTGTATCTACAACAAGAAATGATAAATTGGCGATCAATCGTGGACGAACGGTAATCAATTGGTTGGAGAAACGTTACGGCAATGTCTTTACCGATGATATTAAACAGAAGTCAACAGTACAAGCTTCAAAAGCTGTGAATTCTGACGATAAGCTCAATGTTAACGGCTCATCAGCAAAAAAATGGAGGTCTGCGAAGGTGATGATTACGTTTGAACGTGACGTTACGACGACTTTAGCTGAAAGTAACAGTGGTGAAAATGTAAAATATAAAGGTTATACTGAGATAAAGGACGAGAATCAGAATACAGCCTATAAAGATGAAAACGGTGACATATGGTATTTATCAGAAGATAAGACGAAATTCGTCAGAAAAGTAAACAAGTTAGGAAAAGTAATAGCAAGAAGCCAAAATTCGATTAGTAACTTAGCTGCGGTAAATAATGACGGATGGAGAGAAATAAGTGCTTCTGAATATGAAAAGATTAAGGCATCCTATCCCAATGCAGTCGAATGCCGTGAGAATAGAAGTGGAGTCGCAAAATATTATACTAATATTGCGAAATATAATTGGAAGTTTGGCGAAATCTATTTACCAAATATGTCGGCAAACGACAGTACTCAAGAATATAACAACTTGAGATACGACCAAGAGTATTATTTCTTTAAGACCCTTGAACATAAGGCACCTGCCGTATACAGTAGTCTGATGGATAAAATTCAATATTTCGATCCTGCTTTTCATTCAATGACCCCTGAGGGTTTTAATGGCAGATTGACATTCTTACAACAATGTACCAGACAAGGAAATACAATAGGTGCGTCTGATAGACAAGCGAGGTCAGCAAATAACCTCGCTTTCGGTCGTGCGCCATACTGTGTACTACGCCTTGGTGACTTCTATAACCAATTAATAGTAATTGATAATATTAGTATTGATTATGATCCGTTGCAGTGGGATTTAAATACTGAGAGTATCGGTATGCAACCGTTATTGGCTCATGTGAACATTAGTTTCAAGTTTATTGGAGGAGGAGACCTTGCGGGCCCTGTTAAGCGTTTGCAAAATGCGATGACATTCAATTATTATGCCAATACCAGACTATATGATAATAGAGCTGACAGACCGTCGTATAAGGAAAATTATATAACTGGCATAAGCGAACTTGAAACTGATAAGAGTTATGCCTATACTACAGATATGAAAAAGGAAATAAAATAATTAATTGAAACATAATATGTCATATTACGATAGATACAGTAGGTTTAGAGGTGAAAACAGCAGTCATATAATGCCTTATGTTGAAATAAACCCAAGTACCACAGACATTACGGTGGTTTTCAACAAGGACACAATGCGAATGGACACTTTGTCTTACAAATATTACAACGATGCTAATTATGGATGGCTAATTATGATGGCTAACCCTAAATGCGGTAGTTTGGAATATTCCATTCCTGATGGCACAGTGTTAAGGATTCCATATCCCTTGAATACCGCCATTAATAGATACGAGAATGCAATTAACAGTTATATAGAATCTCATTGATTAACCTTTATTAACTTAAAATATTTGGATATTATATTTACTTCTCATAACTTTGCAATATTATTAACCAATTAATATTATAAAGTTATGAGATTTTTTATTTTAATAATCAGTTTGTTGTTCACTTGTTCACTGTCGAATGCGCAGAGATTAAACCATCAAGGTAAGAAGATGGTTCGCAGTGTAATATGTTTCGTTCCTAACAAGAAAGACACTATAAAATATAATTTTTACTATGATGATGATGAATGTCGATTGATAAGAATGGATAGACTGAGAAATAGTAGTCAAAATTATGGAAGATACCTATTGCGTAATCGTTTGGAATACAAAGATGGAAAGCTGCAAAGAACCGATTATGATGAGTATGGGTATAAAAAGACTAAATTTATCTACTCTTATGTTTTGGATAGCGACAGGTATGTTGTAGAAAGAACGTTTAAAGATGTGTCAGGGACAGATAAATGGTACTTGAAAGAGGTTACGAGATTCACATATGACTATCCATATAAGGATGAAATAAGACAAATAGTAAAGGAGAGTCATTATTCATTTATAGGTGAGACTATTAAGGGCAAGAGGGTTGAGAAGGAGGTTGTCGGTGACAGATTTACTACTTGGTATGACATTATTGGTGGAAACACGTATCATCACGGTAGGAATGATAAATATGCTTGTGAATACAACGATTTAAATATCAACGTTGGTTATTTATATCAAGGTAATTGGGATATTGAGAGAATGACTGAATGGTATAATTTCTATTCGGAATGTCTGCCATTGGAAGTAGTCAATAGCTATTATCGTTATACATTTACTGACAATGAGCCATATAATTTGATTAAGATAGAAAGAGTCAGTGATAGTACAGGTAAAGTTTACAATACGTGGCTCATTGATTATGTATACTGATTGATTTCAATGTCTGTACTAATTATCTTTATAATGACGGATAGTATAAACTAATTTATTCATAACGAGATAATGGCAGATGTTATAGGTCAAGAAGAAAGAATTAATAGAATATGTTATGTAGAACCGAATGATGTTTTCGATAGTATCGATGGTATTCCGGTAACACCACCATATGAGGATTTTTCAATTGCCTTTGACTTGATAGTCAAGGTGGCTTCACGTTTCAGAAGTAACGAGATACGTGGAAACAGTGGTGAGATAGACGAGGATGGAAAGTACAAATGGGTTATATCATGGACGAGTGCCCCTAAGCAGGGTACTCCTTCGTGGGTTACATTCATGTCTGGCAACGATGTTGGAAATGGAACAAATTCATTGACAACGAACTATACTGATATATCGTTTGACCATTATTTCGAGGGAGAAGAAATTGAAGGATTAGGTGTAGAGCAAGTAAACGTAAGTTTCGAGAGTTGGTATACACCTACCGTATCCATTAAATTCGTCGATACAAGAGGCTCTGCTTTCTTTGGAAGAGAGGAGGCGATACATTATAATGATAAACTAACGGCTGATAATGTATTCGGTTGCTTTGCGACGGTTCCATATCCTGAGTTCAAGTTACAAATCAAGGGATTCTTGGGTAAACCCGTGACTTATCAGTTGGCTTGTAGTAATTTCAAGGCGGAATTAAACTCACAGACAGGCAATTTTGAGTTCACAGTATCGTTTATTGGATATTCGTATGCCTTATTGACTGATATTCCATTAGATTATCTCATCGCTGCACCTCACAATCCATATGTGGGTGTCGAATATTGGGATAAACATAAGACAGACCCAAAATGGCAAATGGTCGGCGAGGATGGTAAGGCGGACAAGGAGCCTGTCCGATTAAGTAAGTTTTTCTTGGATATTGAAAATGCACAATCGGCGTATAATGAGAGACAATCGGCGGTTTCAGACGGCACTAACAGTGATTTGAGTGCGGTACAACAAGAGAAGACATTATTAAACAATATATTAAGCAATTTCAATTCATTTTATCAAGGTCTCATAAAAGATGTAAACAATACGTATATAGATACAACCAACGAGAGCGATAAAAAGAGACAAATTATATTGTTTTCAGATAAAGAGAATATAAGGTTGGTGAATGCGAGTGGTGCATATAAGTCATTTGTCGAGGCTGTTAAGACTTATAATGACGCATTTAGCAGTACAATGATAGGTAAGGATAAGATGCCTAATGGATGGGATGTGGATTGCCCTCTTGACATTAAGGGCGTCGATGCATTCAATCAATCGAAAGGAAAAAAGTTTACTCATAGTTCCGTCAAGGAGATAAAGTTTAATGATAATAGAAATTTAACGGATAGTTCGGTCAATAAAATATTAGAGGAATTTAAGAAAGATAAAAATAGTACCATAATACGTCGTTATTGTTACATAATTGATTGTGGAACCTTGATAACTGACATATCGACTAATGTTGAGAACTTGGAAGCATCTAAAACCCGTATGGAGAAGGAGATAACTCAGTCAATAGAGGAAGATATAACGAGTATCCTTCCTTTCAAGCCATATATAGGTAATGTGTTCAAATTGCTATTCTGTCACCTTGAGACATTTTGCCATATAATGTATGAGGCTTCAAAGGATATACAGTCTGAGGCATTGAATGGTCTCAGAAGTCCATCAGTATTGGGTATTATTAATCTACAATCAGAAACTGATTTATCCGTTGATAGTGGAGACGGAAAGGACGTCACCGTGCCAGCGTGGGTTGGTATCATTAATTCGAAAGCCACTACAACCGATGGCGAGAATGTTACGGTTGAAGATGATGCTGAGACTTTCGGTTGGCCTGGTGATCTGAAAGGTGACTTTGTGGAGGAAAAAGTCGTATATGGCTTCGAGATGGCGATACAGTCAATCGAGGAAACAGAAAAGAGTCAAAAAGACGAGTCTACGGAATTGAACAGTTTCCCTATAACCACTTGTGATTTCAATAATAGTGGAAATATATTCAAGGGTGTAAGTGAATGTTCGTTGAGCGAGTTAAGTGGGTATTTGTCTATTAGGGCAGCACAGTTGTTTGGCGTAATGACCAAGAATATGCAGAACGACATTAATACTGTTAAACTTCTTGGTAATATCGATGCATACAACTACTACAATGCCATAGGCTCGATAAGTCTTATTCAAGGTAACATATTAAATAAGGCAGCAAACGAAGACATTTCAGACATCGTAGTTGGTATATCGGAATGCGACTCAAACTATGACAAGTATGGAGTATTGTCAACCAACACTGATAAGGAAAGACATAAATTCGAGACGGTTCTTAAGGTGAATGGTGTAGATAATGATAGACATCCATTCTTTAAGGATGGTAAATGGGTGCATTATTATGACAAAAAGGGAGTATCGTTGATACCATCAAAGTTTAGAAACTACAATGACTACCAACGGGATTATGTGTATGACGTGGATGGAGGGAAACCTTATTTTGTGCCTGCATATCAAGAGAACAATTATAATGTAGATGCAATGCAGAACACTTTATATCCTTCCGATACAGTTCGTTTAAATAAGAAGTGTATATCATTGGATATGTTCAATATATTCAATGATGTTGATTATGTTAATTCTGTCGTGAAACGTTATGAAACACTGAATAGTGGCAGCGTAAAGGTAATCAACTATGATATAACAGATGACAGTGGACTTAAAACGTTCACGGAAAAATATTGGAAGGTAAGCGACGAAAGGTATGCAAAATTTTTTAATTCCAAGAATATGCTGAGTGCAAATCTTGGGACAATAGGCATTAATACAGACGACTTGTTTATGAGTGAATTGAGTACCGTCTCGGCAAATCCCGTATTGAAGAACGAGGATAGTCGCAAGACTTTGCCTGATTTCAATGGGTGGTATACTACGTCAAAATATAAGAATAGTGTCGAATGTAAAACAGATGGTACTTGGACGGTTACAACAAATAGTGGCTCGAACGATGTGTCTACCGATGACCTTGTAATACAGGATTTAAAACAGTATTTTTATCTGAACAATACGGTAAAGTATAGCGTAAATATCTTTGGTAGCCCTTTTTATTATTTGCAATCTGAAAAGATAACCAATAAAGATACCCAAAGAAACGTTAAAGCCTTGTTGTTCTTGCATACATTTAAATACAATTATGCGAATATATTGAATGTGTTTGCAAAAGACAAGGCAAACGGTTGTATTGAATGTGTGCCTTATGGGTATTTGTTGTTATTGGGGGGTCTTTTGTGGAGAAAGAGACAAGCAAAAGATCCGATAGCTTATATGGATGATACTAAAAACTACCGTCCTTGTAGTAAAGACTATGCCTTGTTTACCAAGATAGGAGGAGAGTATTATTTTACCGTTGGTAATAATGATGCGACAACAGCGCATATGTATAATGTCACCTTGAGTAGTTTGTTGGGAGGTAATTCTTCAATTGATTATAACATCGAGGAACAATTGGTAGAATTATTCCTTAATTTCAGCAAGAATGATTTCGGGACAATTAAAAACTCGTTAGAGATTAGTGATTGGTACGTTATGAAGGAAAAGTTGTCACGTGAGTATACACCTAAATATTTGTGTGAAGATACAACAGAATTCTACAAAAGATGGAATAATGTGGGTCATTATCTGAAAGTCAAAGGTAAAAATGAACTAATGACAATAAAGAGTAATATGAGATGGATACGTAATAACGGAATTTGTATGAATAACGATTCTGTTATTAGATATAGGATGCTTGCCGTCGAAGATGGCAGGAATACTAAGGGTATTTATGGCTTTAAGATGCTGTTCAATGAGGATGATAAGGATATGCAGTCTAAATTAAAGGACTTGTACCTTAGAAAGTGTCTTGTATCAGATTCCTGTGCAAGGGTAATGGGTAATAATAGCAAGACTTCGGTGAACGATGTCGTTACGGTAGACAAGAGTGTATTTAAAGCTTATGTAAAAGGTTTTACTGATAAGTTGAAAGACATAGTTAGTACTACTTCCAAGGTAATGACAACTGATAGTGATTTAAGTCCTACACAAAACGATAGATTAAATTATAATAGAAACCTTTGTATTGCAATTTACTATTATCTAAAGAATGTATGGGATAGATGGATGGTAGGCAAGGCAGAAAACACATATGACGTAGCTACTTTCTTCGACAATGATTTCATCTTTATGGATTCATTTTATCGTAATACATATTACCGTTTACCAATGAACTGTCAGAAGGTAATAGATGCCTATCATGGTGCAGCGAAAGACAAGAGTCTGTATAGTTTCATCGGTGATTTGTGTAAGGAACATGATTGTTGGTTTGTGGCAGTTCCTGATTTTATACATTTTACGGGTGAAGACACAACGGACGGTCATAACAAGGAAGGAATGTATTCGGATATCGAGACGATGAAAGATGTATTTAGACCGATGCCTTATAACGAGATACCGGCACCACAGAATAATAATAAATTCGTAATCATTTATATACATAAGTTGTCGGAAGTACCGTCAAATATTAATAATTTCAGATATGATAGTTTCGACATTTGGTCACATACAGACGGGTTTAATGTTGCACCGCCGATATTTAAGTCTGATAGATTACTTGAAAATTCAGATGATACCATAACGAGATTGGGTTATAAAGTGCCTTCGTTCGGTGTTAGTTTCGCAAGGCAGAATCAGCATTTATTCAAGAACATCAAGGTTGATATGAATAACCCTGTCCAGACCGAACAAGCGATTAAGACGTGGCATAATCTGATAAGCGTCGGTAAGTCGAGTGAGAGAAAAATCGCATTCACGGGACAGGATGTATTTAATATCTATACGAACTATTCTTATGAATGTGAGGTTGAGATGCTTGGCAATGCACAAATATGTCCTTTGATGTATTTCCAATTGCTTAATGTACCGATGTGGAGAGGTACTTATATGATTTACAAGGTGATTCATAATATGACACCTGGTAATATGACGACAACCTTCAGAGGTGTGAAACTGTGTCGTTTCCCTAAGCCGTTCAGTACCTCGTTCTTCGTACAGAAACCTGACTGTGATACAAGAAACAACGAGTATAATAATGGTGATTATAGTAGTGGAGGAGGCAAATATTTCACGGAGGAATATAAGAAGGCTACTACGTGGAGAAAGGATTGGTATCATAATAAGGATACAGGTAATGCTAAGACTGTGGAAGGGTTAGGTATCGATTCAAAAAATGGTATTACAAGGAATGAAAAATTAGTTTCGTTGTTCAACAGGTTATATGAGGAGATTGCATCCTTGTCGGAGAATCAGCCAAAGATGAAATGGAATGTCGTGCTTAGTCATGTTCTAAGAAGTGGCAGCGGTTCAGCACATTGTCAGGGAAATGCAATGGATTTGACAATAGCGTACTATAACAAAAATGGAAAGGTTATTTCCACTCCTCAGACATCGTCACCGATGCCAGAACTCGCAAGGGTAACGGATATATTGGCAAGATTACATTTGAATGAGATAGACCAATTGATATTGGAGTACAAAAATGCCCAGAATATGGTACCCGGTAAATACGATAAATATAATGTCTTGCATGTGGGTGTACTTAGTCTTACAGGAACAATACGTCACGAGTGTTGGATAGGGGTTATCGGTGGGTCAATGGGGTATACTCGCATTGATAGATATTATCCTAATGATTTCTTAAAGAAAGTAAATCCTAAGTTTGACGAGACTGCTGGTAATGCATATCGTGCGAACAAGACCAATTTTAAAAAGAGTTTCCGTAATTATTGTGATTATTCTGACGATGTATTAGAGAAGCATTTTGGGAGAAGTGATGGCTCGGCATTCAATAGATGGATGGAATGGACGATACAATTGGAAGGGGGTGATAAAAAAACTACAGCGACACCTCATGGGTATGGAATACAGGATAACGCATGGCAGACATATCATGAGAAGACAGGTCGAAACGACTATAATTATAAGAATTATTACAAATGGTTATGGGATAGTGGAAAGGCTTCACAAGTGAAGGATGAGAATGTTGCGATTATATATGCGAGAGGACACTTTCATTTTCATAGTTTGATTACCCCAGATATTATCAATTCACTGAATAGTATGCAACCTCAGAAGGCATTTAATAAGGTAATGAAGCTGTATGGTAAGTGTATGATGGAATATAATGAAGGCAAAACTTTCAAGACACATGAAGGGTGGCGTAAAATAATATATAATACAAAATATGGCGATTACCATAATGTATACAATGATAAAAATCATCCTACCGTTGAAGAAGTTAAAAATTATATAAATTCTCTTTAATCAGAGAAAAAGTAGTATGTTTGTGGCGTTTAATGTAAAATGTTAGTTTATGCAAAAAGTTTTGGCAAATGTAATTACTGATTTGACGAGGATTAAATTCGATATAAAGGTAAATAAGTGTAAGAGCATGGATGAGATAGAAAAATCTCTTCCTACTCTTATTATTGGTTATAAGAATGCAAAGAAATATATAAAGGATTTCAATATTTTAAAAAAAGCATATCCGAAGCAAAATTTATGGTGGACATTTAGCAAGACGGAGAGAGGAGTCGATTTTCAAGACGATATATACAAATTTTGTCTCGAAGCCGTGGACAATATTGTTGATAAGGTAGAATATTCGTATGTCGATTATTTAGATTGTTCATTGGGAAAAGGTAAAAAGGTATTGAGCTATCTTATGTCATCTAATGATTATAAGGTAGCGTACATTGACGGTAATAATTTTCTTTACTTGTATAGTCCTCATTTCAAGAAGGTATGGGGTTTTTCCTTGGGTACAATGATGTTTTATGGTGTTAAGCAACGGAGTATCGAAAAGGTGTTAAATAATATTAAGAATACCCAATGGATTAAGAATTTCGCAAAGATACCTATCAAGGTAAAAAGATTGATAGGTGATAGAACGCACAATAATATCGTGTTATATGATTATTTTTGAAATTAGTTAATATTTATCTTTATAAAGAAATGTAATAGAGATGGTACAAAGATTTTTCGGTAAAAGACCGTTAAAGAAGTATGTCAGACCTTTGAAGAATTCTGCCGTGCAACATAAGATTGTAATTGAACAATCAAAAAATGATACAGATGAATCCAAGGTCGATAATAATGAATTAAATAACACTGACGATATGAATGACGAGAGACTTGCCAAAGTAGAAGCATTGGCTGGTGTAAAAGCACCAAAAAGAAAGGTAAAGGTTGAAAAGAAAGATAAGGGATTGATTGAACGTACTGAGAATAGTACAATCGTTTTGACCGAGGAAAATAAGATGATGTTGAACGATTAACAATATGGCAGACAGAAAACTTATCGAGGAATATAAACTGTCTGAAGCCGTCAATCGTTTTAAACAGATAAACGAATATACTTTCATTACATCAGCACCATTGACTGAGGAAGGCGACGATGAAAACGGAAGTGGTAATGAGCAACAGTCTGGAATGAATGGGGGTAACGATATACCTCAAGGTCAACCATCGGACGGAAGTCAGCCACAGATGGGTATGGATAATGGACAGCCACAACAGATGCCTCAACAACCAACGGATGCAAATGCCCCTCAACAACAGGAACAAGGTATACAGCAACAAACTCCTCCTCTCGGTGATGCAAACGGTAATGGTGAGCAACTACCGATGGACAATACCGAGATAGGCGTAACTGACGATGGAACGGACGAGATACAGCCTGATGATGAAGTAATTGACGTTGACGACTTGACTAATGCACAAGAAGATACCGAGGAAAAAGTCGACGGTGTCAGTCATCAGTTGCTTAGACTGTTGAAGGTCGTGACAAAGTATAACGACGCAATAGATAGACAGAATCAAGAAATCGAGGACTTAAAGAAGGAATTCGAAAGAAGAAATCCTACGGAAGAGGAACAATTGAACATAAGGTCTCAAGCGGGTTATCCTTATTCTGAACAACCAAAGGATTATTGGAAGAAGAAGATAAAAGATAATCCTAATTATAATGTAATGTTCGATAATGATGTTCCTACTGATAAGGAACAAGAGAAATTTGATATAAAGGACAGCGATTTGAATGGTCTTAATTATAAGAGTATTTCGGATTCTTTCGATGATGATATGAAATTGTCCGATTTTTTAAATTTCTGATATTTATATAATGAGGAAGTAAAAGAAGTTAATTTTCTAGAATTTCCTCATTATTTTTATTAAAATGCAAGAGTAAGTAGTATATTTGAAACGTGAAACCTAATGGCTTATATTGAAATAACATTTGAAATTAATTTTATGTAAAAAATATGGAAACATTAATTAACAACACGAGTATTGATGCTATTGAGGCACAGTACAGAAACTCACAAGGAAAGCATGATGATGGACAAAAGAAGTTCAATTTTGACCCAAAGTTGTATTTAAATACACAGTTAGACAAGGATGTAAATGAAAAAATCGTTAGAATTAGAATTTTACCTGTAAGTGGTACTGACCCTAATATCTTTATGGTTTTGAGAACTCATTCTCTTAAAGTACCCACAGAAATTGCGAAGAGTGGCTTTAAATCTTTTGTATGTCTGAATGATTCTCACATTGAGAAAAAAGAAACGGACGGTTGTCCTTTATGTCGAAAGGCGAATGAATTGTTTGACAAGGCGAACCAATGCCGTTCTGAGGGAAAAGAGGAAGAGTCTAAGACTATTTTCAGACAAGCGTGTTCGTTTAAAGCCAAGAACACTTACATTGTTCGAGTTATTGAAAGAGGCAAGGAAGAAGAAGGCCCAAAGTTTTGGAGATTTAATGCAAATTCAAAAGGTGAAGGGGTTTATGATAAGTTGATGAATATCTTTAATGCCCGCAAGGAACCAAAACCTGATGGTACGATTTATAATATCTTTGACTTGGTTGATGGTAAAGATTTGGTTTTGACAATCAAGAGAACATTTACCAATGACGGAAAAGCGACCGACAAGTCATCGATTAATATAGTAGATGCGACATTCCCATCACCATTGTCAGCAAATACCGAGCAAGCGAATAAATGGATTAATGATGACAAAAAGTGGACTGATGCATATAGTATTCGTCACGCTGATTATCTGTCTATTGTAGCAGAAGGGCAAATTCCGGTAAGAAACAAAGAGACTGGTAAGTATGAGGGGAAAGATACTGTCGTTTCGATGAAAAAGCAACAAGAGGATGAAGTCAATAAGGTGGCACAAGAGATATTGGCAGCACCACAAGCAACCCCACAGAGCGATGTGCATATTGCAACACCATCATCTAATGTCATACCATCTACAACGATGCCACAACCAACGGTAGCTCCCGTAGCAAATGAAGATGAAAGTGATCCATTACCATTTTAATTCGTATTTGTGAATGCTCACCGATTATTTTGAAATAGTAAGCCAAATGCCTTTGATGGGCAATGGTATAATGGGTGTGTAGTTTACCCAGTGGTCATAAGAACCATGAACTGATTTCACTGGATTTCAATGGAATTTGGAACTATTATGGCTAAGTTGTATTACATATATGGACCGATGAACGTCTCAAAGAGTGCGTCTTTGTTAATGAAGGCACACTCTTTTGAGAGTAATAATATCCCTTTCGTTTGCCTTAAATCATCAATTGATGACCGTGATGGAAGTAGCATCATTAAGTCAAGGGTGGGCATCGAACGAGAATGTATTTCAGTAAAACCGACAGATGACATTTATAGGATATTCAAGACATATAATGACGCTAAAAATCCTTTGAAATGGATATTGGTGGATGAAAGTCAATTCTTAACGAAAGAACAGGTAGACCAATTGGCTAAAATCGTAGATACGTTGGATATTAATGTAATGTGTTATGGTTTAAGGACTGATTTCAAGACGAATTTATTCGATGGTTCTAAACGGTTATTTGAATTAGCCGATAACATCGAGGAAATGAAAGTCTCTTGTCGTTGCGGTAGAAAGGCAATAATAAATGCCCGAATTGACGATAATGGAAACATAATCAAGGAAGGTGAACAGATAATGACGGGTGGTAATGAACGTTATGTTACTATGTGTCGTAAATGTTATAGTGAATTAGTTAACAAGAAGTAATGTAAATTTAAAAATTTTATTTATGAAACAAGCGATTAAAAAAGGTGCAGGTATCAAGAAGAAAGGTATTAGTGCGTGGAAAGAGAAAGCAGGTTTGGGTGTTACATCGGCCAACCTTGAAGTAAGTAATGCAGATAAACCAATGGATTGGTTGGTGATGCCTAAGGCATTCCAAGAGGCGACTAGACTTACTGGTTTTCCTATTGGTTACGTAAGTATGATTGGCGGTTTCTCCGATACAGGTAAAACAACCATTATCAATCACGTATTAGTGTCAGCTCAAAGACAAGGTTTTATTCCTGTCATCTATGATACCGAGAATAATATGGATTGGCGTTATTTGACTGACATGGGTTTCGAGGCTACACCTGTGTATGGAGAAGTAGACATTGAAAATGTCGATTCTGAAACTGGCGAAGTAACATATACAAAAGAAAATCGTATTATAGGTTATGATGGTGACTTTATTTACTTCAATAACACAATTCTCGCTGCGAAGTACGGACAGTATGATTATTCAACTGGCAAAGAGACCAAGACAAAGAGGAAGGAAGCCGTTATTGAGGATATTGCTGCAAGCATGAAGGAGTTGCTTGATGCACAGGATAATGGTGAGATCGAACAAGGTCTTGTATTTGTATGGGATTCAATAGGCTCAATCAATTCATATAAGTCTTACAAGTCAGTGACAAATAATAATATGTTCGATGCTGGTTCTGTGAGCGTCGCCTTTTCAAATATTCTTAACAACCGTATACCGTCATCACGTAAGATGTCTTCACCTTATACAAACACAATGATTGCCATCAGTAAAATATGGCTTGATTCAATGACTGCACCAATGGCTGCACCTACAGTGAAGTATAAGAATGGTAATACGTTCTATTATGCTTGTCATGGCTTAATTGTTCACGTAGGAGGTGCTTTGACAAGTGGTACTAAGAAGCTTAAGGCTGTTTCAAAGGGTGCAACATACCGTTATGGTCTTGAGACAAAGATAAAGGTCGTAAAGAATCATTTGCCAAGCCCATACAATGTGACATACGAGGGCAATATGATATGTACTGCCCACGGTCTGATAGACAAGGAAGAATTACCTCAGTATCAGAAAGAACATATCGGTGATATGTTGGCGCAATTGAACGAGCAATTGACCAAGTCAAACAAGACGGCAGATGCTGAGGATGTTGTATTTACAGAAGACGAGGAAGAGTAAATCAAGATAATATGGCTAATGGTAGGAGGAAAAAAATCTCTTACTCTTAACATTTTTAAATATACAAGAATGTTAAAGTTTCATCTTTAAGTAGTACATTTGCAATGTCGAAAAAAAGTAATGTAAAACTAAATTGTTTGTATTATGAAAGTTAATTTGATTAAAGAGGCTTACTATGAGATTAACGAGAAGAAATCATCGTTTTTGCCTTTCAGTACGTTTATGAAAATGTGTGGTGTAACACCAAATGGTAAGGAACAGTCAGACGATAGCATTGTTACACCCCCTAATGTGAGATTCTTCTCAAAGATAGATGATTTCCGTTCTCTTACTAAGAGTGAATTGGATAAGTTCGACACATCAAAAGATGTTATTATATTGCCAAGTGGCGAAATCTGTGTATTCTTGAAATTAACACAAGATAATATCACAGAAAATGCTTTAGAACTTAAGAAAAATGACGAGAATGTCAAATCGTCTGTAAACACCAAAGAACAACAAAATGTCGCAGCCAATACCAAAGAGGATCCAGAAGACAAAGCCACAGATCTTAAATAAGACGTTTAATACGCTATTAGTTGACGGTTCCAACATTTTGGAACTGTCCTCTCTTGCTGATAAGAAGATTTCGAGTAATGGAAGGCAGACGGGAGGTATTTTCCAATGCCTTTTACAGTTGAAATTGTTATTAAAGAAGGGGAATTTTAGGTATGTCTATGTTTTTTGGGACGGCGATAATTCAGGACAAAGTCGATATGACATATATCCTGAGTATAAGGCAAACAGGAATAAGACATTTGAGGATGACAACCTTTCAGATTATATGAAGGAAGTCAATAAACGAATAAATGGTATGAAGAATTACTTTGCCAAAAAACAAGATCCTGTAAAAATAGCCGAGGAACAAAGACAGAAGGAAATCTTTCATTGGCAAAGGGAAGTATTGATGGAATGTCTCGAAGAATTATGCATCCGTCAATGTTTATGTGATAAGACAGAGGCAGATGACTTCATTTCATACTATGTAACGCACAAAAAGCCGAATGAAAGAATCGTAATTGTCTCCAATGACCGTGATTTGACGCAACTTATTTCCGACCAAGTGATAGTTTATGTCCAATCGATGAAAGATTTTATAAACACGAAGAATCATACGCAAGTAATGGGGTATAATTACCAAAATGTAGCGTTAAAAAAAGTACTTTGTGGTGACAGTTCCGATAACATCAAGGGTATTAAGGGCTTAGGTGAGAAAACCTTGCTGACTAATTTCAAACAATTGAAAGAAAGAAAGGTCACATTGGATGAAATTATTGATGGTGCAAGGAAAATCAACGAGGAAAGAGCGAAAGTCAAGAAAAAACCTTTAAAATGGGCGGAAAATATTGTAAATTCGGTGACTGATGGAGTGCAAGGAGATAAAATCTATGATATTAATTACAAAATTATAGATTTAACAGACCCAAAGTGCCCTATGATGTCACAAGAAGCGAAAGAATTAATAGATTCGATGATGTATGCCCCTATGGATACCGAAGGACGCAGCATCGAGAATTTATACAAGATAATTCTTGAAAATGGCATTGATGATTTGAAAGATGCCACTCGTTTCGGTAATTTTTTCACTGAATTCAAATATATTATGGATAAAGAACAAAAAAATTCGGCAATTTAGTTCAAACATCAAAAATTGGTAGTATATTTGAAACGTTAAAGCGAGTTAGTTTCAATTTTATGTTTAATTTCTTAAATTAATTTAATTTGATGGAAGAAAAAGTGGTGAAGAAGATAGATAATTCTTCTTATCGTGAAAAATTTCAATTTTTACTCTCAATCAACGAGAATGTAATTTGTCAACGTTATTTCAGAATCAAAAATTTCGATTTCGCCTCCATTGAGTCGATCGAATTGAAGGAAACAATGGACGAATGCGTCAGAATGATTCAAAAGGACTTGACAGAAAAGAGTCGTGTATATATGTGGTATACGAACAACGATCCTGTTAAGATGACAGGCTTTGTAAGTAATATCGATGACCTTGATGACGCTGATATTCGTTTTTTGACTGATGGAAATGAAGGTGAGGGTGTGCTAAGTAATGGTGAGCATATAAAGAAAACATATTTCGATTATGCTTCAGTTGCAAGTTCAAACGCTGATTATGTAGACGAGAAACCTGCTGATGGCGAGTTTGTATTCAAGTTTACCTTTATGATGGATGACAAACCATTATATGAAAGAGTTTGGGATGCAAATGTATATCCTAAATACATTAGAAACGGTGTTGATTTGAGCAATTCGAATGCTGTATATAAGGACAGAGACCCGTCAACCTTGTCATTCTCATTGGCAATTATTCATCATATGACGGCAGGAAAGTCAGATTTGGTTTTCCATATTATCAAGAATATTTGTGATAATTTGAGTACCACATATAGCGATGACTATGAATACACCAAAAACGAGATTTATAAGAATGGAATCAACGGTGATAAGGCGTATACATATTCTACCTATAACAAGAATTTCGTAAATGGATGGAGAAATGCTGTATCGAACAAGACGAATGATTATTTCAATCATCTCTATCCAACCAAAGGTCAAATAGATTATATTGAACGTTATCTGTAATCTTACTTGTTATTTTTAATATTTTTTAACCTTGTCAACTCGGAATATAAAGTTTTAAATGTATTTTTCGAGTTGACTTTTTGTTAGTCTCTTTAAATGGCAGAAATTGTAAATACTACAACATTAGGTTATTTAGGAAACGAGTTTCAAATGAAACTGGTAAAGTGTTTCATAGAAGACCAAAGCTTTTTCGCTTCAATAGCAGCGATTGTAGACCAAAATATGTTCTCTGATGAGTCTCTTAGGAAAATTGTGAGGTTTATGAAGGAACGTTATGAGAAAGACGAGAAAGTTGCGACCTATTTCGAGTTGGAAACTATTATCAGGAGTAAAATATCCGATGTCGTCACGGTTGAAATGACTTTGGCGACACTTAACAATATAAAGACCTCCGATTTGGATGGAATGGACTTGATTGAAAATACCTGTGAGAAATTCTTTAAACAACAGAATCTTACCAAGGCGATAAACCAATCAGTCGAAATAATCAAGAAAGGAAATGCCGACAATTATTACGAGATAGAAGACATTATCAGAAAGGCGTTAGATGTCAATACAAATTTCGATAAGGGCTACAATCCTATGGATGGTATCGAGGATGCCTTAAGCGAGGATTATCGAAACGCAATACCGACAGGTTTTAAACGTCTTGATGATGCTTTATATGGTGGACTTGCCAAAGGTGAATTGGGAGTTATCGTCGCTCCAAGTGGTACTGGAAAAACGAGTGCAACAACAGGTTTTGCGGCATATGCGGCAACATATAAATGTGAGGCTAATAATTACAAGGGTTTCAAGGTACTACACATTCATTTCGAAGATGAGGATAAAAATATCAAGCGTAAGTATTATGGCTTTATGACTGATATTGACGCTTGTATGCTTTCGTTGCCGGATGTTAGACCTAATGTCATTGAGATGCTTTCCACAACCAAGGCAGAAGAAGCAAGAATGATAAAGGAGAATGTCACTTGCTACCATCCTCAAAGTGGAGAAATGTCGGCGAGCGAGATAAAAGCTAAGATTAAACGTATGATAGCGCACGGATTTAAGCCCGACTTGGTCGTTATTGACTATTTCGAATGTCTTAAATTGGAAAAACCTGAAACCGCAGCCGATAAGGAATGGACACGTGAGGGTATAACGATGAGAAAACTTGAATCGATTGCACACGAATTCGATGTGGCATTATGGGTACCAATTCAGGGTACAAAGGATTCCTTGGGTCAAGAGTACGTAGGGCTGCAACAAGCGGGAGGTTCAGTGAAAAAAGTACAGATCGGCCACGTCATTATTACTTTCGCAAGGACACCTGATATGACAGAGAAAGGCTTGATGAATATATACCTTCAAAAATTCAGAGGGGGTAGAATGAATGATACAAAGATGATGAATATCAGTTTCAACAATGGTACTTGTCATTTTACCGATAATAACAGTGATGAACTTGACGGCATTGATTACCCGACACAACAGTCTGCGGTGGCTCAACAAGTAGCAAATCGATACCGACAATAGGTGACTAAATAGTAGTTTTGACTGAATTTCAGTGTAATTTTTCTAATAAAATTTTTCTGTCTGAAACTCAATTATTTAGACACTTTTAGTTAATTTTATAATAATTTTTTATTGATGAAACATATAGTTATTCTATACAATTATTTAAATAATCAGTAAAATTATGAAGGTTCAAAAAAGGGACAAAACTTTAGAGTTGTTTAATTTTGATAAGATTTATAATGCTGTAGATAAGGCGTTTAAGTCTTGTGGAAAGGAAACACCAGAGGGGGTGCTTGAATGTATAAAATATAAATACGATGAAGCATTAGATGTTGTCGTAAACATCGAGGATATACAAGATGATGTCGAGGATTGCCTTATGGAAATCGATAAAGCCGTTGCAAAGGCGTATATCATCTATCGTTACGAACACAAGATGATTAGAGATAATGACAGCAAGTTATCAAAGGAAATCAAGAAGAAATTGATGGCGACCGACGTACAAAACCAAAACGCTAATTTGGATGAACATTCCTTCGGTGGTAAGAAAGGCGAGGTTACTGAATATGTGTTTAAGGATTATGCCCTAAGAAATTGTATGTCAAGGAAATCGAGAAACAATCACAATAATAACGAGATTTATATTCACGACCTAGGTTCATATGCCGATGGAGAACACAATTGTCTATCATACCCTATTGATTACTCATATCGAGATGGTACAAAGACAAGACAAGTGGATATACGTCCAGCAAACAGTATAAATACAGCATTTCAGTTGCTTGCAGTATATTTCCAGATACAAAGTTTGCAACAATTTGGTGGTGTCTCAGTGACTCATCTGGATTGGTCGATGGTGCCATATGTGAGGAAATCGTTTTTTAAGCATTTTACGTTCGAATATATTCTTGATTGTGCGAAACACGAAGGTTATGATACGACTTCAATGAGCAAAGATGAGTGGGATAAATATAAGAAGGAAAAACGTGAGGAATTTAAAAATAAGTACGATATAAAAGATGAAAAATTCACAATAGGTGATTTCTCAATAAATATTGTCGATTTTCATATTGATGATACTAAGATAAGAGAGATAAACTATGATTGGTACGTAAGGGCATATGATGAGACTAAAAGTGAATTGGAACAAGCGGTCGAAGGAATGTATCATAATCTTAATTCACTCCAAAGCAGAAGTGGATGTCAACTTCCGTTCAGTTCTATTAACTACGGAACTTGTACATTACCTGAGGGACGAATGGTCATAAGAGCATTATTGGAGGGGTCTCTTGACGGAGTCGGTAAATTCCATAAGACACCGATATTCCCTTGTGGAATTTTCCAATTGATGAATGGTGTTAATAAACACGAAGGTGAGCCTAATTATGATTTATTCAAATTGGCGTTGAAGTCAACAAGTCAAAGGCTGTATCCGAATTATGTGAATGTAGATTGGAGTAACAATGAGGGGTATGATAAAGATAACCCTATGACATATACCAGCACGATGGGCTGTAGAACTTACAATGGTTTCGACATTAATGGCTTCGGTCAATTGAAGGACGGTCGGGGAAATATTTGTCCTGTGACTATCATTTTACCGACATTGGCAATGGAAGCAAAGGAAATGTACAATGAAAAAGCTAACAAGAATGAATTACAAGAAAATGAAACTGTCGTAACCATCTTTATGAAGTTACTCTCCAAAAAAATAGGAGAGGCAAAGGATATGCTCCTCGAAAGGTTTGAATGGATTTGCAGTCAGTCTCCTAAATCGGCGAAATTTATGTATGAGAATAATACGATGTTCGGATATAAACCAGAGGAAGGTATAAGGTCTGCATTGAAACATGGTACATTAGCCGTGGGTCAACTCGGATTAGCTGAATGCTTGCAAGCGTTGATTGGGACAGATCATACGACAGAAGAAGGAATGAAATTAGCGATTGAGATTGAAAGTCTGTTTGCCAAGAAGTGCAAGGAATACAAAAAGAAATATAGTTTGAACTTCGGCGTATATCTGACCCCTGCTGAGAATCTTTGTTATACTGCGATGAAGAAGTTCAAAGCGAAATACGGTGTGATACCTAATGTTTCAGATAGAGAGTATTTTACGAACTCGATGCATGTTCCTGTGTGGAAGGAGATGACACCGTTCGAAAAAATTGATATTGAGTCTAAATTGACGGGTTTTTCAAATGCGGGCTGCATTACCTATGTGGAGTTACCTTCAACGACTAAGTATAATCTCGATGCGCTTGAGACTATTGTACTTTATGCAATGGATAAGGATATTCCTTATTTTGCGGTTAATGTACCGAATGACACGTGTCGCCAATGCGGGTATAGAGATGAGATAAATGACAAATGCCCTATGTGTGGTTGTAGTGATATAGAAAGATTGAGACGAGTGACCGGATATCTTACTGGCGACTATATGACCTCATTTAACGTAGGTAAACGATATGAAACTGAAGATAGAGTCAAACACATTAAACGTTTCAGATGAATTACGAAAGCATAACATATCCTGATGTAAACAATGGAATTGGATGTAGGGTCACTTTATGGGTAAGTGGCTGTACCCACCATTGCAATGGATGCCAAAATAGACGGACTTGGGATTTCAATAGTGGTAAACTATTTAATAAAGAAGCCAAGGATAAATTAATTGAAATATTAAAATTACCTTACATAAAAGGTTTAACTCTTAGTGGTGGAGACCCTTTATGTTCATATAATGACATATTAGACTTGGCTAAGGATATAAAAGATGTATTTCCTGACAAGGATATATGGTTATATACAGGCTTTACTATTGATGTGATTAAGAAAACAATGCCAGATATATTAATTTTCGTTGATGTGATTGTTGATGGCGAGTTTATTGAGAGTAAAAGGGACATTACCTTGGCTTTCAGAGGGTCGTCTAATCAGAAGATTTGGATAAAGGATAGTGAAGGTAATTTTGTTCTTTCTAATTTAAATTAATATGTATTTAATGTGTGGTGGCTTGATTGAAAAATATCAGGTCACTATATTTATTTTATAATAGTACATCATAAATGGCTAATTTAAAACGATATGGGATTAAGTTCCCTATTACGATACAATCTGCCGATAACACTTTGATAGATTTGAATCAAACCAAGGATGATGAGGTGTATTCCGAGTTGGTGCATCTCATTTTTACACCGAAAGGTCAGAGACTTAGAGACCCTAATTTCGGTACAAGATTGATTCAATTTATATTTAATCCGAACGACAGTGAGACTTGGGGTGATATTTTAACCGAGATTAAGGAAACAGTCAGTAAATATATACCAAGTTGTTCCATAAAGGACTTAACGGTTAACGAAAGTGATAACGGAATAGGATTGAACGTGGAAATGAAGTACACAGTAAAACAAAATGGTACAAATACTGAGTATACAAAATCAATAAGCATTTAATTTGAACAATGTCGGAAAACAAGATACAATATACGAACAGAAATTATGATGATTATCGTAAGAGTCTGATAGAATTAAGTCGAAAGTATTATGGGGATGTTTTCGATAGTTTTGGTGATGCAAGCATAGGTCAATGGTTGATAGACGTTTTGTCGGATATTGGCGATAATTTGAATTACCATATTGATAGGTCATATCAAGAGACGAATATCAATAGTGCGCAGCAAGTAAGTTCGCTACAGGACATGGCGAGGACAAATGGTCTAAGATTACCAGGCAAAAAGAGTGCCTTGTGTGAGATAGAGATTTCGTGTGTTCTACCAGTATATCAGCAAGGAAACAATGGAAATGGTAATATCGCCCAAGCTGATGAGAATTATTGTCCTTATATCAAGAGGGGAACATTGTTCTCGAATGGTTCGACCACCTTTGAATTGATGAATGACATTGATTTCGCCAACCAATTCAACAGTGATGGTTATTCAGACCGTGAGATTATCCCTAACAAGAATTCGAATGGAGTTATTGTTGGTTATACCTATAAAAAATTGGCTGTTGTAAGTGCAGGACAAAGTAAAATCTATAAAAAGGTCATAACATCATCAGATATCAAGCCTTTTATGGAGGTGCTGTTGCAAGACAATGATATACTTGGTGTGGAAAGTATCATATTCAAGGAGGGTAGCAATCTTAATTCTGATCCTACTATTGCTGAATTCTATGTGGATGAAGAGACTTATTACGATAAGTTGAACAAACCTGTACAACGTTATTTCGAGGTTGATAACTTATTGGAACAAGAAAGATATGGTTATGAATTGCAAAAGACGGATATAAATGCACCTTTGACGGATGGCGAGAAAACAAACAGAACTTATTATAATCCGATATGGGATAAAGAAGGCTTTATCATAGGTGATGAGAATATCGACGTAAGGGAAGTCGTAAGAGGCAAATGGAAACCATTGAAGAACAAATTCATTACCGAGTATCAGGATAATTGGTATCTCAAGATAATATTCGGCTCTGGTGTAAGAAACAATTATGGAGAAATACCTTCAGATGCAAAGTCATTCACACAATATATGATGTCGAGGATGGAAGCGAATGATTGTATGGGGGTATTGCCCGAGACAAATACTACGATGTATGTATTATATAGAGTAGGCGGAGGAGAAATGTCGAATATTGCAGCAGGAACGTTAAATTCTATCATCTACCTCAATATGGATATTGTTGGAAATTGTGATGACAATAATAATGCAAGGAAAATCAAGAATGTCAGAAACTCACTGTCAGTAACAAACACGACTCCTTCATATGGAGGAAAGGATGAACCGTCAACTGCTGAGATGCGTTATATGATAAAATACAATAGTGCGGAACAGAATCGATGTGTCACATTGAACGATTATAAATCAAGGATACAGAAAATTCCTGCGATGTATGGTTTACCTTTCAGATTTAGTGTTAATGAGGAGAATAATAAGGTAGTTATTTATACCCTTGGTCTTGATTATAATGGTAAGTTGACAAGTTTATTGGCTGAAACTGTGGCAAACAATATCAAGACATATCTTACTCATTACAAGATGCTCAATGACTTTATTGAAATTAAGAGCGGAAAAATAATCAATGTGGCGTTTCGTCTGACAATGTATGTCGATAAGTCATACAGCAAATCAGAGGTGACTAAGAGAGTTATCGATATGGTATATGATTATATGGATATTAGAAATCACCAAATGGGTGAGGATATTTTCTTGGGCGACTTGTCAAAGGAAATAGGAAAACTTGACGGCGTACAGAATCTCGTGTCTATTAAATGTTATAATAAAGTCGGTAACGGAGGCGATGGATATTCGACCGATACAATTAATCAACCTTTGGTAAGCGTATCGGACTGTTGTAATGATGAATATGCCGAGAGTGACATAAATACTGATAATCAGATTGACTTGGATTCAAGCGATTATACGCTAATAGGGGATTCAATGTCAATGTTCGAGATAAGGGATAAGAATCATGATATCGAGGTCATCGTAAAGACAAGATAAATTTTCATCATTCACTGATATATGTTGAAAACAAGGTGCTAATGTTCTATTTTTATATAGATAGACATTAGCATTTTTATTTTATAGAATAATGGGATGTAATTGTGGAAAGAAGAATTTAAGCAATATATCTAAATATACCGATGATGGTAAAGATTTTAACGAGGATAATGGCATTATAGTCAAGGCAACACAATTTTTAATACAGTTGATGTTCGGCATTTTGATAGCGATAATATTTATCGTTATGGCAGTCCCTATGATACTATATGTGGTGTTTTGTCTTATTTTTAATCTCACACCATCTCTTAGGTTAAGGGATTTTAGAAAACTATTCAATAAAGGATAATGATATATTGTTGATGAGAAGACTGACAACTGAGGAATTTATAAATAAAGCCAAAGACATACATAATGATAAGTATAATTATACTAATACTGTGTATGTAAATGCTGTGACTAAAGTTTCTATTATATGCCCTACACACGGGGTTTTTTATCAGTTACCAAGCAGTCATTTACAAGGGCATGGATGCCCATATTGCGGAGGTTCCAGTATTAAAACTACTGAACAATTTATACAAGAGGCAACGAATAAATGGGGTGACACTTACGATTATAGTAAAACAACATATCGTAATGCTTTGACTAAAGTATGTATTATTTGTCCCGAGCATGGAGAATTTTGGCAACCTCCAAGCAGTCATTTACAAGGGCATGGATGCCCAAAGTGTCATTTTTTAAAGAACGGATTGAGACATCGTTCGAATACAGATGAATTTATTATAAAAGCCAAGAAGGTACACGGGAATAAGTATGATTATTCTAAAGTAAACTATGTAAAGGTGAAGGAAAAAGTATGTATTATTTGTCCTGTACATGGGGAATTTTATCAGACACCTTGTCATCATCTTATTGGTAATGGTTGTCCAAAGTGTAATTATAGTAAAATGGAAAGTATAGTTGAAAATGCATTACTCTTTAATAATGTGCAGTTTGAATCTCAAAAGAAATTCAAATGGTTGGGAAAACAGAGTTTGGATTTTTATTTACCAAAATATAATATTGCAATAGAATGTCAAGGTGAACAACATTATAAACCTATAAAATATATCGGTGGCGATAATAAATTAAGTGTGATACAGGAAAGAGATAAAAGAAAATTAAAATTATGCAATCAAAACGATATTGATATCTTTTATATTAAATATACAGACGACTGTAATGAGGCAGTTAATAGAATATTAGAAAATATTGATACATTATAAGTATGAACAACGATTTGAGAACATACAGGATAAGAACAAAGGTCGGTGAGGATAAACCTACTGTGTTAAAAGTACCTTTAAAACAGACATATGATACTTTTGAGATACTTTCGTTAAAATTAGACCAAAGTAACTCTTATAAGTATTATACATCTGATTACGGTGTCATTGTCGGTCGTGTCCTTGCTAATGGAGGTGTAGGTATTCCGAACGCAAAGGTATCAATATTCATCGAGAGTGACGAGACAACCGCTGATATCAAAAAATATATTTTATATCATTATTCATCAGTACAATCTACTGATAATGATGGTGTAAGATATAATTTATTGCCAGACGAAATAGATGAAGCCTGTCATCAGAATGTTGGTACATTCCCTAACAAGAGATTAGTCCTTGATAACAAGGATGTAATGGAAATCTTCGATAAATATTGGAAGTATACCACAGTTACAAATGAGGCTGGTGATTATATGTTGTTCGGCATTCCCACAGGCTCTCAACAATTGCATGTAGATATTGACTTGAGTGATATTGGTATATGGTCACAAAGACCAAGAGACCTTATATATAAGGGATTTAATATCAACCAGTTTGATAGTCCGAACAAATTCAAGACAGACACCAATTTAAATTCGCTGTCTCAGATTTATTCACAGGATAGAGGGTTATATGTGTATCCTTATTGGGGAGAGACAACCGAGAACGGTGATACCATTGGTATTACCCGTTGTGATATACAAATTGATTATAAATTTGAACCTACCTGTATCTTTATGGGTTCTATCGTAACTGATAAAGGTAATAACGCAATAGGTAAGAATTGTACTGGCACTGATTTAGTGGGAAAGATGTCTGACTTGTCAACTGGTGAGGGTTCTATTGAAATGATAAGGAAGACCCTCGACAATAAAGTCGAGCAAGTGCAGATAAAAGGTAATCGTGTAATCGATGGTGATGGAGTATGGTGTTACCAGATACCGATGAATCTCGATTATGTGATGACCGATGAGTTTGGTAATTTAGTACCAAGTGATAATCCTGATAGGGGTATACCTACTCGTACAAGGGTGCGTTTTAGAATTTCATTGGATGAGCAACCTAATGATGGTTCTGCAAGAAAACGTTGCAAATATCTCGTTCCTAATAATCCTCACATTGATGACGAGGGATTTAAAGAGAATCTTGATGCTGACTATGAATTCGGTTCGGCAACAAGAGAGGAAAGTTATTGTGACATGTTTTGGAATAAAGTATATACCGTTAAAAACTATATTCCAAGATTACAAAAGAATAGTAAGGTAACAAACCGTAAACATACAGGTATAAAGTTAATAAACCATTACGGCGATAATAACCCTATGCCTTATAATGGCTTGAGCATTAAATTAACCTTCACATTCAGATTGATTTGTGTGTTAACCAAGGCGTTTATTACCTTAATCGAATTTTTGAATATCGTTATCAGTTTATTGGGTACACTACCTTGTTGGATTGGTAGTTTGAAACTGCCTCTCATCGGTCGCCCTTTTAAATTCTTATTGAAATTAATACCGAGCTGTATTAAGCTATCGTCGGAATTTTGCGATGATGGAATAAATCCTAATGTCTATTATCCAGGATGCACAGGCTGTGTATGGAATAAAAAAACAAGAAAAGATTGCCAAGATTATCAATCAAAGCAGCCAAAGGAAGAACAATTGAGATGCCTTAATTCAACCGCACAGCTATATACTTGTGTCGAGAATGAGCTGGCACAAAGCAATGATGCGACATCGTTCAATTTTTACAATGATTGGATTAATGGTTCGCTTTATGCACCTCTGTGGTATCGTAAGATTACACCTAAAAAGTCATTCTTATTCGGTTTGTTTAAACGTAAGGCAAAGGATGAGTGGTGTTCTGCCGATAGGGAGTTCGGAAGCTTCAGATTAATGCAAGCATGTGCTGTTGCACGTCCTGCGTCAAAAATGACATATGCCAATTTCGATGGTAAAGCAACGACTATGAGAATCGTCGATGGGAACCAATGTGGTAATAAGTGCCACGAGACAGTAAAGAATCAAGATGTTACCAATGGTGTAATATCCCCTAAGTTGACAATGTTAGGACAAACTGTTTATTATTATCGTGCTGTTGAATATGATCCAACAGCAACCCAAGAGAGCAACACTGATGTCAAAGGTGCCATTAAGACGTTATTTGCGACTGATATTGTATTATTGGGCAGTTTGAACAATTGTGATTCACAAGGAATACCACAATTCTTCAAAGAATTGGATTCAAGCACCTATAACTTACCAACTGATATTCTTTTTACTGATAATGAAATCGTTAACAGTTTCGATGACAATGGAAATCTTGTCGATGTAAAATATACTTCAAACACTGAAATGACAGGATGTGACTGGGGCAATAAGAATGAGTTCGGTAAAGATGACGGAGGCTTATTTTATGGAATCGGTTGCTCGACTATTGAGATGCAAACCAAGTCTTGCGTTAATTTAAGCCGTATCTGCGAGTTTGGTGTCTCTCTCGATGAAAGTAAATATGTACCTAACTTGAAGAATCTTAGTGGCGATGAAAACGCTTACGATTTGTTAATTGCCGATGGTTTTGTGTCTCACGATGAACTATATAATTTGGATGGCCGTTCTATGTTTGCAACAATGAATGGCAACAGACTTAAGACTAAACTTAACACAACTAATGGTCTGAGAGAATATGATTTCAGATATTTGTATCCCGAGAGTTTCGATGGCTCACTTGAAAAGATAATGCGTGACAAAACAGGACGGTATGGAAACGATGTAAATTACAAGAACAACTATAACCTTGAATCTGCCAGTCGTGATTATTATATATTCAGAATGGGTAACAATCCTTATTATTATGACAAGGAGTATCGTTTCCCTCGTTATGAAAATTCATTCTATTTTTATTTCGGACTAAAAAACGGAAAGACCGCAATTGAGAAATTCAACAGTCAGTTCTTTAGTGAGTGCGAGACCGTTAATGGGCAGGAAGCATCTATTGGCATAAAGGTAAACCCTAACTCCTGGTGCTCGAATGACGATGAGAAGAATAGGGATGGTTATGTCGCTTTGGATGTAAGTGGAATCGCCACGCCTTATGACATTATCATAAATTCAACAACGAATTTGTCTTATTCTGTCTCTGCTAATGACATAACATCAGATAAGATAATAATCAAGGGTGACAAGGCTTCTGCTGAAGAGATAAAGAAACTAACCGATAAAGGTTATGTCGTGTTTGATGATATAAAGAATCTCGAAAACAGTGAATATCAATTGACAATTACTGACGCAGATGGTGAGATTACGACATCTACATTTAGGATGATTGCTTCTTATCTAACATATAAGACTTATGTTGATAAATTCAGACAGCCTAATAATGTCTTACAGTCGGAATACGCTAATATGGCGGCTATTGCTAACGACAAGAAAGGTTTGGCGAAAGATTTTGCCCAAGTTATCGAAGGCAGTGTGGATAGTCGTGAGATAGGCGGTGTAATAGTCGTATATGATGTATATTTCAATAATGATATATTGAAGGATTACAAAGTAGAGATTAAACCTTTGGCTTCTGATTTTACGAATGATGGAAGTTACACGCCTGTCGTTTACAGTAGTAATGGTACTGTCTCTGGTAATGGTTTCTTGGGCAAAGTCGGTGATTATTTAGTATTTGGTCTCCCTAAGGGCGATGTCAGATATTCTGTAACCGTGACACAACTATGTAATGGTATCGACAGCAAGAATAGTGTCGAGAAAACATTATTGGTTGAACAGCCGACCCCTTATAAATTGTATATAAATGATGTCGATTATGACGTAATAAAGGACGGTTTCGATTGTGGGTGGACTATTAGCGGTAAGACAGATAATATCAAGTTAAAACGAGGTAATTCTGTAAAGGGATGGTTGACTAACTTAGACAACGTTGATGATTTCATAGGGGACGACAATGGTCTCTTTAAATGGGAGAACAACGATACATATAAGTTGGAATACTATATCGATGATATGGACGATTATAGACTTAATCCCGACAAATATGCCGATAACATTGAAGAAATGAAGGAAGCACGTCGTCAATTTATCAAGTCGTTTAAAGAAACCTTTTATCTAAGTTGTCCTTCCGATTCATTGTCGTTAAACGTTTCAGTAAAGACTGATGACTATCCTTATTCGACGGCGATAATATATCGTCCAGAAATGGTATCAGAAGAAGAGGAATATAATACGTTTGACGGTTGTGATAGTCGATTATTAACGACGGACAATCAGATTGATGATGTGAAAATACCAACGTTAACCAACTTTGATAACACACGATATGGAGGTGGTGATAAACTGACTGATGCGAAGATTAAGGACGCTGTATTCGCAAGGGATATAAACAGTAGTTGCAATAAGGAAGCAATTTATAAGCATCCTTATTTTGTTGCGGCGGTCAATTCAAAAGGAAAAACCCTTCCGATGACGAATGTCGGTGTAAGTAAAGAGGACAATTCATATAAATTGAATGGAAATATTGCAGGATATTTTGGTTTCCATATAATTGATAAGATGTTGGTTAATAACATTATCAGTTGGGCATACATTACAGATATACCGTATTTTAAACCTTCATGGCAAGGTTTTAATGGCAAGAGTGTTGTTGCAAAAGAAGGTCTATTTGCAGGTATCTTGTATAACGGCTCACCTACGTCTGTGGATGTGAATGGCAATACGTTGTTCGAGTCACAGACATTGGCAGGTGTCACGTTTAATATAACGACAGTCTCTGATGGAACGTCAATGGCGACTAAACGTGTTATCACAGGACCAAATTTATTAAAGACTTATAAAGGCTATAAGGTCGATGATAAGACCGATGCCTATGTTACCTTACCTCCTGTATCGACAAGAATGAACATCGAGGACAGTAACGGTTGTCAAATTGATGAGACAATTTTCGGTGGAATGAGAATGACCGCAGGAGGAAGTTCGGTTAATAATCTTATCACTGGTGAAAGGATACTGAAGATAAATTTATCGAATGCTGACAGTTCGGGCGATACATATTACTATATATATTCAACCGAAGGAGGATTGAACTATCCTATAAACTCAATTGATGGAAATAACTTCATCACAATGTATGATGACAGTGAATGGAAAGACGACAATAACGCATATCGTTTGTTTAACTATAAGACTACCAAGACAGTTTTACAGAATCTTGTCGACGAAGGTGTGAAATCGACGGTTCCGAATACCGAAGATGCATCGCAGACGACAGAATCGCATGGTTATGGGACAACGGGTAGTTTTACCAATATAGGAAAAGGTAAATCTTATTATGTCGTTGCTGTGACAGAAAATAACTGTAGGGCAATTTCACCAGTGTTTGACTTTGTAAACTTGGAAGGTGTCGTAGAAGTATCGAAGATATATTCAAAGATAGAGGATGGTACTGAGGAAATTGAGACTGAAGTTCCTGTGGTAGATGAAGAAGGTAAACCAGTACTTAACGAGGACGGCACACAGAAGACTGAAAAAGTAAAGTCTACTGTTACCAAATACAAAGATATTGAGGATAATATGATTGGCTTCTATATAGATGGACTCAATGTAGATTCAAATAACCCATATTATTTCAATAAGTATCGTTATTCCTTGGAGGCAACTTGTGAAATAGATAGCCTTCATAAGGTTACGGCAAGTGGTGATTTGAGTGGAGGTACAAATAGTCCAATATATGCGATTACTGACAGTAGTACTTTTGACTTGCTTAATGAGTATACATCTTTACCCCTTAAACTTGGTAATAAATTAATAAAAAAGAAAACAACCTTCACTGCGGTCGATTATACGAATTTGACTCACATATTCTCAGCAGGAAAAATAGTGAAGAAAGACCGATACCGTATATTATTGTCATTGAACGATCAAGAAGGTAAAGGTACATATCATTTTAATGAACAAAATCCCGACGATAGTGACTATACTGATAGGACATTGTATCTTGAGAAAGATGATAAGTATGAATTGCCTTATGTATATGATGATGACGGTGCGAAGATAATGTTCTGGACAACTTTAAAAGAAACCAAATGGAACAGTAAGAAGCAAGAAGGTGAAATAAGAATTACACCTATAGGTAAGGCTACTGTAACTGAAAGTATGATATGGTATGCAGTATGGCGTACGACGGAGTATGTCACATTTACCTGTGATAGTACAAACGGAGGTAAATGGAGCGATGATACCACCGATGATTCATTGTCAGAAATTACAGCTTTAGGCAAGGTTACTTGTGAGAAAGGAAATCCTGTTAATAACGACAAGAATGTTAAGTTCGGCGGTTGGCAGTGTGATGACACGACTGTCATTATCCAAGAAGATGGAACGGTTGTGACTGATCATGCCTGCACCGTTTATCCAAAATGGACAAAGTCATATACCGTCCGATGGATGGATAAAGACATATAAAATTTTAGTTCTTAGATTATTTATGTAATATGGCAGAGAAAATATATAAGACTGAGACTGTTGAACAAGGCAATAAGGCAAATTGGCCTAATCAATCCGATTATGTAGAACCTACGAGAAAGGGTTATCTTTTCAATGGATGGGATTATGATTGGAAGAACAAGGTAATAACCGAGGATACTGATATACATCCAGTATGGGATAAATATACGGTTGTTGCCGATGCGAATAGGACATTAATTAGTGGAGACGGTGATAGTAGTACCGATCCCACTAAAATGTTTTATTATCTCAAGACTGATAGCGGACGGATATTATCTGATAATGTTTCTTTTGAAAAGGTCGCATTATCATCTGATGAGTTGGAGATACAATTCACTGATAATGGCACGACAAAAGAGAGTAATAAGAACGTCAAGAAAGTAACAGTCAAAGAAAATGATGTGAACAAAGATAGATATTATCGTTTTAAAGCGAAATACACAAAGGATGATGGAGTCTATTCAGATGTCTGTGAGATAAGACAAGTTGGAAAAGAACAAATTATTTTACCACCTTTCGATTATCTGACATTTACTTACAGTTGGACTTCCGATGATGGTCGAGATTTGGATAGTGCAACGGTTGTGAGAAATTCCGGGATATCTATTAATGACATCGAAACATTGGATGACTATTATGTCGGCTACGGAGGTAATGGAAACAGCAATGCCACGGTTACTAAATATTTGAAATATGGAGGTGACAATCAAGCATCTGGTGACGAGGGTGCGTTGGTTAATTGGAAAGATATTTTGGCAACCAAGGATTATATATCTGATGGTGTCACGACTTTGTATTTAGACATATATGCCAACTGGTTTAAAATAAGGAAGAACGGAAATTTGTCCATAACGTTTAATACCTATAAAGGAGATGATGGAATGGAACAGAAAGGCTATGTATTTAAACCTACCGGCAATACAACCTTGGTGTCAACAAAATCTTTAAAGAATCTTAATGCCTATGCCGCATATGCATATAATGCATGGAAGCCATTAGACCTTATGAAGGAATTTTATAGTAAGATTGCGACAGTCGAATATGACATAAGGAACAAATCCGCCTTGTTGATTGGTAATTATACAAAGAGTGGCAGACAATTAGAATGTTATGGTTCCTTTGATGGCGAGGAGATAAATTCGACAAATTATAGTTTATCATATTTTGATAAAAATGCTCATACAGGTCAAGTTAAGATAGGTAAGATAAGGGAAATCTATAATGGAATAACATCATATCTAAGTTGGGATGTTAACACCTTGGATTGCATTAAAAGTTACTATAATGGTGCTGATGATGACAGTCTTAAAGTTCAAATAAAGAGTGACGGAAGTGGTGGATTAATATTGGATTATAATATGCCAACTAATACGGGAACAACAGGTTTAGTCCGTAATGTCGATGTCCGTCTCTCTATGCCATATAATGATGAAAAGTATTATACACCTAATGTAACAATAAATTTTTATCAAACTGAAAAATGAAAATAAAATTAAATAGCAGCGATAGTGTGAATTCTTTGAATAAAGATACATTCTCCGATTTGGAGTTCCAACAAACTACAAAACCTTTCCACGACTTGCGAATTAAAGAAACAGTCGACCAATATGAGGTATTTAAGGAAGAGAAAGAGAATTGTAGTAAATACAGGTTAATATTAACTATTAATCCGTATTGCACTAACGTGCTATTTAATACCCTTACTGAGATTGTAAAAGATGAAGGTTCTGATAAACTGGAAGTCGTAGGTAATGAGAACAATGCAAAATCTTGCAGTAAGGCATATGGAAATGCATCCCCAAATCGTTATCAAATGATAAGGAACACTGAATACTCAAGGGATGAAATAAATTATGAATATTTACCTGGTTATGATATTTTCAACAATCATATCCTCCGTAATACTTCATTTAAATTGGTTAACTACAACAACGGTAAAGACCGTGATGTATTTAATACAATAGAAGACTATATGAGATATTCTGACAGTAGTAATGTCAAGTATAAGAAAAGAAATAATATATCATCAATAAGCAACGAATATAATCGTCATTTATACTTGGCAGATGATATATTAAATATCACGGATAGTATAAATGCCAATTTATCAGAACAAAACGGTTGGTGGGGTTTTGTGAATGCCTCGTCATTAAAGAATAAGTACAGGACGAATACCAACAGTGATAAATGGAATAGTCTAGGGATAGAGCATACGATTTGCAACAAGAAAAACTGCGAGTTCGTTGATATGTATCCTGACCGCACCCTTTATTCGTTCAATCCTAAGTATAATTCTTATAAAAATAGATTGGAATATAATTGGGATATCTGTATTACTTATCCATCTGAAAATTACTATGAGCATCCATTGGCCAAAAATGCCGAATATGGAATTAATGCATTGAAAATATGTTCTATTGACAAAATGGTAGGCACCAATGGTAATGACGTCATTGTGATTAAAACATATGTTAAGCATGGACTGAAGCAAGGAGATAGCATCTGCATATATTTTGATGGCATCAGGACAAATCGTCTATTTAAGGTGTATTCATTAGGTGACATAAATGCCAATAATCAAGATTATATTTTCATTATTAATGGTACAAATATGCTCGATGAAATCGGCGAAATTGACAATAAGAAAGCGGATTACCGTCTAAATAGGGTAGTAAACGGGGTCGAAAGTAAATATTATATAAGGAAATTTTCTAAACTGCCTAATTTCAAGGCAAGAAAGGAAATATTGACCGATAAAATTGCCTCGACAAATGAAGATTTCAATACTTACGTGAAAGAAAATGCGCTAAAGGATGGAAAAATACGTGATTTCGATAAAGAACAGTACCAATTAGCATTCGCAAGCACTGTATATAATGATAACTCGACGCAAATAACATTTACTGATGGAATTGACATATCATATATAAGGGATAATTTGGGAAGACCTCTGAGTGAGATGTATGCGACCATTGTCAAGAACAATAAGGGTTATAAAAAATGGTATAATAACGAGAACAAGCTGCCTACTGATTATAAAAATGAGGATTACGAATATTCTCATTGTTTCGGTCGATTATGCAGTGGTTTTGAAATGATGTACGGTGGTTATCTTGATAGTGAGAAATATTCTGACGTAAGAAAGTTGAATAATATAACGTCTTATGATAAATGTCTTGAAGGTGACGGTGAGATAAACAAGGATGATGACTTTTTTTATGGTGATATTGTAGCCTTTAATCCTAATGAGTGTATCGAGACGGTATTGTCAGATGTTTGTTTCCGTTTTAATACTGCACAAAGGGAATGGAATTGTGACAAAAATAATTGGATAGGTCAATTTCAATATGACGAGATTGCATCGGACGATTATGACTACTCGAATAGTGATGTGAGTTTCAAAGTGGATAAGAAGGAATTAAACACCGAAGAAAGTTGTGATACCATTAGACCTGAGGGCTATTATTACAAGGCGCATTATAAAATCCCCTTGAAAGGTATGGGTAGTCTCAAACAATCGGCACATCATACCATTGCTGTTAACAGTTCAAATTGTATTGTCGTCAATAATAAGGTGTTGGTACAAGTAAACACTAAATTACGACATAAGTTATCATCTAATGATACCTTGTTGTTCTTCGATTCATTGGAAGATAAGTGGTATTCTACCAAGGTGGTTTATATAGATGGTGAAACCAAGTTTTTTATTGATCCGAATGGCATACTTGATGTCGACGGAAATTCGCCGTTAGGCAAACAGGTACCTCAGCTCGAACTTATGAGTTTGCTCAACAATATGGAGAATAACCATATGTCTTTATTTAAGAAGAATGAGGAAATACCGTCGTATGCAACACAGATAAAGGGGGAGAATACCTTTTTATGGAGGGACGTTGTTCCTTTGGAAGATTCTGAGAATGATGACGGTAATGAATACGTTTTTGCGAACGGATATTATTATATTACGAAGGAAATAAATTTTTATCTCAGAAGACAGGATCCAGAAGGTAAGTTAGGCTTGTATACAAAAGAAGGCTTCCCTAATGATGTTTATGGAAACATAAAGAAAGAAAGTAATTATGAATATAAGGACGAAACTCACGTGAAATGTTAAGATATAAGTTAAAACTTGATAATAAAGCTGTTGAAAAGGACATTATACCAGTTGATAAAGTTAGTGTCCTTGACCCTCATTCATATGAGGGAAGAGATACTTTATTGGTTAACTGTCATTATTCGGGTGCTAAGATAAAAAAGGATTCTAAAATATATATCAAGAATACTGTAACCTTACTTGATAATGAAGATGCGCATAATACCAATTATGATTATATATTCGATGACGTAATAAAGGCTGCTTCATTGAATGATACAAATCAAACGTTTTCTTTCTTTATCGGACGTTATTACAAATTAGACACCGTCACGGTATCCTTGGTACATATTGATGGTGTTGCATATGTATATTTTTATTTTAATGATAGTCATTATTTTACTAAAAATGATATGAATGGCAATATAATGGACGAAACAAAACATCCTTACATTATATATGCATCTATTACAGACAACAATGGTGCAAGGTTAATAGTCCCATTTAGTTGTCATTATGTGACGAAAACTGTTTTAAGGTGTCAATATGATACTGATAGTACATCATTAAACACCTTGGTTACAACGATACAAGAAAATAATGCCTTTTTTAAGAATGTTACCGTTGATGACGTAAATCTATTTTATAGCACGTTGTTCAGTCAAACCATTAATGATGAGGTCGGCGATATAAGCAATGTGGAATTTTATAGGGATAATTTTCTTTATCGTTCATATGGTCTTACGTCGGATGAAAGGTTTTACAATGTAACGACGGATTTTTATTATGAAAAACCATTGTTCAATATAGCATTACCTTTCTCTTCAATGTTTCAGACTGATTTGGAAAAAGATGGAAATTTAAACGAATATTTTACCGAGACTGAAAAAAAGAAGGCAATAAATTCAATCGTTGATATGGAAAAGGATGTATACCACCCTTGTTACATTAAAGATAAAAAATTAATTTATTTAAAATCGTTGAAATTTAATTTACATTTCCGTAATCATACAACCGACGGTAATTGGACAACAGACAATGAAAGTTATTGGAACGGGACATACATCTCTAATGGAAAAGTCACTTTGATGGATAATGTGGGTGATAGTGTTATGAAAAATGGCTTCTTCTCATACGACGATAAATCAGAACAATCTGATCTATTGTCATATTTGGACTTTACTAACAATGATGTGAAATATCGAAAGAATAAACTAAAAAAATCGTTTCTCCGTCTGTCATTCTATGATTCGATGAATGCATCGGATCAAAACTTATTGGCATATTATACCATATTTTATAATACTGGCAATGCATTCACAAAGTTGATGAGACATTTCGAGGAAGAAGATTATAGTTATTCGATGATCAATACGATTAATAGCGAGAACACGAATAAACTTAACGGCATTAGGGTAAATCGTGAACCTTATTCAACAAAAGGGATACCTAATGATGAAGATTTAAGAATCAGTTCGCAATTCACGGTAAGTGATAAATATCAATCGAATAATTCAAGCGAGGGTTTTTATTTATATCTATGGAAGGATAACGACAGTGGTATCATCCCGTCTGATATTTATCTCAAGGTTGAGTTCAATCATGCAGGATATGGTCGTTCCATACCGATGATGATGCCCTTTGTTGACCCTAAGAAACATAATGGGACTAACGGGATAAAGTCATTTCAGAATATATTGGATGATTTCAACGGAAACGGTGTCGATAAGCCTTATGGTATACGACAATATATAAAATATTCCTATATTCATCTAAAATATAAATATGATAAAGAAAATCAATGCCACGCATACTATCTTGATGATAATGTTTATGGTAATTATGACAGTTCGGTTAAGGATAATTGCCTTGCGTTAAATCTGTATGAGGCAAAAATAAGTGATAAAGCATAATACTGGTATGAAAAACTATAAATATTCATTGTCACAGGAAGACATATTATCATTTATACCTTCATTATTTCCATATGTCGATTGGAACGATAACAATGTGTGTGAGCTACATTACGCAACGGATAACCACAATGGTTCATATGCTCATATCGTGCCTAATATGAAATTGGGTGATGGACGTATATTGTCGTACCGTGAGTTAATGTCAAAGTATAAAGAAGGCAGTGATGATATCGTAAATTCTTACGTGGAGAAAGCGATTGGAAAGATAACAATTGAAAAAGATGATTTCGGTAATGATTTAACTCTTTTACCTGAATATGTATATCTTTCAAATGTGGAGTTTCTGTATAATGAGTATCTAAATGTCAAATCATTGTGCGAGAACGGTCACATTGATGACAAACAACAACTTTGTTGTCTTCGTGAAAAATACCGTAATATGGGTGGCAATACCTTTTTAAACTATCTGAAGACTTTATTACCCAAAGCCAAGGAGATTGCAAATGAATATTACACTTATGCGGTAATAGATGCAACTGACTCATTGAAATTGAGATTTAAACTACCATTATTTCAGTCAATAGATGATATCGGTTACATAGATAGTCCAATTGAGGAATGGATAGCAGGAAAGATGTATTATAGCGGTGATTGCGTAATTTATGGTAACGACGTATATCGTTGTAAGTCGAAGACAGGGAACAAGGGAAAATATAATGATGATACTGAGAGAATTGAATTCGACGAAACTTCTTGGGAATTGGCATCCAAGGATAATTCATCAATGAGAAATGTAACGGGTACAACAGATAGTAAACTTAAATCATTACGACGTTATACTGAATATATTAATGCTAATGATGAAACCGAAACGCCATCATTCAGTGAAGATTGGTTATTTTTCTATCGCAAAGGGTATGTGACTAATTACAGAACATTAAACGATGAATATGGAAATATTACGCACACAGGAACTGATTATAAAAATGGCAACGACCTAATGGCATATGGTGATGTATTGATAGATATTACGTATGATGATAGTAATAAATTAATCTATTTCAAATATGTCTTAGATGCCCATTTGAAAGCGACGTATCAAAAGAGTGAGACAGATGATGACGGCAACGTGAAATATATGTTCAGTGATTTCAGTTATGATGAAAATGATAAAACACATGGTGTAGTTTATACGGACGTATATTCTTATACTGAAGGAAGTGATATCGATAAATTAATAAAAGGCGGAGGATTTGAGAATTATATTTACGATGGTTCATTGACTGACAGTGATTTTGATATGTTCACTAAATTTGAATTTAATACACTATATTCCTCAATGTCATATGAGGTTACCTGTGGTGATATAAAGATACCAATTACATCGACTCTGAGTACTTTTGAAAGCACTTATTTAGGCGATACAATTTCCGTCCCTACAATTAGAAGAGATTATTTCAACGGTATTAGTTATGTCCCGTCAAAGGATATCGATGTGGGTATTAATAGGGGCAATACATCGGCAATGGAGAAACATCTAAAATTCAGTGAGGTTAAAACCCTTGAGGATATGGAATTATTTACAAACGGAGGCTTTTTCATAATGAAGGAAGATTCTTGAAAAAGAATATATTGATTATTTATATTAAAGTAGAAACATTGGAATATAATGAATAATACATACGGTATTGTCAGACCTTCGACCCTTGATGTCGATAAGGATGTAGAGATATGGTACAATTATCGTTCAGATAGAACAACAAATGATGCAGCGAATGCCACTTTCAACAAAGTGGATGATGTGGTATCGATGCTCTCGTGCGCCGAAGCAACTATCAATGGTACAAATCAAACACTAAATGGGATGTTTAATCTTTCATTACCAGTATCTATTTTCGGTAAGGTTGGAATTTATACCATATATATAAGACCAAAGGAAATAAATGCCACGATATATGATGTCGGTGCCTTGGCTGCGAGTCCTGACATACGTGGAATAGTTCTTAATATGAATAGTATAACAGAAGACCGTGCGTTATTCGGTAATGATAATCTGACGGGTTATAGAATCGAGTATCTGAGTACTGATGGTAACAATGAACGACAAGATTATTATCGTCTGGTTACAAGTAGTAATCTATGCGAGCCAATCTCTCAAAACTTGACATCGGCGAACACGAACGCTAATGGTTATCGGTATAACGAAAGTGGCTCATTGTCATTTATCACCTTGACTCCTAGTACATCTCCTAGTTTTAAACCTAATGCAACGCCTTTTATAGGAAGTCCTGGACAGGATATTATTATAACCAATACTAAATTTGATCCTGTTTGCATCGAAGTCGAGATGACTAAACATGATGTTGAAAGCTTATGGACTTCCATTAATGGAAATACAATTCGTAGTTTGGATAACGGCTTGGTTACAGTCTACAACGATAATGGTGAGATATTCACACAACACGAGTATTATACGTTGAAAGATAACTATACACAGAATGACAAATATGAAGTGAAGAAATCTCGTGAAGGAAACATTGATTACATCGACAGCAGTGATGAAATATTAAACAATTAGAATTTTTGTACAATGTCAAGATACACAAAATATCATAGTAATTACATACTTAGAAAAAAACATCAGAATACCTCCAAGGGTACGATTTATGAAAGAGATTGGGTGACTACTGGTAGTCAGTATAATTTCGGCAGTGGTAAAACGCCGTATTATACTGACGGTAATTTTGTGTTTACAACAAGCAATGTAATCAGTAACCCAAAACATCATAAGATTTCGTCATCGTCGACAACATACCATTATGATGATGTCAAGGACGCTAAGAATGATACAAGTAAGATAAAGATAGTCGAAAAGACGAATGATATACGTGATTACGTCTACTATGGTTCTTGTGTTGATTTGATAGTCACTTCCATTGAAAATATAGTTAATGAATTTCCAGGAGCAATAATTGTAACCAACGAAAAACTTACAGTACCTCCTTTATCTGAAAGCGGAAAATTCATTGAATTGAATGAATATATAATTAATAATCAATTCGATATTAACTTGTATGAAGAAGAAGTCACATTAAATGACGGTGATAATCCATTAAGGTGGATTACGTATTCAATCAATGATTATGTCGTAAACGACGAAAAAATTACATCGTATGTAATAAATACTTACTTCGATGAAAAATGTTCCGCCCATAATCAATGGGATTACCGTTATGCAAATAAATATGACAAAGTTAATGTTATTGAAATTATTATAAATGGTAAGTATACCATTAAGGGATATAAGGTCGAAGACGATTTGGTTTTTACTTACCCAAAATCATCTGGATTGGTAATAAAGCCATCGGAAGATAAAATTAATGAATACTTTGACAATTTGGAGGGTTTCGAAAGATTGTTGCTTAACAGGACTACAAATCCTCTGTATTCAAATGATTTAATTACTCCGATAGAAGGTAAATTGGCTTATTATTATATTAATAAGACATATACGTGGCCTTCGACCGATTATTGTATCGATGTCAGTTCATCTCATTATGAAGAGTTCGTTGACAATATGTATGCTATGGCACAATCCTTCGATGAGTTATGGACTGATAATCTTTATCGAAAAATGACACATGAGGCAATAAGCAATTTCGATTGGACATATACGAGAGAATTTAATGAAGGAGACGATGATGCCAATATTCAAGGTGGTGAAAGAATGAAGAAAATACTTCATTTTTGCGGTCGTGTATTCGATGACATTAAGAAATATGCTGATGGTATTAAAATTTGTAATAGTGTATCGTACAATGGTAATTCGAATATGCCGAACTCCGAGATAACCGAAAAATTGTCGGTCGGAGGATGGGAAACTTTATCTGTTATTCCTTCATTTGAAGGTGTTGATACAATTACTGTGACTAAAGACTTCCTGACGAATGGTAAATATAAATGGTTCAATCATTCAAATAGTCAAGTTTTAACGATGACGGATGTTGACACTAATTTTATGAAGAGATTGTTGCTTTCATCCAAAGCGTTATTCAAGTGTAAGGGAACTATTGAATCCTTGCGTATGATGATGGGAATGTTTGGTTTTAGTGAAAACAAAGGTGATTTTACAATAAAGGAAATGTATTATAAAGTAACTCCATTGTTAAAAACATCATCAAAAATAGCCGAGTATAATAACAAGAGAGATGTTACAGGTAATTATGAAGAGGATGATGAATATTGGGGTATAGCAGTCAAAGACTATGTGTTTTCTGATGGTAAAACTTATGTTATCCCATATGTAGATAAAGATAAGAACTTGGATAAGAAAAATTTTTATTTTCAATCAAACGGTGGATGGGGAAAATATCTTAACAATAATACAGTGATTAATACTGTATATACTGATGATGGTATTAATTATTGTGAGACGACATCGTATCTCAGAATGTGTCAAAATGTAGGTGAATTGAAATATATTAGTCAAAACGATATTAAAGAAGGTGATGTATGCTATGTGTTTAGCCTCGATGATTATACCGAAATTACTGGTGAAACTCCGACGGTTAACATTACACACTATTTCATTGCAAGGAAAACGGATTTCATGTATGTGTGGGACAATGTGAATCAAGATAGTAGTGAACAAATTCGTAACAAGGTTGAATATATCAAAAGCATAGTGACTAATCTTATTGGTAATAATCCCCATTGTGGTTTCGGTAAATATGATTTAGGTAAATCTTTCATCGAAGATATTACCCATCCTTTTGCCAATATAGTACAAAATCCTTTGACTGGATTAACTGAAGATGAAGTTAAAGACAATAATGCAAATTTTAAATACACATTCATTGAAGATAGCGATAAGACCAAGGTTTTTGCAAATACTTATACATATAAGGAAAACGAAGACGGAAGTGCCACTGTAACAAAGAATATAAACAGAGAGACAAATGATAATTACTATATAAATTCTAAGCTCGTTATTTTGACGAATACCGTTAAAGGTGATGAAAAAGGATTGTTCAAATCTTATTTCAGAGAAAAGATATTACCTTACCTAATGCAAATGACACCGTCGACTACAATATTGATACTACGTAATTTTTAATATGGAAGACAATAATATAAAATTAAATGGAGAAGAATACAGTTTTAACATTGATTCTAAGACTAATAGTTTAGTAATCAATGTTACGGACTGTTCTGCTTTGGATTTAAAAGGATATGATGGTTGGTATAAATACAAAGTCATTGGTAACAAAATTTCATTCATTATCAATAATAATTTATCTGAAATTGAACGAGATGCATCATTGATGGTATCTAATTCGATGTATCCCGACAAATATGCGTACATTGCAATTAGTCAAAAAGGTGAGGTATACACATTAAGCAGTGACATTGTAGCTAAAAATAATATGTCTCCATTAATAGATGGTGAGGATTTCACGTTCAATATAAAGGTAGATGGTGGTGATAAAAAATGTATAATAAAAGAGATAAAGGAATATGTGTTATCTGATGACGAATATATTCGTATTCCTTTTGACAAATCATTGATAACGGAGTTACTTCAAATAGACGACGGCGTATATAAATTAAATGTACATAATATGGGGCGTGTAACGGAAGACGCTTACTATTTTGAAATCGTATTAGTACACAATAACAACTCGTCGAAAATCTTGAATCTACATTTGCGGTATCAAGATTTATCAAAGAATATTGTCGTGTCACCAAAGGCATTGGAATTTAAAAGCAATGGCTTTTCAACGAATAGAATACTTAAATTGAACGGAAATCTTATTGACAACGGCATTGAGGAAAATATTGTTAACCCGTTGGATTGGTTACATCTTATGTGTGGATATGACTGTATCTATGCATATGTTGACACTAATGACAGCGAAAGTGTCAGAAACGGAAATATTACGATATACGGAAACAGCGTTAGCATTAAACAAGATGGAAAGATTAAAATCGAAACTCTTGAATCCTGTAATCACGATAGTATCGCTGTAGTTTATAATGAAGTTGAGTATATTGATGGCGTTGAATTAATAAGTATTAAAGATAATGTCGTTAAACTTAGAACAAATACTTACGAGAATGATAAATATGTACATGATTCAATGATAACGGTTAATTTATCCTGTAAATGGGCAGATTTTTCATTAGATTATGATAGCGAAAATGAAATCCACATAATTACCGTTATTGCTGATGATAACTGTTTCGATAACGAAAGAAAGTGTATTATGACAGTAAAAAACGCCGAAGACACAGAAGCATCTCGACGTTTTCTTTTGACACAAAAATCTTTATCAAAGAATTTAATGTTAGAAGAGATTAATGATTAATCAGTCTTTCCACATCATTATTTACATCATCATAGGAATTTATCTTAAAATGATATATTTTATAATTGTTGGTAACATCGTGTTGTTCATAACTTAAGTTATCGACATTTAATTCGATGTAGCCGTGACCTTCGATATTCTCTCCACTGTTTTGTTGCAGCAACGAGCCACAATAGACTATCGGTATGTCATTCTTATTAAGTTCTTGATGTTTATGAATATGTCCTGCAATTACACAATTACAGCCCTCAAATTCTGTTATTGGTAAACCATTTTCTGAAACTCGCCCAAGGTCAGTCACACTTCCATTTATATCTCCGTGATAAAGTCCTATCACTCTATTCGAAGGATTATCCTTAATAATCTCATCTAAGTCTAAAGGACGTTTAAAACCATCAAATATGGAGTATAAGGCAAAGATAACGTTATCATCGACATAGCATCCACTCTTATATTCTGTCTCACGGTCTAAATAGACTACGTTAGGATATACATCCTTGATACCGAATGTCGGACTGATGGAATCCAAGCGGTCTAAGTTATTCTCAAGCATATCGTGATTACCTGCGATGATATATGTTTTTCCTATCGCATTGAGATAATTAAGCATCATATGGAATGTATCACTTGCTTCATTACTTATTCGTATTTTGTTATGGAAAATATCACCTGCAATAATAATACGAAACTCATCGTTCGGTATATCTTTGGTCGCTTTGTATAACTCAGCAATGGCTTGTTTTAACATTTCGTGATAAGGTACTTTTTCCTCACTGTTGGGTATGTGTATATCGGCAATTGCAAAAATTTTTTTTATCATAATCCTAAATTTTAATACTTGAAATTCGTGTGCAAAGATACTACTTTAATATGTAAAGTAAGAAAATATTATGGAAAAAAATCTTAAAAGAGTTATTTTAGGCATTGATATTTCCACGACTTGTCTCGGTATTTCGTTGGTCGGTTATGATGGAGATAATGTTAAATTGCTATATATAAGTCACATAAAGCCAAAGGTAAATACGAGAAAAATCAAAGGCACCGAAGCTCTATTTGCAAAGAGCAGAATATTTAAAGAGAAGTTTACGGCATTATGTGATGAACTTAATATAAGGGATTCAATTACTGATATTGTGATTGAAGAACCATTACCTAGTTCGCAGAATGTAAGCACAGTTAATACCTTGTTGAAGTTCAATGGAATGATTTCGGAATCCATGTATGAACTTACGGGCGTTGTTCCTAAATATATCTCATCTTATGATGCAAGAAAATTTGCTTTTCCTGACTTGATGGCAGTACGGAAATACAACAAGAAAGGTGAGGAATATTCATATAAGAAGATTAAAAAGGCAATAAGCAACAATGAACTAGTATTATTTGGTAGTTATCCTTTCGACTGTGCGAAGAAAATGATATTATGGAATAAGATTTCCGAAATGTACGACGGAATTCAATGGTTATATGATAAAAAAGGTGAGTTAAAAACTGAGAATTTTGATGCTTCGGATAGTCTAGTTTGTATATTGGGACAGATTTCGAAAGAAAAATATAAGGACGATGTCCCTGTTATAATTTTAACTGATGAAAGTAGAAATAAAGATAATATAGTTATAAACTATGATTTTAAATTTTGCGATCAAATAATAAATAAATCTATTGAAATTACTGAATAATAATTTATTTTTTAATTTTTAATTGTTTTTTATTAATTAAATAATATATAATGGTCCGTATACATGTATACGGATTTTTTATTTTTTAACTTTTAATATTTTGTTATTTAAGAAATAAATTGTATTTTTGCAATCAAAAATATTTTAAGTGAACATAATAATGATGATTAGATATGATAGACAGTAGTATTAATGAAATAATTAATATCGTTAATGATATTTTTGGTACGCCTAGACGAGAAGCATCCATTGACGGGTGGACTGAATATAATTGTCCCTGTTGTGCTGAAGAAAACGGAAATACTGTCGATGGTAAATATAATTTTTGTGTAAACTATTCAAAAGGTGTATGCCATTGTTGGAAATGCGGTACGAGTGGCAGAATATCGAAGTATGTTCGTCGTTATGGAGGTAATGATAAATTAACTGAATATCGAAATATCGTAAATGAAATCCGTAGGAGTCAACAATACAGTTTGGAAAAATATGGAATCGTCAATGATGCTGAAATACTTAAGATTGAAAATACAGTAACGTTACCGAAGGATTATTCCAATGATTTCACAAAGGATGATAGACAGACGATATATGCCTTGTCATACCTAAGAAAACGTGGAATCAATGACAATATCATCAAAAAATTTAATATAGGCTATGTGGGATGGACAAAAGAACCTAATATGAGTTTCCGTATCGTTATCCCTTCATATGATGAATTTGGTGATTTAAATTATTATATTGCCAGAGATTATTCAGGGAAAAACAATAAACGAAAATATAATAACCCTGAAGTCCCTAAGACATCATATATTTTTAATGAAGGCTTAGTAAATTGGTATGAGGATATTACATTGGTCGAAGGAGTTTTTGATCATATAGTAGTCCCTAATTCGATACCTCTATTGGGTAAGGTGTTGGATGAAAATAATGCATTATATTCAGCTTTGGTGAATAGGGCAATGGCAAATGTAAACGTGATGTTGGATGGCGATGCTGTAAAGGATGCGAAGAAATTGTATTACAAACTTGAAGACAGTGCATTAAAGGATCGGGTTAGAATAATAATTTGCGATGATGGTTACGATGCCTCAACAATATATGAGAAATATGGTATTGATGGCATTAAGACGATAATGAAATCTAAGAGACGATTGGATGATTTCGACCGTATTTTCAATGTATAGGATAAAGGCTTAGGATTTCTAAGCCTTTTTGTTGAATAATTGTATTAAGTCATAAATAAATGCAAGTATTTTAGAAAGGAAGTTTCCATTTGAAAGTGATGTGAATAGTACATTGATAGAAGAACTACGGCATACCTTTGTTGTATTTTTAACCCTGTTATACCATCCATTCAAGAATTTCTTTTGACTTGGTTTTTTAATAGTTACATTCTTGTAATATTGGTTGCGCTGTCTGATAAATTCAGTTTCGACAGCTTTCATCTTACTCCCATTCGCATATTTTAATGTAGTTGTGCCGATGACACCATCAACACTTATATTTGTCTTATATACATTATTGATTGCCTTTTGTAGAAGTTTGGCAGAGGTCTTGATACCAGCATTAACACCGTGGCAAAAGAGATGCCCTGCAATTAATAAGCTCGTGAACTGTTCGCACTTTAATGGATAATAATATGTCGTGTAATAGTATTGTTTAACCGAAGCGTCCAAGGATGCATCCTTAATCTTTGCATTATATTTAATTGGCTTATGCTTGTCGATGATTTTCCATCCACTCCAATTAGGGTTGTATGCCCTTGATATACCGCAATAGGTTTCCTTTCCTTTGTCTCCTTTGGTTTGTTTTTCGTTGCCTGAACTGTAACCACCTTCGTGAGACAATACCATATTTATTAGTTTTATCGACCTGTCAGTCATATCATTTAAGTTTATTTAATATATAAATATCAGTTGGAATATTAAATATTTTAATAAAAAACGTATATTTGTAATCGATAAAATATTGTTTTAAATGGAGATAACATTAGTTTTGAACGATAGGTTATATGACGATATTGATAGAATGTCGAAATCGTTAAATATTTCGGTCAATGACTATTTGATTGAAATTATAGAGGATGGTTTCTATACCGATAAATACGGTGATTTGAATAAGATATTGAATAATAAAAAAGAAGCCGCTTTCAAAGAAAAGCTTATTGAGAATACCGCAAAAGTAGATGATAAAAAACCAAAAGAGAAAAAAGAGGATAGAAGGACTAAAGAAGCCGAAGTCGTTAAGTGCGAAAAGACCAATATAGCCGATTCCACTGAAGATGAGGCAACTGAGAAGATAAAGAAACGTGTTAGTAGAACAAGAACCATAAAGAGTAAATAAAATGATAGAGAATATAAATCCGACAGATAGATTGGTATTCGATTTGAACATGTATCAAATTGATTACAACGAGCAAAAGATAAAGAGTTTACGTAAGGAAATATCCGAGAAATACGGTGTCCCTATGAAGAATGTCGAAGTGAACTTTAATCCTATAACAGTCAAAGATGATGGCACAAAGATTTCATTGGCATCGGATATTGTAAACAATATACAAGACCCAAAGTTCCAACAGAAGCTGTTCGGTGAGTATATTGAGATGAAGGATATAAAAGATGTAAATCTCGACGATATCGTTAAAATCGATAATGTAATTAATGCCCACGTCGATTTTGATGCATATGCAAGGTATAAATCATATAAAATAAAGTATGCGAAATGGGATAATTATTTATCATATGGTAAAGGAAATTACTTTGATTTTACGAAATTAAAGGGTTTGGTTTTACTGAACGGCGAGCCTGAGAATCAGTGTGGAAAAACTACTTTTGCAATTGATTTGTTACGCTTCGCTCTTTTTGGAAAGTCACCTAAGTGTCCCACCCTCGACAGTGTGTTCAATATTTACCTTGATAACGAGACTGAAGCTATGGTCGAGGTAGGTCTTGAAATAGAAGGTATCGATTATGTTATTAGAAGAACAATTACAAGACCTCCTTTGAAGAAGCGAACTGCCAAGAGTAAATGTAAACAAAAGGTAGAGTATTTCAAGAAGGTGAATGGCAGTAATGAATTGATTGAAAATTGCGAGGCCGAGAGTGGAACACAGACTAATAATTTGATTCGTGAGACTATCGGTAATGTCGACGATTTCAATCTCGTAATATCTGCCACCCGTAAGACGTTGGACAATCTGCTTGATATGGGTCAGACCGACAAGGGCAAACTTTTCTCAAGATGGTTGGGACTATTAACCATCGAGGAAAAGGAAAAGATAGCCAAAGATGAATACAAGAAACTAAGCAAGGATTTGTTGTCTAATCGTTATAATAAGGGAGTATTGGACAATGAAATTAATGATATGAAATCCGTCATCAATAACAATAACGGAAGAATAGTAGAACTTGAGGATAAACTTAACAAATCCAATGAAAAGATAAATGAACTGAATGAGGAGAAAACCAAGATACAGTCCAATCGTAAAGAAATAAAGGAAGAATTAATTAGAATTGACATAATGACAATAGAGAACAAACTATTAAGTCTGTCCAACGAGAAACTGATAAAGAATAACGAATATTCTATTGCAAAGGACGAATATGATAAGATAAAAGATTCTATATTTGATGAGACTACTTATAAGAAGGCACTTACTGATAAGCAGCAATACGAAAATTCAAATGCCGAGATAAAGGGTCAGATCAAGATAATAAGAGCAAATAATGCCAATATTGAGGCATTGATAGCACAGAAAATTTGTCCTACTTGTCATCAAGAGATAGATGTAACGGCTCAAACATCAGTAATTGATAACAATAAACAAGAAGAGAAAAAGTTGATAGCCCAAGGCGTTTCCAACAAAAAGATGATAGATGAATTGTCGGTTTCGATAAATAATATGGAAATACAGAGAGCCAATGTACAAAGGAAATCAAACCTTGAGTTTAAGATGTCAGCAATAGAAGTGCAGATAAAAAATCTTGATATGAATATTTCTGAGTATAATAGGCAGAAGAATGAGATAGAGACTAACAAGGATAACATTCGTTATAACAACGAGATTGACAATAAGATACGTATTTGTGATGATAGCATCCGTGTTGAAAATGGAGTAAAGGAGCAACTTATTAGGGAAATACAACAATACAAGACAGAAAATAATAATTATGAGGCTGAAATTAAGAATCATCAGATAGTTATTGATAAACTCGTCGAGGAAGAAAAGGTAATCCGTAATTGGACTTTGTATCAAGAGTTGCTTGGCAAGAATGGAATCGTCAAAATAGTATTGAAGAATGCATTACCGATAATTAATAATGAGGTCAAAAGGCTTCTTGAAGGTTTGTGCGATTTCGATGTTGTTTTGTCAGTATCGGATAATAACCAGATATGTCTTGACTTACTGCGTGATGGCAAAGCAATAGACCTTGGCACAGGTGCAAGTGGTTTCGAGGGAACAATTTCTTCATTGGCGTTACGTGCTGCACTGGGAAACATCTCGATAATTTCAAAACCGAATGGATTAGTATTGGACGAGGTACTAAGCGGAATTAGTGCTGAAAACGTCGCTAATATTATGACTTTGTATCATAGGATGCTTAACAATTATGATTTCATTTTGCATATATGCCATGATACTACTTTGGTCGACTACCACGAAAGTATCGTAACCGTGACTAAAAAAGATAATGTTTCTGTCATAGAGATGAAATAAACCATATTATATTTCGTATACTATAACATGTTTATTTATTAAATATGATACTATAGTATATGGAATATAATAAAATAAGATTCTTTGCGTTACAATGTAAAAATTTAGATGAATTTGAACAAAGTGTAGAATGTCAAGAAAGTCGTAAAATGAATGTGTATGAAGAATTAACCAAACATTTTCACAGCAAAAAGAAATACTATACCAATGACGATTTATTTTTCGTTGCTTCTTTTTATAAGACAAGAAAAAAATTTATGAAAAATAGTTATAGTGCTTATGATGTTGCCCGTAGACGAAAGTTGTTAAATGATATTTGTTGCCATATGAAAAATTATTTTCATAAGGATGTAACAAAAGAGGATGCAATAGAGGTCGCAAAAAAGTATTAAAGGAATAATATGCATCTGTATCAGAGGCAAGTGAGAAAACTGTCATCAGTAGATCTTCGATATATAATATGTGCAGGCATAAGGTAAAATACAAATTTTTTAACGAGCAAGTTTTCTTATTTGAAAACGATGAATTCGATTATAATATAAAAGAGAAAATTAAAGAGAATAAAGAAAAATGTTATGATAGAGTAGTTCGTAAATTTGCTAAAATATTAGATGGGAATATAATAGAAATATTTAAAGATGCCCATTTAGCCGCAATGGATGTCGGAAGAAGTGAAAGAAGTATTTTAACTGCTTGCCAAAAAGGGTGGAGATGTGGTGGATTTTATTGGAAAAGATTATAAAATATAATATACAATATTGCATATGTCAAAAACAATTAAATGGGAATATATAAAGGGACTAGATCAGTATTTTGCTGATATAAAACACTTTAAGTCTCTCTCTCGTAAAGAAGAGAGAGAACTTGGTGTGCGTATAAAACAAGGTGACAAAGATGCCTTGAATAAATTGGTTCAACATAATCTTAAGTTCGTTGTTTCAATGGCGAAAAAATATCGTGATAAGGGTGTTCCATTTGAAGACTTAATATCCGAGGGCAACTTAGGACTTTATCACGCAGCCGAGAAATATGATGGTAGTCGTGAGACACGTTTTATTACTTATGCCGTATGGTGGATTAAAAATTCATTCAATGAGTGTATCAAGAGGAATGATAGAATCAATGAGATGGATATTGATGATTTCTTATGGGGTAAAAATAAAAGTGATACTTTTAGAACTGAAATAATAAATGAAAGATTCGAGGAACAGTTAAATGACATACAGAGTCGAAATGCAAGCATCAATGAATTGATGGAATGTCTACAAGAACGTGAACGAAAAGTAGTTGCAATGTTCTTCGGTCTCGATGGAAAAAAGGAAATGAATCTTGATGAAATTGGACAAGATATGAATTTATCAATGGAAAGGATAAGACAAATAAAAGATGTCGCCCTTATAAAATTAAAGACCAATGTATTGTTGATGAACAGTGATGAAATCCAAGAACTGAGAGAATTGCGTTAATAAACCAAAATGCATTGATACTTATTATAGAATAAACAGATATAGGATATAATTTATGGCAAGAACAAGCAAGAATACTTCTAAGGAAAATGAAACAAAAGAAGTCAAGCAAGAGGTAAAGAATGAAATTGTTGACAATGTTGAAATAAAGGACGATGAGAAAATCGATACTACTGAAGAGACAATTTCGAAAGAAGAAGTTATTGCAGAAAAGGACTCTCCAAAGGAAACTCTTGACAATAAAGAAGAGGAAAACAAGGATGAAATTATTCCATCGGAAGACAGCGACGTTGAAGGTTCAGAAGAAGATGAGATGGTGGAACCCAATGATTATAATGATGAAATCATTGATAAACAAGTCAAGGAAACTGTAGCTCCTCGATGGGCAAAGGATGTATATGGTTATAATTGGATGGGACAATGCTATGATGAATAAATCTTAAATTTCTAAAGTCAATGGAAAAAGATTACAATGAAATTAAAATGATATTCAACACCTTGGATAATCTTGACAAGAAGAAAATCCAAGAAGCAATCGGTAAAGATTCACAAGCAACCGATGGCGTGTCATATACTCAGAATGACGAGATAATGACAAACTCATTGGAAACCTGTAAGACACAGTTCGGTGCTGATTTCACCAATCATAATGACCCAAGTCCTATGATATACTACCCTTCTGACGGTGATGTCGTATTAAGCGGAACAGTACCAGGACTAAACAACGCTAAATTTCAGTTCAGATACAAAGATTCATCGTTTGGTTGCTATTTTTGGTCTGATTCTCTGGTACTTAATGATGACAATATACAGAAGTTATCAAGAATAAACGGTGTCTATAAGAATTGGGTGCAGGAATTGCAGACATCTGCCGATATTAAGCCTATCGGTTATAAAGGCTGAAATAATTTTTATCTTTATTATCGAAATCCAAACCATATTCTATTTATTTAGGATATGGTTTTTCTTATGTGAATGATACTTATTATTAAAGGTATTTGCACGATGAAAAGGATAGATTCTAACGTACTTAGACAAATGGTGTCAGAAGAACTAAACCGTTCTGACATAAGATCGATGATCAATGACCGTATACACGAACTCTTGCGAGAAAGGGAATTTGAAGATAAGATAAAGGACATAACTTCTGAGGTATTCGAGAAATTCTTTAAAATGATGTATACTAAGAGAGGTTTTTGGAAAAATGATATTAAAAGGTAGAACGAAATGGATAATGTAATGGATAAGATAAAAGCCTACCTTTCGCAAAATAAGAAAATGGGTTTCGCCTTAAGGGATTGGCTTATAAGGAATGGATATAACTACACATTGAAGGAGGCGTTGATATGTATTTATAATGCAGCAGACGGAAAATCAAGTGTAATGAATGACATTATAGAGCATTTGACAGAAAAAAGGAAAATTTATGGTAGGACACAGGTATATGCCGATAATAACACCCCTTTGATCGGTTTACGTAGAAACGAGCAAGGTGAAGTTGAGTTATATGGTTATAGACCCAATATGCCCTTAAATCCTAAGGGACAACATATGTCAAGGAACAATAAGATATTCCGTAAATCAGATGATCAAGTCAGCAAGACATATCAGAATTCAGAAGAAAAAATGTATGAGTTGGGACGACAAGTAAGAGATATGTTTCCTGATTGTAGTAATCACGACATCACTTTCATAATGCAAGCGATAAAGAAATATGCTGAAAGTCATAAGATTCATACTGATAAGGTATTGAATATGATGAGAAAGGGAAGATTGGAATACAATGAACCTTTAAATAGATTAGTTCCTCACGTGAGAGAAGGTAGACAAGGAAGAACCATTATGATAGACGAGGCCGTCATGATGGAAATCGCAGACGATGCGAATATGACGGAATACAAGTTTAACTCAAACATTAAGCATTTCTTGCACGACTTATTGGTAAATCCATCTGGTGCGAAAATGCCTTTTATTTTTAAGATAAATGGCGTCAATCGTAATAGGATGATATATTTCTTAAAGAAATTTGGCTTACTTAAGAAAATCGAAAGGATTTCTGACAAGGATAACGAAGGGAAACCTAAGAAAGCCACGATGATGGTAAAATATCAAGTTCCAAAAAAAGATTTCGATAGGAAATTAAAGAAATTATTTATACGTCTATTCGAGGACAACTGTAGTGAGGTTAATAATATCACAGAGGATGGAGAAGGTGCAACCACTTGTGATGCTTCATCGGGACAATTTTCGCAGCCATTGTTCCCATTACAGAGAGGTAAAATGTATCATATGGACGAAGATACCACTTGTGACAGCGTAGGTGATTATCAATACGATGTACCATTTGCGGGCGATGATGAGACTTTGAAACGAAATAATGGCGTTGGAGGTTCAAATTCAATAAATTTCGCATAATAAAGTAACAATTAGGACTATTTATGTATATAGAAAATGATGATAGCCGTGATTTCGCATAATAAAGTAACAATTAGGACTATTTATGTATATAGAAAATGATGATAGCCGTGATAAAGTAATCGAAAGAATGTTGCAAATCTCAGAGGAAAGGGAAGACCTATCTGAACAAGGAAAACTTGACAAGGAGAAAGAGAGAGAACTAATCCTAAGACAATTTTATCAAGGACTAAAGTTATGTACAAGAGGGTAAATAACTGTTAAATAAAATTTTAAGAAAATCTACGAAAAATTATTCGTTTTTATGACGAATTTTTTGTAT